TTGAAAGGATTTATAGTTGTAGTAGTAGATCAAGAAAACCCTGACAAAGAACGGTTGATTTGTATAGACCGGAAAGAGTTTGATAGGGACCCTGAAGACGCATACGATATATTAGATGCAGTCAAGGTAAGATTGTTTAAGAAATCGTATGTAGTTAGTATGCCTAGAACTAAGCTATTGTATATGAATCTAAGTTCAATATCTAAGTTTATTGATGAAATGGATAGGCCACTAGATCAGATTGGCTACGGTAGGCCTTTACAGGATGGGAGACTTCAAGTAGGATTAATGACTATCGGCTGGAAAAATGATCCAGTTGATGTATTGAGAAATATATATGGTTATTGTAGAGATTTTGTAATGCACCTTGATGTTAATATAAAGCCAGCGTGATCAAGTTAATAGAAAAAATATTAGAAGACGAGAGTATACTAGACCTTATATTATCAGAAGGTTGTATTGTATTATCTATGTATGACCCTTATGAATCTACTAGGGTGAATCCTAAGCAGTATTTCTATAAGGTAGCTCTAGGTGGTGTTGATAATTTACAAGATCTACTGTTTATGTTGAGAATATTCTTGAACAGTAAAATACCTCAGGCAATACTACATGAAGAGACAATAGAGCTATACAATAAAGTCCTCATACCTATTCATAAAGAACTGGTAGATAAGTGCGACACTAGAAGCCACATAATAAGTAAGTCATACTTTTTCTTCTCCCCTATAGACGGAGATAGAGTAGAGAGTTTGAATACTTTTGACTTCATTGATAGGATAGTCAGACTCTATAATAGAAACTTTAAATTCAGAGATTATGATTGTAGTTGGATCAGTAATTAAGTTAGTAAGAGATAGTAGAGGTATGAAAACTGATTGGCCTAGGTATGTGAGAGCGTTCTTGGATAGACTTGATGAAATTAAATTAGGTTTCCCAGGTCTAGGCAATGATCACCTTACTATTGCTAAGTATGGTACAATCAGGGAGGGTGATTATTTTATATTCGACGAGTGTATTTGTGACTTAACCAGGAGTAATGATAATGCGCCAATCTTATATAGAGCAGTAAAAGATAAGAAGGCTGTGATTGAGGGTATTGGTTGTGGTCTTGATAGCACTAGAGACCCGGACAGAATTAGGCTAAGATGGAAGGATGTAGTAAACCTTCCTAGTGCTTGTCCGGAATTTCCAGTGCTGAGAGTAGACGTGAGACCTACCCTTAATGGTGGACCTGCATATTATTATTTCTACAAAGCATATAGAGATAATAGATATTAGAGTTAGTAGTAATACTAGCTCTTTATTTTTTTTACCGGGAGAAAGAAAAAAAGAAGTAACCTAAGAAATTATTATCTTAGATTACCTCACCCTGCTATTCTTCCTCTTTGCCCTCACCTTCTTCATTACTATCCTGTGAAGATGAAGGGTGGAACTTATCAAACCTTCCTGCTATTGTCTTAGGTATACCACTTCCCGCTATATACATACCAACGAAGAGTAAGAAAATACCCAAGTCAGCTAAGTCTGTTTTTAAGTAACCGTTTGTCATTACATCATAAATAAGTGCATAACAAATACAAATTACTATAAGTCCACCTGTTATTGTTGATACCAAAAGAGCAAAACTTTTACTACTAAGGCTACTCTTGTTATCAATAAGTGAGCGCATCGATCTTGATATTCTGCCCATTGTGTTATTAGATTTTTAAGGTTATTTCTATCTATAAGGGTTCTAAAACTCCCCGCTAGTAATTTCGATAGTTTCAGAGGAGCAAAAAAAAATAACAGGAAGCTAGCTACTGAAAAGCAACTATCCTTTCGACTTCCTATTTCTACCAGTACCGTAGTCTGACTAACGTATGCTATAGCAGACCTCCTGCGTACATAGCTCACCTTACCGCTACAAGGGTAGTTCAGTATATAAGCAATGTAACCTCTAAAACTGAACATAAATAAGGTTAATATGGTCACCGTACGTAGCCGGAACATCTATTTCTAGATCCGGAGGACTTCCATACCTCTGTTTTTATTTTTTCTACATACTCTGAGACTGTTCACATACTAGCCTGGCCAAGCGTCAAAACGCATGCTTTCATCTCCATATATAAGGAATTCAAGGCTTTATAAATACACTAATATTATATACTGTATAAAAGATACGATATATTCTTTTAAAGTATATAGGATCAAGCAGTATTCTTCTAGAGGCCTCATCAAAGTCACTTAATAGTATAGAATAAACTCCGGTCCAAAGCTTATGGTCATTAATAATAAGTGTCTCCAGCTTATTTACTACGCCTATAATATCTGAATTTATTCTATAAAAACTATCTAAAGCGAATGATGAATTATCAAACTCAATAAAACCTATTATCCCATACTCTTCTTTGAACTGGTTGATCTTATTTAGTGTGCTAGAAAAACAATTAGTAAAATATTTATTACTTTCGCTAAAATTAAAGAACCTAAGAAAAGTAGTTCCACACATTTCTTGCATGTATTCATCTCTAGCCTGGTCATAGATTGGGTCATGCAATCTGGAATCTATCTCCACTGCTAGATTATAATTAGGGAAGAAGTAGTCCGCTAAGAAATAATTACGATCTTTTTTGGAAGGGCTTACTCCAAAGTAATCAGATATTTCCTTCCATAGAGGTCTATTATCTATTAAAAAAGGAAACTCCCTATGAAATACTGTCCCGGTATATTGATTACCTAGATATCGTTCAAAATTAGGTGACCAACTACTTCCCTGTTGCAGATTTTGTAATCTGTTATCTTCTAAATCTATTATTTTTCCAGAATAGGACTTAATCTGTTTTGGGAATGAGTAACTGCCTATCTGGAATGAATAATCACTACACCTAGTTACCATCCCCTTTAAAATATTGTTGTTCATACATATAAGGGTTCTAGGGCGAGAAAAAAAATCCAGGAGCACTACTTACTTTGCTCCTGAACTTTTCTCTTTTGTTCTTCTATCATTCTCTGGAAGTACTCTTTAATGTCCTCCTGAATGAACCCCTTTACAACCTCAATCCCTTGTTGAAGTTGTAGTTTTAATAGTTCTAACATACTGCAACCTCCTTCTTATCGGTTTCAGCTTGTTCTCCCTTTCTGAACATGCTCTTAACATATTCAGCATACAATTCGTGGTTCTCATACAAATTGAGACCTACGTTATATAAGGCCTGACCAATTGCCTGACCTCCTGCACTAATGGCGAGTATAATACCCTTATCCATCATTTGACTTGCTAATTTTCTCATAGCTTTTATATTTATTTTGTTAATACTCTAAAAAATAATTTATCCCAAGAATTTGACTTTCTTGAGATAACTTTCATTACATTAATAAGGGTTTTAGGGCATTTCAGGAGGCAAAAAATAAGTGTGTTATACTCAGTTTCACAACCTTTCTAACACACCTCATTAGCCTATTATCCCTAACAAACTAATAATTGGATTCATTTCAGAAATTCCGTATAATCTTAAATAAACAAATTTATTCAGTATTAAGGAATCTAGGCCCTCAAATGCACAAAATCACACTTCTGCAGGGGTTAAACCTTTACTATTGAGGAAGTTTTTATAAATTTCAGGAAGAGTTTTGTGAGTTCCTCAAAGTGATAATATAAATTTTAAATTTTAATAATAAGCTAATGAATGAAGATGATTTTTTGTTAGATGAAGATGAAGATCTTGATTCTTTAAATTATGTCGAAGCGCAAGATGATAGCGACGACGATGATGAAGATGATGGAGATATTGAATCTAAGTCAGAAGAAGATTCTAAGAGTACAAGTGAACGCGAATTATTAGATGCAAACAAAGAAGGAAGACTTACCCCAACTGAAATTAAACTTAGCGCGAACTATAATAATATAGCTCTGTCCTCTAAGAAAAATGATGAGAAGGTAAGCTTAGGTGGTGCAGGTATTATTGATGCTTGTGTCAGTGATGCAGTCAGGAATGTACTAGACGCTGACCCAAAGAACACATCAAGTAAGACAGTAGAAGATTATATGAAAAACCTGTTTAACCTGCAAGGTAAAAACCGTATTCCAGCTGGACTCTACACACCAGATAGGCCAATTAGAAATAGTGACCTAGAAGATGAATTTGGTGGACTAGATGATGGCGGATTTAACGAGGAGTATACCAAGTCCGTACGTGAGCATATTGAAAAGTTCGTTGAATACTTGGCTAGTAGGGATCTCTCAAAGGATTCTATTATGTCCAGAAAAAGAAAACAAAGACAATTGCCTGCTTTTATTATCTTCTTGTTCTCTTCCAACATGTATGACTTAATTATGAACTGCCCAACGATGCCACCAGAGTATCAAGTGCAGATCGATAATGCATTTAAGAAGATACAGAAGAATAAGACAGACATTATTGAAGAACTGGCTAGTATATACGATAAGAAAGGAAGACATAAGGTAGCAGAAAGAGTTAGAGACATGGGAGTTGCTTGGTTCAATAGAGAGCCAGCGATGTTAACTTCTATCTCAGACTTTGCAGACCTTGACTTAACGCCAGAAGATGTCGTAGAATACAGAAAGATTAGACCAAAATATAATAATTCATCTAAAACTATTACACAAGAGTTGATCTCAGATTATATCGAAGTGGTAGTAGATAAGGATGCAGGAATCTATGAAAAATTAAAGGACCGCACTAGATCTGAGGCTATCTCCGACGTAAAGAGAGTTTATAAGGAGTGGTCAAATGAAACAGCTGAGGATTCCGAGATTAGTCAGAAGATTATTTGGAAAGATCTAAACCTTGTAAAAAATTAAAATAAATGGCAGCTAGTTTGGAATTATTGACTGACGAGGATATCATTGATTATACTCGATCAGACGGAAAAGACAGAGTCATAACAAGTCACAAAGACCTTAATCTTACGCGTATTACCTCAATTCAACCAGTAGTGGGAGGTGTATATGACGTAGATATCTTTGGCTCACCTTATGAAGACAGGTGTATTTGCGGTCATATCAGGCAGCAATCATTAGAGCCTTGTCCTAATTGTGGTGCTAGAGTATTTTCAAGGGAGGAAGGACTGCGTAGATTTGCTAGAATTGAACTACCTTTTTATTACTTGAATGAGCTTAGGTTTGATATATTCCTAGACTTATTTAACCATATCTTCAGCGGGTCAAAAATTAAGCTAGATTTCTTAATGGATGACTTGAAGAGAAATGGTTATAGTGGTAGGAGTGCGAAAAAGCTTGGTATTAAAGTGTTTGATACCTGCCAATTTTCTTATGATAGCAAGAAGAAAGAACTAACTATCTCTGAATTTATAACAGATGAAAGTATGTGTTCTTATGAAGGCTTACTTAAGATAATTGAAGAGCATTTTCCATCATACCTAACAGACTACAAGAAACTGATAAATAGGTACTACTTAGTTCTGCCTGCAATGATGAGACCTTATAGCCTTGTCATGAGAGGTAGTAATAAGAAGATGAACGTCCATAAGCTTAGTCTCTGGTATTCTATCATTATACGTCTATGTTGCGTAAAGGATACCGACGCTAATCCACAAAATTATGAAGACGTTATTAAGCAGTTTAAAACACCTGGTGAAAGGGTTAGATATACTGCTCTCTTAAGGGCCATGCTAAATTCAGGTAAGAAATTAGCAACAGACTTATTAAATACATCAAAGAAAAACGAAGCGAGAAACATGTACAGTGTTCGTGTTAAGAACTCTGCACGTAGTCCTATTGTACCTAGCACGACCTTAGCAGTAGATGAGTTGGGAATACCTACACATCTAGCTTATGAAATGTGTCGTGAAGGTTTTGTAAAGCATCTTATGGAAAACTTAAACTTCACTAAAAAGGAAGCACTACAAGCAACCAGAGAGGAGTTTGATAATCCAACAACTAAGAAGCTTTTCAAAGAATATGCTGAGAAGCAGTTAGTACTAGTATGACTGGTACGTAATTTTGAGAATTGCTGGAATAAATAGATCAAATATTAGACCAGCAGCTAGAATTATCGATTTCAAAACTAATAACACAAGAAAGGAGAATTCAGGGTGATACTATTAAGAAAATACTACTCTGATTCAGTCTGGAATAGAGCCGAACATATGAGATTACTACACCAACAAGGAAGATATGCTGGGACTAGTAAGATCGGCGTTTGGAACCAGAGCCAAGAGAAACATGATAGAATGGTAAGTATTCGACAAAGAAACTTACTTGACAAAACATCTCGAGGCTATGGATCTGAGTATGCAATGAGAATTAATAATAGAAACTTACTACATAATAAATTTCAGGGAGAGGAAGGCTTTATGTATTTTCTAGAATTTCCTGGAAGTATTAAAGTCGGATTCTCTAAAGATTGGGAAAGAAGAGTGGAAAAACAAATTCCTAAGATGATACTTGGTGGAAGAGTTATCGCTATCATATCAGGACCTACTAATGAACTGGCAGATCTTGAGTTTGATACAATGATTAAATTCCAACACTATACAAAACTCGACCCAACTGGCACTAGATATACTGAATTCCTGGAAAAATCAAAGAAAGGAGAAGTATATAAGTTTCTAAAAGAAGCAGTAGGGAAGAGTAGTAACCTAAGATTTGAAATCGAAAATAAATTCTAGTTCAACGACTATGTACAAAATAGAGTAGTGGATTACTCTAAAGATATAGTCTGGTGTCATTAAGAAATTATTGACAAGACCGAGCAAATAGGCAACCAACGCTTCATGAATACAGTATTTATGCTCTGAAAATGAGATTGGTGGATGATGATGCAATTCATTATCCAATTTCATTATGCGGTCCACTCAACGCTTTAACTAATTGAATATCAAGGCGTTATAAAACCTCGTTAATTGCTGGAAACTCTCGTTAGGTTTTAAGTACCAAAGTGTAACAATCTTAAAAATAGAGACAATCAGCAGGTAAAGGGTAGGGAATTAAACCTACTCAAGACTTCAACGACTATCCCCGATGAATGTAAGGGAGTACACCTAAGTCACAGGTGGAAATGCGAGGCTACATTATTATCAATGTAGAAGATATAGTCTATTCTATGCGGAGACGTATAGCAGTTCATAAGAGAACGGGACAGGTGGTAGTGTACCTGTTTGAATGTAAAGGATTTTGACGGTGATACTATTTCTGTAACCTTAGTACCTGAAGAAGTTGCTGAGGATACATATAATAAAATGAGTCCACGTTACAACTACATCTACAAGAAAAACTTAAAGGGTGTATTTGAATTTAACCATGAGACTCTAAATGGTATGGCTGATGCTACTGAATATACACCAAAAGACCCAGATGACTTAAAGGATCCAAAGTACTATTACACAGATTATTCTAAACTACTGAAAGATGTAGAAGTTGATCATGTAATTGACTATGGCACTCCTATTGTGTTTACTGGCGAGCTTGGTGGTGTAGATTATCAGAGCAAAATAACAACATACGGTAGGTTGAGAATTTCTAAGATCATTGGTGCGGATATTGATGAGATTGGAATATTTAAAACACCTTACGATAGAATTAGTGCAGGTAGTGCGGCAAAGCTCATGTCCTATCTCCAAGACCATTATGAGGGTTGGATTGAAAAGGCAAGAGATATCCAAAAATTTGCACTAAAGGTTGTCAGCAAGAAGGGTGTTGTTACCTTCGACTTTAAGACTCTCTATGTAGATACAGATGATGAGACTTATAAGGATATTAGAAAAATTGCTGACTCAACTGAACTGACCGATAAACAGAAGCTCATGATGTTGACTGAAAGGTATAACAAGTATGAGAAAGAAACAGAGGGTAAGTTTAGTAGTGACTTGAAGAATGAACTTGATAGGGCAGCTCGTGTAAAACTTGCATCTATCATGGCTATCAACATGCCATCACTTATTGTTAGTGGTGTAGATGAAAAGCCTGTTATCACTAAGAAATCATTGTTATCTGGTTTCGGTGAGGATGAGTATATTTATCATGCAATTGAAAACCGATCTCTTCAAGGTATTAAACAAAGTGGCGTAGAGTAATAGTCAAAGAGGTGCGTCACTATAAAAACGCTCAACTATTGCTGGAATGAATAATAGTAAAATGTAGAGTTAATCAATTTTTAGTTATTAATTTAATCAGCAACTTATTATGGAAAAAACGATTAAAATTTTGACAGCACTTGGAGTAATTTTTGCAGGTATTGGTGAAACACTGAAGAACTATGCAAGTATTCAGAAAAGCTTAGCCGATAACTCCAAGCCAGAAAGTAATAAGGCCAACGACTATAAGAGCGAGAGTGGTAATAAGTAAGCCACTCATGATATAGTCTGTGTTTGAAAGAAATTTTGAACAATAACCGCTTTATGATCTAGTGGGGAAATTAAGTCCTCACTAGCTAATATAGACCTCTTGGCGGTTACGTAAATAGACAGCTTTCATTCTTGTTAAATAATTATACATTTACAAGAGAAGGCGAAGATAAGGACAATGAGGGACTTTTGATTCCTAGATATCTTGCAACTGGTAGAACAGCTCCAAACGGCAAAATATATCCAGAAGTAGCTAGGACAAATGAAGATGACCTCGTCCCAGTAAGATCAATTGTTAAGAAAAAGACAGGTGACATTAATATGGTTACCCCAGACTTACTTAGCAAGAGATTCTTACAGGCTAGTTTCCCAAATAATTCAGCACTTGGACTATCTGCCGGTACTAGCTTCTCAGAATCAACAACCCAATCAATTCTCGGTCTTAAATTAAGTTTGAGACTTAATTACAGAAATGCTGGAAATAAGTAAATATAATCAGCAGTATTCGAAGAGAATATTCAACGACTATGCGGTAATTAGGGTAAACACATACCTTAGTGATATAGTCTAGGTTTAATAGAAATATTAAATACAAACAGAAACATGGTGGTCATGAACGTATACAAGACTTAACAGGTAACTTGTATGCTGAGAAAGACTGCACAGTTAGAGAAGAGGGTAAGTGGTTGATCCTAAAAGTTAGAGGCGGAGAGCAGAAATTCCCAAGACCTAGTAACTGGGTAGCGATGCCTAAGGAGAAGTATTCAGCAGGAGAATTAATCGGTACTGCTTATAACTCAACTAGCCCTGTATATAAGCTCAATGCAGTTATTAAGTTAATGAATGCAAAGGGTAGCTCAGGTATTAAGTACTATGAGAAGGACAAGGTAGTTATTGCAGACTGTTACTCTTATAATGAGGGTAAGATTAAGTACGTAGAAGATAAGGAAGGTAGGATTGAAGTATACATTGGTGATACTAGATATGCCTACTCGCCTGAAAGTATGTACTATTATCCTGAGGGTACAGTAATTAAGAAGTATCAGAGATTTTGTTCTGGTGTTGCAAATATGAGACAAGTATCAAGTGACTTAGGTTCTGATATTGATGGTATTTTCAATATTTTCAGAAAGCAGTATTACTCTTTGACTAGTGCATCTTATCAAAAGACTGGTGTAGTTAGTCCAGGTGATATGCAGGAAGAAATTGTTGAGCTAGTATTTACAGGTCTTACTAATCCAAAATATGTAGATGGTAACCCTGAGAATAAACTGGAGGAACTTGAATATCTTGGTACTCAGAATGCAATCCTCAATAGAAAATCATTCTTCACGACACTTTCATACGGTTGGTCAAATAAGATCATCGGTAAAGCACTTAGTGGGGAGATTGAACTTGAGAATGATGTCATGACTGATACTATATTGGGTGTATTAATGAATGATAAACTTGATAAAATCTAAAAATGGGAAGTATTAAATTTGAAGTTGATATTCCTGATTTTGAGAAAGAGATTAGTATTGAACTGATCATACGTAGAGATGGAGAGGTAGTTTGTAAATCCTCTCCTACCTCTAACTCAAATAAGGGTGTAGAAAAAGAAGTAAAAAAGACGTCCACTAAACCGACGACTACAAATAGCTCGGTAGGTGGAAATATGATGAACGCAGATTTTTAAAAAGTTATGAATAATAAGTCAAACGATTATTATTACAAAATCGTATTATCTTATGAAATTCCTATAAATATCTTAGATAGTCAGGATCAAGATAAGGTACAGGCTAGGGAAATCTTATACGAAACTCTGAAAAATTTAGTACCGGAGGATAAGTATGAGAAATTTTCAGTTAAGCTAGTACTGCATCAACTAAAAGATACCTTCAACTATCTCGTTACTTATGAAGCATTTTTCAGAAGTACATCAGGGTTACCAATGCAAGAGTATGTAGGAGCTGAAGAGATAAAAGAAAAAGCAAAGAAGGAATTAGAAAACTTCTTTGAGTCTGTTGATTGCGATTATAAACAGCTTAATATTAAAACACTTTTATAATGAGTAACTTTAATCAATTTTTTAGAAGTCAAGGCGCTAAGACCATTGTAGAAAAATTCTTTACTGGTATTGATAGGTATAATGATAAGGCGAAGCTGACTGACCTTAAGTGGAGTATATCAGAGGAGGGTATTGATAAACCTGCCTCTTACTTCATCGAAAACGGTCTCACAGCTACCTTTAAAGTTAACCTAGAATATACAATTAACTACGATGACTCTGACGTTAGATATTCTGAATTTGAAGTTCCTAGAGAGATAGATGGTTGTTTTATTATAGAGGGTGCGTATAGGGTTGCTACTAATACGCTTGGCAATGATTATGAATGTAGAATCAATATGTCAGGTTCAGGTAGGTACTATATAAACTTTGACTATGATAGAGACTATGATATTAACTCTGGGGTCTTGAGAATAAAAAGAACTAATCCAGAACTTGGCTTGCCGGAGAAGGTGAGAGAGTATAAGCTGGAGGAAGTGGATAATATTAGGGGACTTGAAAGAGAAGTACTGAAGCTAACAGAAAGACAGTCAAAGAAGCTACAGATTAAACTTGACCTTGACTATAAACCAGAATATATTACATCAAAGCTTATTCAGGAATGTATGGCTTTTGGTGATGATCGTATAAAGGACATGGTAGTTGATAAGAAGATTGAGTCTGTATCTAGTGGCTTTATGAACTTCCTCTTTAAGAACAACAATAGAGGAAACTTTAACTCAACTTATAGCAGCATTAGACACTACTGGACAAAATTCAGCAAACTACAAGATACAATCAACGTACTTACTTTGATTTGTGCTAAGTATTGGAAAGGTAGTAGTGATTCTGGTAAGGGTGGTAATGATCCTCAAGTTAGTCCGGGTATCAATGCAATGAACTTGGAGAGCTTGACTAATAAGATTCAAATTCCACCATCAGTTGCCTATAATAAGAGTTTCTCTGATCTGATCTGTGTAGGTGCAACCCCTATTAATCAGAACGTAGGTAAACAGAATGCGCTTACAGTTAGTACGCATGTGACAGATACTGATGTTCTTTTCGACTGTTATGATTTGAAGTTTAATAAGATAACAATATCATATTTAGACTACTTGAATCATAAAGTTTGTGCATCAGAGTATGTAGACTATGATACCAACACATTAAAACCAGATGCAAATGGAATGGTTGAGGTTAAGCATAGGATGAAGCGAAAGACTGTGCCAGTTAGTGAAGTTGAATTCATTGACTTACACCCAGATTATCGACTATCTGAGGAAGTTAGGCAGATACCTTTCGTTAACTATACTGACTCTGTTCGTGTGCATATGGGATCTAGTATGTTAAAGCAAGCTATTCCATTACCACTTGCAGAAAGACCATTAGTTAGTACAGGTAATTACGAAGAACTTCACACTAACGTACTTAATGATAGGTTCAAACATCCGAAGGGTAAGGTAAAGGAGATCAATGAAAAGGAAGTTATCATTGAACTACCTAACAAAGAAACAGTTGAAGTACCTAGAAGAACTGCAATCCAATCAGTAAATGACGTTGCTGTATATACTGAGCCTAAAGTAAAAGTAGGTCAGACTGTACGTGAAGGTGATGTGATTACTGGTGCAGTGGGATTAGAGACAGATACATATAAGCCAGGTATTAATGCATTGGTACTTTTCCATGCAATGTTTGGTTATGTCAATGAGGATGCCTTGGTAGTGAGTGAATCATTCTCAAAGAAAATGCATTCTTTCTCTATCATTGATCTCTCTATTGATGTTAAGTCTAGTGAGGCTATTAAATGGATTGCACCTATTGGACATCAAGTGAAAAGTGGTGATGTAATCTTTAAAACTTATAGAGCTGTACAGTTAGACGAGATCAATAAGGCACTTCAGGAAAAACTTGGCGGTATTTTTGGTGATGATGTAGATGTGTCACAATTTACAACTGAGAATCCTACAAAAGTTCCTAACAATATTGATGAGGCTTATGTTAGTGATGTCTTAATACAGGAGAATAAGAAGCCTAGAATTACAAAGGGTATCAAACGTCCAGATCTTACTTATTCACGTACTTCTAATAAATATATCAAGGAGTACGAAAAGAATATGGATAGATCTGTAATATACGAAAGATATCCAGAGTACATTGCAGCCGATAGATTAAAACCTGTCATCCTAGATAAGAATGAACGTGTTGTATATACAGTTAGAATCAGACTCATTAAGCGAACAAACTTGATGATTGGTTCTAAGGTCACTAATAGATTTGGTGGTAAGGGTGTAATTTCAAAGATCCTACCTGATAATAAGATGCCATTGATGATTGATCCAAGCGGTAAGAAGAAGGTTTGTGATATTGTTATGAACCCTTACAGTACTATCAACCGTAAAATCCCATCAGTGCTTTTGGAAAGTGGTCTTGGTAATATTGCTCACAGAATCCATGATATAGTAGAGGAACGTAAGAATTCACCAAAGGAAAGAGAAACAATCTTACCATTAGTGAAGAAGTATTACCCAGGCAGATTCGATAGCATGACATTGGATCAATTCATAGACTATCACAATAAGAATAAGCTTGAGGATGTATACTACTTCAATGTTGGTTCTTATAGTACAAAGTTTACACCGTCACTAGTAGAGCAGTGGAGTGATGAGTTAGGTGTTAAGTCTCAATCTGAAATTCTAATGCCAGCAGATTCAGTAGCTGACTTGAACGAATTGAAAGAAAACTTGCCACCTGATGAATATGAAAAGACACTGAAAGATCTTGATGGAAAGTATGTACCTACCGATAAACCTCTTATGTGTGGTTATATCTGTATGGAAGAACTTTATCATATTCCAACATACTCAAATAAAGTAACATCATCATTGTTTGGTGTTGACATTAATGAGTATAAGGACAGCCCGATAATGGGAAGGGGTAAGTATAGAACAACTGGCCAGAAGATTGGTGAGATGGAGTTAAGTGCTTATCTTGCTCGTGGTGCTAAGGAATTTATTGAAAGTGCTCGTGGGGATACAGCACAGGAAGATAATCAGATATTCCTTAATAACTTGCTGGGACTTGGATTAACTGTGACTGACTCTAAGGGTTATAATCAGGGAGGTTCAAATCTTAAGGGACGTCTTGGTGATATGAAGGTTAAATTTAGACTAAAGAATCAGAAGTAATGGAAGAAATTAAGAACATGAATAGCTGCGTAATGTTAGCGGCGAATCTTAGTACTCCAGTCTTGCTTAATTGCGTTTTTGATTCTGGAGATCTAAAAGATACAGGTATTCAATATGACTCACACGTAACACTTCTTTACGCTAGAGATAAAAAGCTAAGCGGATCGGAAATATTAAGTGAGATACAAGGTGTTAGATTATCACTGGGTATGGAAGCACCAAATCTTACTCAGTACTTAAGCAATCATAAGAGTAATGCAGAATTCGCAGTGCCAGTATTTGATGTATTTGAACTAGATATCTTTGAGAATGACAGTGATTATGTAGTTCTCAAGGTGAAAGAGGAAGGAAACATTTGGTACGATACACTAGTGAGTATTAATAAAGAACTCAGTGAGAAGTTTGGTGTAGTTAGTGATTTTTCTAGCTACACACCACACTTAACATTGGCAGAGCTAGAAAAAGGAACTGCTAGATCTTATGTTGGTTCAGAAAGCTTAAGACTAATTCTGGAAGATTCAACAATACATTTTGAAGATATTATTCTTTCTTATGGTAGGGAGGGAGTATCTAAGTATGATGTAATAGACCTGACGACGAATTGTAGCGTTGATAGGTTCTTTAGAGTTAGACAGATGAGAAAAGATGCAAAGCGACTAGATCAAGAGTTGTAAAAAATAGGCGGGTTAGTAGGAGAAAATCTTACTAGCCTGCTTTCTTTTTTCTCCCCTAAATCCCTTATAAGTATATGGATAAAAAGATATTAAAGAGATATTTAATAGGAAATAATAGATACTCATTTATGGTAGGTGAGTATCTATTTCCAAAATTTTTAATCAGTACTAAGAATAATATAATAGACTTAGAAGATAATAGGGAACAGAATTTACACCAAGGAAGTAGGTGGTCTCCTAATTTTAAAAACTTCTTAGATACTGAATATAAAAGCGTTAGATACATAAGAGAATTTCCCATCATAATTAGAGATAGAAAGCTGTGGGAATCACTGTGTATTAAGTATCAACTAGATGAGGATAAACAAGGTAGAAATTATTTCTTAGTTGATTATTTCATGCCAGACTTTAACCTCCTAGTAGAGATAGATAGCCAACTGCATGAAATTGACTATGATAAAGCAAGAGATGACTATATAAGACTAAAGTATGGGCTAGAAACACTTAGATTCTATGAATATGGTAGATATAGTTATCAAACATTTGAGAATAACTTTCAATTCTTAAAAAATTACTGTAGGTGTCACGGATCTACTCCTATTAAGTTTAATTATAAATTTTTAATTATGAGTAGCTATATTATAATAAATAAGAAAGTAATACCCACCATACAAAGATTTGAAAGGTTAGTGTTATCGAATAAAGGCATTAATAAAATAGTATTGAGTAGAAAGAACCTTAGTGAGGCAGAGTACTTACTATTGTTGTACAAAATAAAGTATTTATATGAATTCATTAATTACTTTAAAACGTTATACAACATTGATGTAATTATGAAGCCCTAGAATCCTTAAATGTGAAAGAGGTACTAGTAATCCATTGAAATACATGGTACTGTATAGGCTGAATTTTGCCCAGTTTTATAAGTCTTATTCTATAAACAATGCATTTATAGGATACTCAATTAGTCACGAGACGCTGGGATACCCTTGTAGCGATAAAGGTGAGCTATGTATGTCAAGAGGCCTTTCGGTTGAGTATGAAGATATCTACATTACTTATTCTGTTTAGGTTACGGTACTGGTAGAGATAGAGAGGGAATTGTTTTTAGTGCCAGGCAATTTGCATTCTTAGGTAAGACCTGGAGTACACACCAGCAATTAACTCTCAGTCGTTTTTATTTTTTTTTTCATTTCCTCTAAATCCCTTATACATAGAAAGGGATATATGAGATTATACAGTACGATAGGTATAATACGTATATAGACTGAATTTCGTCTAGTTTTATAAGTCTCAACTCTAATTTATAATGAGTTGCCAAATGGTCCTAGACTACCCTTGTAGCGATATAGGAAGCTAATTACGTCAGGAGGCCTTTCAGTTAAGTATGAAGATATCTATATTACTTATTCTACTTAGGTTACGGTATGGTAGAGATAGAGAGTCGAAAGGATAGTTAATTCGATGCTGGCAAAGTCAATAAGACCAGAAACGATCATAGAATTAGCTAGCTCTCTGTCGTTTTTTTATTTCCCCTAGAATCCTTAATAGTGAAGAGGTGTATGAGATTACAATATATCATTTGGTATATCACGAGAGTTGGTAGTACATACACGGGTTAAGGTTTAGTCTAGTTTTACTTATCCCTACATAAAATAAATGTACTTAACACTAGACTACCCTAGGTAGCGGTAGAGGAAGCTAATTACGTCAGGAGACCTTTCATAGTTTAGGTTACGGTATGGTAGAAATGAGAAGTCGAAAGGATAGTTATGTTATTGCTGGCATATAAAGACTAAGTCCAGAGGAACATTAGTATAACTAGCTTCTCGTTGTATTTTAAAAACAAAAAAAAGAAGAGCATTATAGCTCTTCTTAATATTTTTCTCTACCATCTCTGTATGAATTCCCTAAGATAACGGGCCTGTCTCACAAGACCTGTCTGTGTCGAATCACTTATCTTTACAAAATTAGGTTTCGTATACTTACCGTTTCCTAAGTAATACGCCGTTCCACTTGCTAGGATAAAGGTAGTCCAACTCTCGATATCCTGGATTGTTAAGAAATCCATAGATACTCTATTGATCATACCATCTTTTATTTTAATGTTTTTACTTTTTCCCGCAAATGTTCCATACTGGCCATACTGCATATTATATACAGCAAGTACAAAACCTCTCGCATTAGCCGGTGTATAAATACCACTCGGCTTCTTGTTAATGTACTTATAATCTACATAAGTACATAGATCCGCACCATCCATTCCAGGGTGATCTTCTGCTACAAATCTGAGATATGTAGAGATAGTTCCATTGTCGGCCAATTTGACCCACTCTGTCGTAGCACGAAGTAAATTTCTTTCGCTTACTACTCTCACCTGTGCGTTAGTAGTTAATACACTGATTAACATAACTAACATAATCATAATCTTCTTCATAATTTTATAGTTTTTAATTGTTAAATTTCAATAAAACAAAAAGCCTTAAGAAAAATTTTAATTCTTAAGGTTAATTTTTATTACATATATAAGGGATCTAGGACATTTCAGGAGGAAAAAATAAAAGTCAACCTATTCTCCCGAACAAGTTGACTCTCGTAAATACAAATCTGAGTAAAATAACTTAATATCCACTACTAAGGAATTAAGGGCAAAATAAAAAGTAACCCATCCTCACGGACAAGTTACTTCGTCTTATACAAACTCAATACATACAAACGATATATGTGATCCCATCAGGATTCGAACCTGAATCAAAGGTTTAGGAAACCTACGTTCTATCCATTGAACTATGGGACCTTACTATCATCACACTAGTAAGGATTCCACGGGTTCTTAGGCGCACTTTTTCTAAAACATACAATACTGTAAATATCTCTGTCATAAACCCTTATAGGTAAGAGAGAAAAGTATTGTACCATGAAAAGGATTATTACGGCATTAATTCTGTTTATGTGTGTTATAACAGGGAGTGCGCAATTATTCGTCAGTCATAGTATTGATAGGTCAGAGTATAATACAGTTAAGACAAAGGTCACTAGTGGATATGGAGTTGGATACTTCATAGAAATCTTGATGATGCTAGATAAGAAGACCCCTACGTATTATCTAGTTATTAATCCAGATAATTCAAAAGACTGGGATTGTCAAGGAAAAGACCCAATTAACTGTATTTGCTTTGAGTATGTAGTAGATGGTAAGCTTGGTAGACTAGGTAAAAAAGAACTAAGTCAATCAAAAGTTTACAGAGATAGATACTTTTCGCGCGACACTAAAATCTGTGTTAAACTCGATTTTGAGTTAATATCAAAAATCTACGAGATTGGCCCAGATAGATTTACTAGTCTCACTTTCGGATGTTGTAGGGGAGATAAGTACGGTAGAATTACTAAGATAGTAGGGTTACAATTAAAACCTTACCAATCAAGGTGTCTGTACAGTTCGATTCGAGAGATATACGAAGAGACTAAGAAATTAATGGCGTGCGGTAGAATAAAGTAGTGCTAAGAATAGAGGTAGTCACAGTGTGGCTCCTCTTTTTTTACCTCTCCTAGAAAAAAATAAAAGTACTTAGCATTTCTACTAAGTACTGTCTTGGCTATCTCACTGAAGGATTCGAACCTTCGACCTCTCCAGATCCATCTCTGGTGCTCTGTCCAACTGGGCTAAGTGGGAATAACCATAAAATTTCCAAGGTGGAGTTCGAGTCCACTTCTCTAATTATAATAGCGCTTCTACTCATAAGCTACTTGAAAATTTTATTATTCTATCACATTAATAAGGAATTTAGGGCATCTCAGAAGGATAAAAAGAAAAGGCAAGAACAAACTTAATTGCTCTTACCTATCCTCACTTTCATTGTAGGTCCACCAGGAATCGAACCTGGACTGACGGCTTAGAAGGCCATTGTTCTATCCATTAAACTATAGACCCAATTATTATTCTACATATATAAGAAATCTAAGGCTTCCTAGATGCGCTTTTTTTATTCAAGCGGACTCTGTATCAGGTTTCAGGTAGAATCCTTAATAGTAGAATGATAGATATGATAAAAACGAGAGATGGAATTTACATGCCAGTCATTGGTAAGTATGTAGAATTAAGTGTATATAAAGGAAGATTACGTATGACACCATTATATGTTGGATTAGACCCTAGTTTTAGAGTCAGCATTAGAACCTCATCGATATTTATAAGTAAAGACCTAGACCCTGAAATAAGAGAAAGTGTTTACAAGCGCTATAGTAAATTCATAGATAAGAATGGAAAGTTTAAGTCAAAGTACATTAGAAAATTTAGGAGAATGTTGATTAGATTGAACTATAATAATTACTACAGGGTTATGGGTTCTAAAAATCTATATACACTTGGAAAATATCCTAAGGTCAATGCAGTGAAAAAGATCTTACTTGAAAAAAGACAAGACTTGAAGAGGTTTATACTAAAAATAGGAGAAACTAGGGAATGATTAATGTAGCAAGAACAGTACTAGGATGGCTTCCGGTAGTGGGGGTGTTCAAAGGAGTGAGATTTGTAGGCCCTAATATTAAACTAACAGAAATTATAGTAGCAGTTTCTTGTCCCGGTTCTTACTTTATATATAGTATGGAGGATCATAAAGTAGTTAGTCTGAGTAGTTTTCATGAAAATCTAGTTGGGCCAATTATAAAAGAGTTTAGATTTATGCTAAGATCTGATGGTACACTAAAAAGTAGGTACATAAAAAGGATAAGAAGAAACGTGTTAAGGGTTATAAGGAACTATCATTTACGTATTAAAGAATCAAAAGAGTATATAGACAGAAAAAGGAATCTAAACAATATGAAATGGGTAGAATTTAAAAGACAAGACAATATTATTAAGGGCCTGATAGCAAATCCACAAAAAGCTGTAATAAGCATTGGAAAATAAGGTTATGGAAAATCTAGCAGGTAAATTTATAGTAGAAAAGAGTGGACCGGATAGAAAGATTAGGGGTCTTGTTTTTGCATCCCTAGTTCATCTTGATTTTGATGGGACTGATATAAAATTAGAACCTCTAGAGTTTTTCGTTGGGCAGGATGGAAATACATTTTGTACTTTCTATCTAGAGGATAAAATATTCTTAGACGAGGACCAACTAACTAGGGAGGAAAAGGATGAATTCTTTAAGAACAGAGAACTAATAACCTATACAATTGAAAATAGTAGAGAAGAGACCTTAAGATGGATAGAAAGTAATATGATCAGTCTAAATATACAGTTACTAAAAAGGTATCCCAAGCATCCAGGTTATGAAAAAGCAGTCAGGGAATATAAGAAGTACTTAGATTGTCCAGAAAAACTAGTACTTGGTTACTATACGCCAAGAAATCAAGTGCGAGGTATTCAACAAAAGATAAATATAATGTTGACTAGGGCTGCACGTATATTTCATGGCGTAATCAATAGAAAAGATCATGATAACAGAGAGGGATAAAGATTTCCTAGGTGAAAAAGTGAGACTGGATGATGAGCTGGGTATAATAGTAGGTCTGGTAGAAATCCCTGACTACTCACCCTATATTTATGGTAAAGATAGGGTATCGATGAACTGTGAGATTGATAAAAGTACTGTGTTCATTGTATCCTTAGAGAGCGGTAAAAATATTATAGTCGCCCCCTGTAGATTAATAACTGCTGACTCACACGATAGGGACTGGGTAAGTAAGATAGACAAGAATAAGGTACTGGATGACCTAAGAAAGTGTCAAAAACGTGAGATCAAGAAAATCAAAAGCGTCGGGACAAGGATAAGAGGAAAATTTCTTAAGTATCCGAAGTATGATAGGTTTATAAAAAACTTAGAGAACTTAAAGCTGGAGGAAGTATTATGGGAGAAACTTTAGACTTTACAGGAAAAATACTGATAGACGCGAATCAAGATGTGAACCTAATAATTAATGCATTCAAAGGCGTTTCTTGGCATGGTGATGATGAATTTATATTTATTACTTGCTATAGACCATCAACTAAAACCTATATAATGTTCCTATATCCGGAAAAACATAGAATTGAATTGGCCAGAGACTATCTATCAGATAAAGAACATCAGAGCGTTGCCGAATTCTTATGTAGAGAAAAGAGTGCCCTAATAAAAAGTGCGAGAGAAAGAGCAGTGTCTGAAATTGTATATAGGTGGGGAGCCTGTTTTAAGAATACAATGTGCAAGAAATACCTGAAATACCCAACACTAGAATGGGCTAGAGATGGATTAAGAGAGCTAGAAACGAATCCAGAAAAATATATAATATGGGAATTAGAATAGTAGATAAGAGAGAGAGAGTAGTAGGTGTGCTCTCTTTTTATTTTCCTATCAATACCTTATTAGTAAGATGAAAGATATAGTGATAGAAGAATTATTAACAGTAAATGAATCAGAAGAAAGCCTAATTGGGAGAGCATATAAACCTTTGATAGGAGATTATACATTTATTCCCATTATTGCAAGAGCAGTACTACCATATTATATTCAAAAAAGCAGTGGCAGGCTAATAGCTAGTATAAATAACATATTTTATTCTGTTATAATTAATGGGAGAAATATTCTTATAGTCGAGGTATATGCTAGTGGAAATATAACTACACCTCACCTTTTATTTGATAAGGATAGAATGCAGTTTGAAGAAGTTACTAGCCTTATTATGAAAAAGAAAGATGAGATAACAAGGAAATTAATAAACACTATAAAGATAAAATTGGATAAAATGTATGCTAGGACGATGTACTTCTTGACACCGAGACTAAAATATCCAGAATTTCATAGTATTGAATGTTATATAAAGAATATGATGGATAATCCAGAAGCACTTATAGAGGAGGTAATATGGTGAAAGAAATAAGTATACTAAGATTCAGTGATGATAAACTAGATAACGAATACTATAACAATGGATATCTTTTTCCAATATTTACCTCAATAGTTCCTGATATTCAAGTAGATTGTAATATTACATACTTTACGGTCTTTGATACTCTGAACAATGAACTGAAGGTCTGGAAAGCAGGTAAAGGAGTTTATAAGTGTAGCATTAATATATATTCACTACATGAATTTGATATCAGTGTAATGACGGATAGATTAATACTAGGTCATATAATAGCTGACGCAAGAGAGTATACACTTGATTTCGTTAACCAAAGATTAGATGACTGTAAAGACTATATAGTTAAGCATCCGACGGAGTTTGGTTCTAAATACCCAACTATCGAATACTTACTTAAGAAATTGGATAGAATTAAGAAAGATCCAGTTATTAATATAGATGAATGCTATGTACGAAGAGGTTTTCGGTAAGTTTGCAAGATTTGGTGATAAGTATTGTCCGGTTATGGCAATGTATAATCACGTCATGTTAGATAATCGTAGACTACTTAAGATTGCTAGAATAATATATTGTGATGAGTACTGGACATTTCATAGTAGAGATCTTGTAAGCGAATTATACAGTATAACAGAGATACCAATAGATATTGCTAGGTCACTCTATAAATCTTACCTGGAGAAAACTAACGGTAAGCTTGTGATTAAAGAAAAACTTATCAATAAATGTCATGATTACTTAATAGATAAGATAGAATCAGATACTTTTATGTTACTTGGAAACTGTAGGGCTCATAAGGGACGCTTTGGTAAGTATCCAGAGTATGATCGAGTATTAAAATTAGTCACGGAGGATTACAGTACAATGGACTTTAGACTAATTAACATGATAAGTAGGAAAGATGAATTCTAGTATGAACCTGAAAGATCTAATAGGAAAGTTTGAAGTGTCCAGGGGAGATACACCGTGGAGCCCTTTAATGATATACCACTTTGTTGGATACTATAAAAAGCTTGAACTAGATGAAGATAGAGTAGAAGTTTACCCTAATGAAAGCAAAGGTATACTAGTAGCAGTAGTGTATAGTTCAATCTGTGAAGACTCTACTATGTTCATGACTACAGATAGACAGCACTTAGATGAGGTACAGTATGACTACAATAGCCTTACTGATTCAGAGCTAGAACTAATAAATAAGTCAATCAGTAACATACAGAGGTCTACTATAAAAAACATGTTAGTAGAGGGATTGAACAAGGAATTTTTAGAAATGGATTGGAAAGTTTGTAATAGATATAAGAAAATACCCTCTAGAGAAAAGATAAAAGCCCAACTAGAAAATCTTATGTCTAGAAAAGAAGAATTGTATCAAATAATAGATGGATTTTATGAGCCCTAGTTTTATAAGAAATAGTAGAGGAAACATAGGTGTAGTATTAGTAAAGTATAAAAGCATAAAACTACCTGCAGTGTTTAATAAAGATGCAGAAATAGTAAGTGAAGTCAGATTAGTAGTAAAAATAGGTAATCAATTGCAAATATTCTACGAAAGTACTGCTGACATACTTAAACTTTCGGACCTTACTGAAACAGAGCGACTAAGCGTTAATGAAAACTACGATCTTGATGAGAAATTTTATCCAGCAAGGTCTGAAATAGATAAAGGTATGAAGTGCGCGTTAGACCAAATAGATCACTGTATATCTAAATGTATTGCTGGTTTGGTGAGATTTGATAGTGATCTTAAATGGCCAGAAAAGGAAGGTCGTGAGAGGATTAATAAGTTTATTAGGAAGACCGAAGTAGGTAAACTAGTATTAGAAGTCAATGGAGAAATTACTAGTAGAAAATAGATACGCGCTAGGAAAATTTAGAGACAATAGCAAGACTACCGAGACAGGTGAATATGGTTATTGGGAGTTTTTTCATCTAGTTGGTTATGCTGTGTTCCCTTCGATGAATTGGGGTCAAGGTAAAATAACTATAGATAAAAATGATGTATGTGCATGTGTAGTAGTTTACAATGACTTAATGCAATCTCAAAAGGTTATATTAAGTTTCTATGAGCTTAAACAACTAAACGATTATGTAGATTTTAGTAGCCTATCTGAACCTGATAAGTTGAAAATTAGTAAAGATAAACTTAGATTTAGCAGGTCGGAAATTGAACGTTTCTTAAGAGATAGGTTAGAATCACATATATATTCGTGCAGGACAGCAAATACTAATATATTTTGTAAGAAGTGGCCTCAAAGAGATAAGTTTCTTAAGACGCTGAAAGACTTAGAGAATAATATAGATCAACTTTATATATTAAAAACTGATTTTTATGAGAAACCCTAATTTTGATTATGTAGATATAGAAGGACTAGGTAAGTTTAAAGTAGGAGAAAGTAGAGAAATACTAAATCTGATTGGCTACTTAGTACTACCAGAACTTCTAGATGATCGTAGAGTTGTAGTTGATACTAGATACCCTATAGCATTCTTCGTAATGTATACTAGCGATAAAAGACCTTGTCTAGGGTTCAGGGGTAATAGAGAAGACCTACTGAGTAAATATTATTCTGACTATAACGAACTAGACAGGGAAGATAAGACTATTATTGAATCTAACAGAAACTATGTAAGTAAAAAAGATATAGAGGATTGTCTGCAAAAAACACTCATCGAATCAATTAACGAATGCAGAACAGAGATCAATAAGGCTTATAAAAAATGGCCACAAAGAGAAGAGTATTTGAAGGAATTAAGAGACATAGAAGATAATATGGATCAACTTTATATATTAAGAACTGATTTTTATGGAGACTAAATTCAGTAAAGAAGATATAGACAGACTAGGTAAGTTTAAAGTAGACAATTTTCGTGAGGAAATAATAAACTTGATAGGATACTTAGTACTGCCTGCGATTCGGAATGATCGTGAACTTGTAGTAAATTATGAAGACCTGATAGGAATCTTTGTAATATATAGTAATAGAGAAAAACCTCGTCTAGGATTCAGAGATGACACAGAAGATCTAGTGAGTAGGTATTATTTTAACTATAATAGACTAAGTATGGCGGACAAGGCTATTATTGACTCTGACAGAAACAGCGTAGATAAGAGAGATATAGATGATTTTCTGCTAAAAGCACTTATTGATTCGATTGGCTACTCTAAAAGAAGAATCAATCAGATCTGTAAAAAATGGCCACATAAGGAAGAGTGTTTGAAGGTGTTGGGAAATATAGAAGATAATATAGACCAACTTTACATACTAAAAACAGACTTCTATGAGAGATCCTAAGTTTGTAAGAGCAAGAGGACTGGGTGGAGTAGTAGTATGTCCAGTTATTCTAAAGTTCAGAACTATAGTAGAAACAGGTGGAAAGTGCATCGAATCACCTGGACTAACAGTATTAATGAGTGGCGGTAAGTTTTCATGCCTAGGTGACTTAGAGCTGCTTAACCTAGAAGACCTAACTAAAGATGAGGTAGAGGGAATTAGTAAGTATTATAAGTTAAGGGGTTACTATAGAACAAGTAGAGTAATAAAGCATGCAACTACCGAAACTATCAAGTACCTAAGGAAGCGGGAATTTTACATTAGCCGCCAACTAAGTGAACATAGTCTAGGTACAAAGTGGCCAGAGGTTGAGAATGGTAGAAAATTATTATACCTTATGAAGAACAGCCCTGAAAAATTAATTACTGAATACTTTAACGTCATATGAGCCCAAAATTTGTAATGCTGAAAGGAACTGTATGCCCTGTTTTGGCTAGGTATAGAAAATTTATGTGGGCAAGTCGTGATATTGTAGAAGTAGCGTCAATAATTGTCCAAGTAGGTAACGATATACAAACTTATAGTCGTGAACTACCACAACTATTAGAGCCACAAGATGTATTTCAATTAACCCTAAAAAATCTAAAGAAAAAATATGAACTAGATGATGAATTCTACCCAACAAAAGAGATGGTAGAACTAGCACTTAGGGATGGATTAGAAGATATTAAATACTATAAAAATGTCATAAGTGCATATCAACTAACAATGTGCAGGACTAATATAAAGTGGAAGAAGTATGAAGAAATAAGAAAATTCATAGATAGTTCTCCTAGAGATTATATTGAACTTGTAAAGAAATGAAAACAGTAGAACCAAGCTTTGCAGTACTACTCTACAACTTATATCCAATACTAACGAGATATAAAACATTTGTCATAGAAAACAATGAGTTAAAAGAAGTAGAAAAAATTATGATACAGTTTAAGGACAGAATCATAGACTGTAGATCGGATCAAGTGACGATACTTAACTTCGACCAAGTAAGAAGAGGTAAATATAAAAATAAACTTGAGTATTTTAAATATGTACTACTACTAGATGATGAGTTCTACCCAGACAGTGATATAGTAAGAATAGGTCTTAATAAATCCATAAGTGATATCAAAACTATCCAAGATAAAATCTCTGTAGATATAGATAATGCCAATATTGGAGGTTTAAAGTGGCCTACCTATAAAGAGGTTGAGAATTATATAAAAAATTCACCTAGTAATTATATTGAGTTAACTAAGAAATGAAAACAATAGAACCGATATTTATGTTATCATGTGGGGATTTGTTTCCAGTACTGACAAAGTATAGTGTAGTTAGATTATACAAAGGGAAACTAATGGTAATTGAAAAAGTATTAGTACAGTTTGATAGAAGGATTATTGATAAAAAACTAAGTGATCTTACTACATATGACCTGAACAAAATCAGAAACTCTAACCTTAATAATGAGATGGATCGTATTAAGTTTGTTCGAGGATTAAGCGACGATTACTACCCTAACTACAATCTAGTGAGACAAGCAGTTAGAGACACTATCGATAATATAGAAGCCGAACAAAAACTATTATTCGTGGACTGGGGAAGTACAAAAAATCTTCTCAAATGGCCAGACAATGATAAGATAATGAACTACTTATTTAGCTCACCTGAAGATCTAATTGAGGTAGTAGAGAAAGATATACTAGAATAAACCCTAGTATGTTTTTCTTTTTTGTTCCCGCCTACATTCCTTATAATTGAGTGTATTGCGATTAAACAGCACTCAATTCTTAATAGTATGAGAATAACTATAAAAAATATAATTATAAATCATGGCAAAGAAAATTAAAGAAGATGTTATTGAATTCCTAAAACCGAGAGATGCAGTCCGAAGAAGATGGGGTATGTATATTGGCGATAACTCAAACGCTAATGTACTACTTCGTGAGATTATTGATAATTCGGGTGATGAAATATCTGCAGGCTATGGAGATTCAATCTTGGTAAGTGGGGACTTTAATGGTTTCTGTTTCGTTGCTGATAATGGTAGAGGAATACCAATCGCAATGTCACCAGATAAACCAGGGTCAACACAAGCATATCTTAGTATCTCTGAATTACATAGTGGATCTAAATTCAGTAATACAGAGGTTTCAAGGGTAGGTATGAACGGTGTAGGTAGTAGTGCAACAAATTTCCTTAGTGAAGAATATTGGCTCCTATCTAGAATCGGAGAACATAACTACAATAAATCAATACCTGACGTAGAAAAAGTTTGGAATAATGCAGGACCACGTAGTAAGGGAGACTTGTATTATTTTGTTAAGTGCGTTAAAGGTGAGAAGGTACTAGAATCAGCAGGTAGACTTGGTGATATCGAGAAATTAATGTTCAAAGGTATTAAAGACTATCAAACAGTACCTAGAGATCTTAGTACTATTGTGTTCTTTAAACCTGACCCTGAAATCTTTGAATCAACTAAAGCAGAAGTACCAATTACAAACTTACAGTACTTCTTGATGATCCAGGAAAAATTCTACAACAGAAAGGTTAGTGTATTTGTAGATGGTAAGAAGATAAATAATACATTCAAACCATTTAAGTATGAACTAGTCAGAAACATTACACCTAAGGATGATAGTTTTAATAAGCAGGTTGGTATTTATGTGACATTTGAAGTAGATCCTAAACTTGGTAATAAAGTAGAAATGGGATCAGTTAATGGCCTAGATGTAAATCAAGGACAACACATAACAATCGCCGAATCATGCTTTAAAACTGCCCTGAAAGATATGTATAAGATAAAACATGAGTACCTCCTAAATGGTCTTCGTGTATGTGTTATCTTATTGGCAGGGGAGGTAATGTTCGATAGTCAGACAAAAACAAGACTAAAGAGTATTACAAAGGTCAAGGTAACTGATTTTGGAGATGTCGTAAAAGATATGGAAAAAATCATGAAGAAAAACTCTGACTACTGGGACCTTCATGTTAGTAAGCTGAATAAACTGGCTGAATCAATGAAAGATATTGGTGCTGCTGAATTGGCCGAAAAAATGATGGATGGTGCTAGTGGAGTTGGACTGTATAGAAGTAAAAATGACCTAGTACCTGGATTCGCTGAGGCAACTGGAAAAGATAGAATGGCATGTGAACTGTTTCTATGCTTTACTGGTGACACTGAGATCTTAACTTGTAATAATGAGAAGATTACATTCAAAGACTTAGTAGGAAGGATAGGAAGTGGAGAGCAGATCTATACCTTCTCTTGCGATAAGTTAGGTAATAAAACAAAGACCAGAATTATTGCAGCAGAGAAAATAAAAAGTGTAGATCAGATTGTAGAAGTATGGCTAAATGATAATAGTTCTTTTAGATGTACACTAGATCATAAAATTCTATTAAGTAGTGGTGAATACATAGAAGCACAGTACTTAACAGAAGGAACAAAATTAATGTCCTTAAGTAGTGTGGATACTGTAATCGATGTAGAGATAATTAATACTACAGAAGATGTATATTGTCTTGAGGTAGATAATCCACTGCACAACTTTCCGCTTGCATCAGGCGTGTTTACTAGAAATTGTGAAGGCTTATCCGCTTCGGGATCCTTGGTTACTGCACGTCCTGATACAACAAAGATAGCAGTTCTTCCATTGAGAGGTAAAATTCTTAATGTTACCAATGCGTCAGCTAAGAGAGCAATGGAGAGCCAAACAATTTATAGTATTTTTAAAGTTATTGGATTAGGTCTTGATGTGAATAATGTAACAAAAGACTGTAATACAATAGAAGAAGCAAGAGAAGTCATAAAACAAAAAAGTAGGTACGGTAAGATAATCGTAGCTTCGGATGCAGATAAGCTAAGTAGCTGAGTCTGAGTAACTTAGAAATTTGTTACAAAGAATCGTATTGTTGCGGGGAACTCTCGTCAGGTCTTAGGTACCAATGTGTAACAACCCTAAGAATAGAGACAATCCGCTGTTATAGTAAGATATAACGACAACGACTATTCCTTAATTGGAAGTAGGACAGTAAGCCTATAAATGACTGTTCGAAAGATACGACACCTGACCAAGTAATGTTGAAGGTGAAAATATAGTCTAATCTCATAGGAGACTATGAGGGATTGAACAAATCCGCACTAGAAGTAGACGATCTAGTGTAAATATAAATGGCAGATGGCGACTTAATAGCTACTGAGTTATTATATCTCTTTAGCAAGTTCGCCCGTTTTATGATAGATCTTGGACTTGTATATAGAGCAATATCACCTCTATGGAAAGGAAAGAGCAAGACAACTGGAAAGATTCAATACTATTACCCAGATGATGAGTATGACGTAGAGACAGGATTTCCAGTTGATATGGATGAAAAATGCCATTATTCTCGTTTTAAGGGCCTAGGAAGCCTCAGCCCCGAAACAGGTGAAGTAGAGGATATATTCTTTAATGAGTCAACTAGAAGACTTATTAAGATTACGCCTGATGGTATTGATTATTCTAGGGCGTTGAATGAAGATATAAACGAGAGAAAGAGATTGCTAACTAATAGAGGAATCTTAACAAATCCATATAACTTTAAAGATTAATAATATAATGGCTAGAAAAAGTAAGGTAGATAAATTAAAAGAAACAGTATTCGCAGAGATCCTAGAGCAAGCGATTGGTAAGGAAACAGAGGAGGCAATTGTAAATGGTGCAACCTATCTTAACACAGAAAGGGCACTAGCAAATGTAAGTGATGGATGTAAGCCTAGTTATCGAAGGTTAATCTACTCAGCACTTCAGTTTCCAAAAGGCGAATTACAACCTAGTTCTAAGCTCTTGAATGGTATGGCTTCTTATCATCCTCATAGCTTAACTGGATGTGAACCACTACTTGCATCAATGGTAAGAAGTGGTGTTATGAGTGGATCTGGTAGTTTTGGTACTAAATCAATTCTGGGGGATGAAAAACCAGCTGCATCTCCTAGGTATACAAAGACAATGCTGAGTAACTTGTATAGTGAAATCTTGAGGCCTAACTTACAATGTCTTAAGATGGTAGAATCGCCACAAGGACCACTAGAACCAGAGAGCTTATCACTTGTATTTCCACTGGCACTTTATATGAAATCGCTGGTGTCTGGTATTGGATATGGTATTAGCACTATCTATCCAAACTTTTCACCAGTATCAATGTATAGGGCGCTGGTAGAAGATAACCCAAAACTCCTAGAACCAAACGTAAACCTCTTAATTGATAAAGAGAATTCAGAACTACAGAGGCTTTGGGAAACAGGTAAAGGTAGGGTTATCTATTCATACAAGCTCACACCTTATACTAATGAAGATGGTAAGGATGGATTTATGTTTGAAGGTGATACATGCATTTTCACACCATCACTAAAGAAAATCGATAAGTATGTTGAGCTGGGACAGGTATTTGTGGAAGATATGACAACAAAACAAGGACCTAGAATGTTTGTTGGGCTTGTTAGTAATAGAGGCTCACTGAAACTAGAGGGACTTGAAACACTATGTAGGCAATGTTGTTTTGATGCCACTACCTATCAGCTCAATGTAACTGACGGAAAATCTGCTTTTAGAATACCGTTGAGAGATTGGTTGAAATACACACTAGATAATTTCATAGGTCTAGTGGGGGAAGTAAATAGAAGGAACATAGAAAAAACTAAGTTCGATATAAAAGTACAAACAGCTCTCCCGGTCGTATCAAACTATATTATCAACGTAAACCCAAAAGCAAGTGACCGTCAGATAATTAATGAGCTGGGACTAGAGGCAGAAGTAGTTAGCGCAGTAATGTCAAAACCAATTAGCTATCTTAGAAAAAATAAAGATACAACAGAAAGAATTAAGGCGCTAAAAACAAAGCTGAAAGAACTGACTGCATTTGAACCTCTTAAGTATGCGGAAAGTGTAATTCAGAGACTATAAAAACTTGGAGCGTGGGATAATATAAAATCCTGCGCCCCATTTTTTTTTCGTCCCGCCTGAGTCTGTATAAAAATTGCATAAAAATTCGGCGCGTATCTGTGTGTGTGTGGCGAACAGTTGACGTGCATACTTTTCTTACCCGAATGAAAAAAGGGTAAGCTAGGCCCCGCACTTGCTTGAATGGGAAATTACTTCTGAATTGACGAATGACATGAAGTGGAGCGTCAGCGGAACGGGAATGGAATGAGGAGACAGAAGAAGTTCCAGTAAAGAGAACTAGCAAAATGATCAGTAAAAGAGATACCTCAAATCGCTTCGCTCCCTCGGCATCACTGATCATTTCACTATGCGGCTTCGCCTTAAGGAGTCTGAAGAAGAGATTATGATTTTCTCCGGCTTGCGAAATTTTGAGATTCTACGGAGCGGAGCGAAGTATGAATCGATAAAATGAGAAAGACTAGGGCGGTACTTCCCCGTTAACATTTTTTAAGAATCAATAGGATGACGAAATGTAGCAAAGAGCGGAGCGATTGGCGAAATTGAGGAGTCATTGAAAATATAAAAATAATGTATACTTTTTTGGAGCCATTATTCTTACATAGCTTCTTCTTTTTTTAGAGCAATACAAATTATACATTTTTGCAATTTCTTACTTCTAAAACCCTTATCATTGTAATTGAAATATGTCTTGGGTTTACCCAAGCGAGTGTGGTACCTAGCTCCCAGCGACGGTACCATATCTCGGGAAAATTGTTAACAAATCAAAAAATGTTAAATATATATGAATAGACAAAAAATTGAAGTACCAGAAAAAATTAGGTACATGAGCGAGTGGGAAGGTTACAGTATTTTCAACTTCCCACACATCCTGAACAAACAGATACCAGGATGTGGGTTTACTGAATACTGCATTACTAACAATGAGGATGTCATCTTGTGTAGTCCTAGGAAGATCTTGCTTCAAAACAAGTATGATCAACACAAGGATGAAGTTTTCTTGGTAGTTAATGAATATGAAAAGGAGGTTGGTACTGACAAAGATCTTACCAAATTTCCAAAGTACAGGGGTAATAGGTTTGACTGGCTTGAAAAACCTGATCCTGAGAAAGTAAAGAAAGAAGCGGAGGAGAAAAAATCCTTCTTTGACAGCCTTACTTACAAGATCAGTACTTACATCAAGGCTTGTAGGTTGAACAATAAGCGTGTGAAAATCTTGGTTACTTACGATTCATTTAGGATTGTTAAAGATATTGTCAGACATCAGGATAACCTAGACGATTTCAGAGTAGTAGTAGACGAGTTCCAGAGTATTTTCACAGATAGTAAGTTTAAGTCTGATACTGAAATGCAGTTTGTTGATAACTTACAAGGCGTCCAGAAAGTATGTTATGTAAGTGCTACTCCAATGATTGATAAGTACCTTGAAATGTTAGAGCAATTTAAAGACTTACCTTACTATGAGTTAGATTGGGAAGTACTTGATCCAGGGAGAGTAAATAAGCCAAAGATTATTACTAGAAACTTAAAGGGTGTTCTTACTGAAGTCACTCCTATTATACAGACTTATCTAGACGGTGACTTTGACTATAGGTATGTTAAAGATGAAACTTGTAAGAAGGGTGTTAGAAAGGTTGAGTCAAAGGAAGCTGTTTTCTATGTTAACTCAGTAAATAACATCACAAGTATTATTAAAAAGTCAAAATTAGCACCAGAACAGGTCAATATCTTAGTAGCTAATACACAAGAGAACGTTAATCGAATTCGTAAGACGCTTGGTAGAAAGTTTGATATTGGTACAGTTCCCCTTAGAGATGAACCAAGAAAGATGTTCACCTTTTGTACTAGAACTGTATACCTTGGTGCAGACTTTTACAGCGATAATGCAAAATCTTATGTGGTGAGTGACGCAGATATTGATACCCTGGCAGTTGATATATCACTGGATCTTCCTCAGATACTAGGACGTCAGAGGTTACGAGAAAATCCATGGAGAAATGAAGCAATGTTGTTCTATAAGACATTATCACCAGGTAAAGAGGTAACACCAGAAACTTTTGCAGATAAACTAAAGAAGAAGGTGAAGAAATCTGAGAACTTATTGTCAGTGTTCGATAAAGGTAATAGTGAGGAGCAGAAAGACTTATCAGATAATTACCAGATTGTTGCGAAGTATATGAACTATAAGAATGATTTCGTAGCAGTTAATAGGAAGAAGGTAGGCGGAGAGACAGTACTAACACCAGTCTTTAACAACCTAGTAATGGTATCAGAGATGAGGGCATATGAGATACAACAAGTCGACTATGCTAATCGTTTTACTGTTTTCAATGAACTAGGTAATGTCAGTGCAATTGAAGATAAGGAAGGACTTGAGGAATTCTTCAGAGGTTATGAGGCGCAAAGTTCTAGACTCTATAAACTTAAGTACCTCTGTGAATATTGTGAAAGGGTAGGTAATACATCTATCTTAAATCAGATTCATGAAAAGAGGTTTGACGAATATATTAATGTCTTAGGCCTTGATGTCTGTAAAGCGGTGTGGTATAAACCTGCCGAGCTTGATAGAAGATTAAGCGTTATGAGTTTTGATACAGATCTGCTAGACTCTAAAATATTAAGTGAGTTTAGTGTTGGTGAGTCTTATCCAAATACTCAAATAAAGGCTAGATTAAGTGAAATTTACAGTGAGGTAGGTTATAAGATAAATGCGAAAGCGACAGATCTTAACAATTACTTTGATACTAAGAAATGTTTGATACAGGAGAATGGTAAAAGAGTAAATGGTTTGAAATTATTAGCTAAGAAGGTATGATAGTGTTTATAGAGTCACTAGGTCGTAATAGTAATGATCCCGACAATTATTTCAGTGTTGTTGAGATAGTCTACAAGGAGAATGACAAGGCACTGGATTCATATATTAAGATGAAGTCTGAGTTTAATCCGTTCTTCAGGATAATATCTAAGGCTGGGGGTGATAGTGAGATGTATAAGTCTTTCAAACGTTACCTCCGCAGCAATTTCCGGCAGTTTAAGGATAGGTCTAATGTGTTCTACCTTGTCGATGACTTAAGGGAGATGATAATGGGTTTGGACCAAGGTTGACAATTTTGCAGCCATCTATTGTGTAATTCCTTATATGTGGTAATATAAATTTTAGATTAATAGTATGGCGAAGAAAAAGAAAGTTGTTTATTTTGAAGTTGTTGACCCTGCCGATATATTTGTGGAGGGTGACAGTGTAGATGATCTCTTACCTCTACCATTTTCTGCCTTACCTAGTAGTGCAGTTGAGAAGATACCTAGTCAATTTCTTTATAACATCAGAGCGGTTAATAAGGAGGGACGACTTAGGACACTCACTTACGTTTATGCTAGGGTGAGTACGATTGATGACATGGAGGATTATGATGAGTCTGTCTTGTTTGAGATAGGCGGTAATAATTTTTGGTTAGATTCGAACTATGGTATTTAATGATGGTATCTTATCTAACATCGAGGCTATCTACTTAGAGGAGCCGACGAATTCTAGGATTGGTAATTGTGGTATCCTTATTAATCCAGGGGAGGTATCTTATATTATCAACAAGACCATCATTATCAACCGCCCAGACTATCCGCTTGAAAATATATATAAGATGTTAGAGAGGCGGAATCACATCATCAGTCGTATACAGTTAGGTGATAAGTCGTTAGTGGGGAGGATTCATTTTGAGCCTTACATCATGCGGGTTAATTATTCACTCTGTTGGAATGGTGACATACTTAGTTTTCCAGGGGGTGATGATGTAGTAGGGTGGTTAGAGGATGGTCAGCTAGATAGTATGCCTGACACAGATAAGGTAGTACTATATTTTCCTAAACTCTTGAACCTGCCTAAGTCTGTATTAATGGATGGCCTAGGAAACTTAACATCACTAGGTTGGGCAGAGCATCAGGTAGGAATTAATCTGGGGAAAACTTACCTTGATATGGACCTGCTGAAGACAAATAAGGTGATCTTGTAGTGGTAATAAATGTAGGTAAGGGCGTCTAGATATCTTATATGTAGAGAAGGGATGGCCATAATAAGTTGTCATCTCAGATCGTTTAGAAATCTTATTAATGTAGGGAGAATTGAAGTCTCTCTACGCAAGTGAATTATTTTATATAAAGTTTTTATTTTAAATTTTAAGTTTTATGAGTTTTAACAATGTAGATTCTTTTTTGGAGAAGATTGGTCAGATTAAACCAATGACTAAGAGTAAAAATTTTGAAAAGAAGAAGCAGATTGAGAAGGTATTCTGTAACTTCAAGGGAAACTTAGGTAAGTATCAGTTACTGCCAATGAACAGTACTGTATCTGATTTTCCTTATGTCACACTTATGGGAACACGTGAGGTTAGAATGCCACGTAAGAACATGGGTAGTGATGGTACAGAATCTGTTTATGACGCTTGGATTAGAATTCTTCCTAAGTCAGCATATATGATTAAGGACAAGGATTCAGGTCGTGAGGTTAGTAGCTTAACTGCAGAGGAAGAGGAAGTTCTTAACAGGGCTTATGTAATTTTTGATGAGCTCTATAAGGAGGTTGATGGTCGTGAACATGCAATGGATCCGGTTATCAAGAACTTTGTCCGCAAGAAGAACTATACTATCTTCTGTGCACATGCTATGAACTTTTGGCAGGAGGGTAACACAAGGCAAGCAGCTCGTCAGAATTTTGATGGCCTGTTTGTATTAACTGCTAAGAATTTTATGGACTTAGTAGCTAGTAACATTGAGGATACTAACATTACTGAGAGTTCCCTTAACAAGGATTGGCTCAGCGATACCTACAACAGGAACTTAACTGGTCGTAAGGGTTTCGTTATGATGTCAGTTAGTGTTAATGCTGGTGGCCCTGGTTTTAATATATCAGTGGTTCATAAGGTTAGTCCAGTACCTATCACAGAGAATGCAGAGATCTCAGAGGAGGCAGCTCAGATTATGGAAAATCCAGTTGAGCTCTTCTTAGGTTGGCAGGCAGCTGGTAGTGAGGAAGGTACACCATCAAATGAGAAGCGTCTTTTCAACAGACGACTCATTGAGGAGACAATCCAGTATATGACAGACCAGCTTACTAAGATTAAGATGGAAAAGGCTAGTGGTGGTAATAGTCTCGAGGCAATCAAGAAGGCAATCGAAGAGACTAATAAGACCGTATTGATGAACCAGACACCAACTAACAAGCAAGGTCAGGCAACAAATGATCCAGTTCTTGCTAGTATGTCAGGTCCAGCACAGGGAAATGCACAGGCTGGCTACGAGAATAATAATGTAGCTAATAATCCTGAGCAAGTAGTTAGTAGAAATACTGACCCATTCAACACACCACCAGCAGCACATTTTGATAGCATAACTGGTGCCCCTGTTAATCCAGGTAATAGTCAGCAGCAGTATGGAGGATCAAGTTTTGGTAATCCTACTGGTTCAGACGGAAATAGCTTACCTTTCTAATGAGAGGTAAGTACTCATAGACAAATAAGAACAGAAGAGATTTATAGTATAGGTTTCTTCTGTTCTTTTTATTCACACAAATCGTAAATGAATTCAGGTAACAAATATAAGTACGCACTAATCGACAATAGTTATATCCTAGCGAGAAATCATTATGGTATTTCGGTAGGTAAGAAAGCAGGAGAATATACAGTGGGAGATCTAATTAAAAGTTGCATCTATACATTGAATAAGATACCTCGTGATTTTGGGGTTACTGCGGATAAGTACGTATTTATTTGTGATAAGTGGTCTCCAGATTTTGGTGGTTACTATACGACTCACTTACTTGGGGGTGCGTATAAAGACAGTAGAGGTGATATTAGTTCTAAGAAAGGTACTGCATCACCAAAAGACACTTACATGACGAGAGAATTACTTGAGGAGCTAAAGAGTGATCCAAGTGTCAGTAAGGAAGAGATCGAGACAGCAGAAAATCAAGTATACAGTAATGAAGTAAGAAGAACGGCTAAGTATGCAATTATTGAACACTTAGTAGATTTCGGAGTGCCATCGTTCTTCGTGCCAGGTTGGGAATATGACAACTTGGTTTACTTAGCGAGTAGGGAATTATATGAGACAGATAATAAACCTAGCGTGATAATAACAAAAGACTCCGACTTACTCTACTCTCTGTCACCTAAGATGGATTATTTCAAGATCCCAACTAGTAAGGATAAGAGTGGTCCACAGATTAGAACATACAGTGAGGTATACAGTGAAATGCCTGATGAGTTTAAGGGAAAGCTTGGACTCTATCAATACAAGGCTTACTGTGATGCAATTGGTATGGGACATAATGGGATGAGAGTAACGAGAAAGAAAGGTACGAAGGGTGATAAGGTGATTGCTGAGATCTTAGAGGGAGATTATTCTAGTATTAATGACGTAGAACTCTTTAAGAAACAGTATGAATCTTTTGACCTTTGGAGGTACCCTGGCTTAGAAGAGGCTAGGAGAATAATTCATACTGGTCTACCTAATTATGGAACAATAAAGCCTTACAGTGATTGGCTTGCGTTCTGTAATAAGTATGGTATGACTGGTATTAGTAGTTTTAGTTTTTATAATAATTTTACAAGTAGATTTAATAAAGAATTTTTAAAGTATGGTAAAAATTAATTCATCCGATGGTAGTGTATATGAATTTAATGAGATTACCAAGGAGATCAAGAAAAATGGTATAGTCTTGAGTGATGGTATTGCAGAGCCAGTCTATACAAACAACGAGAATGAGAATGCGGTGCCAACTTTTTCTGGTATCTATCTCAAGAACGTTGGCAAGATCGTGAGTATAACCGGGAGCATTAATACAGTGACCCAGAGTAAGGAAGAAATATATTAAGCCTTATGTTAGGAAGTGTATTAGGTAGTTTATTTGGCCGCCAGTTTACAATTGGTGAGCTGATGAACATAGATAGCGGTAGGATTGGTAGAGCTAGTAGTTGTTCGGCGAGTCTTCAGAAGGTATATCACTTGGTAAAACCGGAAGGAGTATTGGCCAAGTTTAAATCCTTCTTCTCAAATTCGCCGGCAATCAAGGTCTATCATATTGTCTTAAAGTTCAGGGTTAATTCAGAGAAGGGCCATGATCACGTAGTTTTCATAGAGCTCGACCCAGATTTTTCACTGAGCAATTGGCAGAATAATAGAGTTAAGATATACTGTGACTGTTCTGATTTCAAGTATAGATCAGCTTATATCTTATCGCATAGGAATTCATTATTTATCACACAGAGATCTAGTATTGAACTTGGTCCTGCTGTTAATAATGCACCGAAGAAGGGAGCTAAGACAACAACTCTCTGTAAACATTCTTATGCAGCTCTTACGTGGTTAATGAATAATTACTCAACTCTAATGAAGACGGTATGACAAAGATTCTAGCAGTAAGTGACATTCATATTCACGACTACCCACAGAGAAATCCTAGTGAGAAGTATAGGTTATTTCAATCTAGGAAGGTAGCAGATAATATAATAAAAGTTGGAAAAGCTGAAGGTGCAAGTGTAATTGTATTTGCAGGAGACGTACTAGAGAAGACAATAAATAGACCATACGTACAAGCAGAGGTTAAGTCATTTCTAGATAAGATCATGCAGAACTTCAGAGTTGGTTATATAATATGGGGAAATCATGACCAAGATAATAAATCTGTTTTTTCTGAGTTTACTGATTCCTGTTTATCTGTTATGTTGCCTCCTAATCTACATTATGCTGATTGTAAGGAGGTAGAGATAGATGGTAAGAGAATTGGCTTTTATAATTGGAGGCCAGAGTTTGATTTGACCTGGATTAATGGAAAGCTTGATGTTCTCTTTACTCATGCAACAATATCATATACAGATAGTGATAGGATTCATTCACAAGTACTAGATGAGACTAAGTTTGACCTGGCTATTTGTGGAGACATACATAGACCTGCTCAGCTTGGTAAGTTTGTAAGTATTGGTATTCCTCAGCGCTGTAAGATGTCAGACAGTGAAGAAAGTACTGGTGTTATCTTAGATTGTGCAGATAAGAGTTTTAAGTGGGTAAACTTAAATCCCGACAATAACTTAATGCGCTTTCAGTATACATCAGATAGACTCGCTGAGGGTTGGAATGATGAGACTGGCGTGTGGAATGTATATAAGCCAGAAAATCTCACAATCAATGGAAACGTAAACAACATTAATGTACCAGCTTGGGAAGAAATTGATGGCTTGATTAGTAATGTAATTGGGTCAAATAACTTACAAGGTGTACATAGTGAGATCTTAAAGTGTGTCAAGGATGTTGAGTCTAAGGAGGTAGATTTCAATTTTGTCATTACTCGGTTCTACTGTAAGAATTGGAGAAGTATTGATGAGACTGAATTATTCTTGAGTGACATGGATAAGATACTTGTAACGGGCGAGAATGGTAGTGGTAAGAGTAGCTTGCTTAGCGCCATTAAGTATGCATTCCTTGAAAATAGAAATATCAAGGAGTATGTACAGTTCGGAGCAAGTGAATGTATGACTGAGGTAGAATTCTTATATCAAGGCGGTACATACAAGATCACTAGAGGTTGTGTACTGAAGGGAAAGAGTAGTGCTGGTTATACAAAGTTCTACATAAATGGTGAAGAGCAGAAGTCTAACAATAAGGCTAGTCTCGATCTTGAACTCCATACTAGATTTCCATTCATTGATTACATGGACGTCTACTTCTTCGACTCAAACCATCCAAAGTTCATAGGTTGTGTTACGCCTGAGAGAAAGTCTGAGATTGTATCAAAGTTCTATAAGATGGACAAGATTGATACATTCCACGAAGCGGCTGACTTACTATATGAACAAGTTACTAAGAATGCACAAGGTTGGAGAGAAACGCTTGATAAGAACAATGAGCTTATTAAGTATATCGATGAAAAATTAGGTCTCATCGTACTACCACAACTAAGTAAGGAAGACTTGTGGAATAAAAAACAAGATGGCATTAACTTACAGAAGGCGTGGAAAGAGTACAATGACTACCTAACCAATACTGCCAACCTAACTGCTAAGAGAGGTATGTTAGAGGAGCAGCTTAGTGAACTTCAGGCTAGACAAGCAGGGCAGAGAGATTACCAAAGCCAGATTAGTCCAGAAATTGAAGACACCAGGAAGGAAATTAATGACCTCAATGAATTACTGCAGGAACTTAGTCAGATTAAGACAGAGGGTAAGAGATTATACTTTGAGCTTAAGGGACTTGATAGTAAGAAAGTTTGTCCTAGTTGTGGTCAGGAGTTAAAGAATCAGGAGCACTTAGAAAAACATAAGAAAGAACTAAGTGATAAGATACAAGAACTCCTTAACCAACAGACAGAGCAGTATCAAAAGTTCCTCAACAAGTATCCAGGTATTAGTAAGGATGAAATTGACACTGGCTGTAAAACTATCTTAGGTGACTTGAGTAAGAGACAGACTGATCTGATGGTAGAGGTTAGTACAATCAATGACCTAGCCAAGAGAGTAGAGCAAACACAGTCACAGTTGGGAAGTGTAGTGGAATCTATTAAGAGGATGGGAGCAGAGCCAATGAAAGTTGAACTGCCTCATGGATTTATGGAGACTATGGCACAGATTGAGAGTGACTTGTCGGTGTGGGATCAGTATACTCAATTAATGGGTGATAGGAATTCAACTCTCTCTACTATTCAGAACTGTCAGGCTGAACTAGATAAGATTAGTCAGAGTGCAGATATGTTGGCAAGGTATCAAGAAATTACTGGCCCAACTGGTAAGATCTATGAGGAAATTATGTCACGTCTCGCAGAACAGTTTAGTGATAATCGCGTTAAGTATGAAGTGATCAGAACAAGACGTGGTAAGGTTGAGCACTTAGATCTTGGTTCGCACTATATTAATGATGGCGGAAATGAAGTAAGCTATGAGAATTGTAGTGATGGACAGAAGACAATACTCGACATTAACTTCCTATCTAAGGTAGTAACTAGGATGGGACTACTTGTGATGGATGAATTCTTGAAACACTTAGATGCGAAGAATCATGAAATCTGTATTGATCTTCTCAGTCAGATGAATATTGGATGTATCATGCTCTGTAGTCATATGGAGTCTGTCCCAGCATTCAATAACAAGTCAATACAACTCAGTCTTAATGATAGTGGTGTTACAAAATTAGTATGTAAGTAGTATGGTAGGATGGAAGAGTTTTAGTGGGGATGAGTTTAAAGATCGATGGACAAGTAAGAGATTTAACTTAGAACTGTCCGATCTTTGTCCTGAACTAGGTTGGTATGTATTGAGGTATGGTGATAAGTACTATAAGAACATGCCACCCAAGATACCAGACTTAGAATTAGTACTCAAGAGCAATCCCGATATGTGGGAAGATCAGTTTAAGGTCTATGTTAAGTATGAGTATGGACGACTTACTATGATGTGTGAGTCTGAAGTTCCTGATTATATTAACGACGACTTAGTTGGTATTATCATGGAGGAGCTAGAGAATAATAGGTACTTAGGGAGTGTCTTAGATACTTGGGATTCTATGTCAGGTAGAAGTAGTCTTGATATTGATAATTTCTTACTGAACAATAAAATCAATGAAATATCTGCTAGACTACCTGGTTATTTAAGTGGTGGTATTACATACAACTACGATAGACCATAAGCAACAGTTAGGGAATGACAGTGTGTTCGTTCCTTAACTTTTTTCTTCTCCGAATCGTACAATCTTGCAAGTTTCCTATTATTATTGCCTTATTAATAGAAATGAACAATGATATAATATGGAAGTAGAAATTTATTATGGTATGAGTGGTGCAATGAAAAGCGCTACAATCGATTCGAAATTGTCCAAGTATGATTTGCCAGTAATGAGGTCGAAAATCAAGTCATGGAAAAAATATCAGACTACTATATTTGATTGCCTGACTGAATATAACGACCTGAACTATGGCATTCTTCACTTGGTAGGGCTCGAATCATTTTTAAGCGGTCTCTGTATTAATGAACAGGGAAGCGCCATTATTGAGAGAGGTATTAGTGATTCAATTTTCTATCATACACTTAGGGTCCGCTTTCCAGGATCAACAGAAGATTTCGAGGTAATAGAATCAGCAATACAGGAAGAACTTAACTTACTTAGGGGTTGCAAGGTAAGGAAGATTCTACTAGTACAGGAAGACACTGATTTTATAAGGGACGTGGTACTAAAAGATCAATATAGGGCAGGATGTTTTAAGGATGTTAATGACTACCTAGAGAAACAGAGAAAGTATGTCAGGTTTACAGAGGAGTATAATAAGATTGACAGTGTAGTAAAAATAGGAAACGCCAAGGACTACATAGAAAAAGTACTTGGTCAAAAATTTATGGAACATGTTGACTGAAAATGACAAGAGATTCAGTGATGAGTCTCAGTATGAAAATCTATAATAATAAAGAAGGAAAAACTAATGATGGAAGTCGAAAAGATTATTGTCAAGAAGAAGAGAGCCGGATTTACTGAAGCATTCGACCCTAAGAAGATTCATGCCGCTATCAGAAAAAGTGCAGATAGAGTATTATTTGACATGACTGATAAAGACTGCAAGAAGGTAAGTGATGCAGTAGTGAGCAGAATTGAGGAGCCAGAGGTAACAGTGAGAAAACTACATAAGCTAGTTGAAGTGTCCCTGGATGAGTGTGGATTTAATAAGGTGGCCGAATCTTATAGACAGTATAGGAATTATAAAATCGATGCCCAGAAAATAATGGAGGCTGTTGATGCAAAGACCCTAGAACTATCATACAAAGCAGATAAGTCAAATGCAAACTGTGATAGCTCCCTTGTATCAACGAAAAGAAGCCTGATATATGGAGAACAACAGAAGGAAAGATACAGGCGAGTCTTCCTAAATGAAATGGAAAGAGAAGCACTATCTGATGGTTATATCTATGCACATGACCAATCAGCTAGACTTGACACCACGAACTGTAGCCTTTTTAACCTAGGTAAGATACTGAATAATGGTTTTATGTTGTCTAATACAGAATACAACGAACCACAATCACTTCAGGCGGCAATTTCTGTCACTGCTGATGTACTTAGTGTGATAGCAGGTAATCAGTATGGTGGATTAACAGCTCCTGAAATTGATACAGTACTTGCCCCTTATGCTCAAAAGTCATATGATTTTTACCTAAATCAGTATAAGGAGTTAATGGAAGATGCAGGTTGTACAGTAGATCCAGAAAAACAAGAGAAATATGCAATCGGTAGAGTAATAAGAGAGGCCGAGACAGGTTTCCAGCAGATCGAAATGAGTAGTGGTTCTGTTGCAAGCTGTCGCGGAGATTTTCCGTCAAACAAGATAAAGTAGGGCGGCCTTAGGTAGTAATACTTAAGTGAAAAAGACAGTGAACCTATAAATGTAGGGTGTTTTATGAAAATTTTAGCAAAAGAAAGTGAGTACTTAGGAGTTTTTGGTGTTATTTATAAAATAGAGAATATTGTGAATAAAAAATTGTATATAGGACAGTCTATCAATTTTTTAGAGAGGTACAGATCTCATTGTGAAACACCGTATAACAAAAACTCAGATCAATATGATCTTCCATTATACAGATCCATTCGAAAATATGGCCTTGTTAATTTTACAATAACTATTATTGACACGGCAAATAGTATAGATGACCTTAATAAGAAAGAAATTTACTATATATCCAAGTTATGTACATGTATAGATTATGGCAAGGGTTATAATCTTGACTTGGGAGGTAAGAATGGATTGAAGTCAGAGTATACTAAGAGAAAGATGAGTAGGTCTCAATCAGGTAAAAATAATCCATCTTTTGGAAAATTAGGGGATGATAGCTTTAGGGCCATTGAGGTGATTGATTTAGATACTGGAACTGTATATGGAAGTATGATAAGCTGTGCGGAAGAATTATATAAATCTAGGAAGTCTATGAAACAGATTTCTAGAGTTACTAAATTAGATAATAACAGATTATCATATAAGGGTAAACATTTTGCTAGAATAATAGATGGTAGTATTTATCTCAAGAAGTCTGTGGCAGATATATTAAGTATTGAGTACGACCAAGATAAAGCTAACGGTAAGAGTTATATAATTTTAGATAAAAATAAGCTCTCTAAGAAAGCCTAAGGTCCTGAAAAGGATAGCTGGTAATACCGTGCCAAGCTATGATTAATATTCATAGAAGGTGTAACGACTATTCCGTGAGGAAGTAGAGGTCATGTGAAATTCTTGACCTCGAAGTGCTGTCTAACCTTTTTAGTTAAGGTTAATGATATAGTCTAAACTAGTATGAAAGTATTAGAATTATTGTCTTATCCTTCTCCTTTGGACATGATAAGTCTAAGTGGGGAAGCTTGATTGCATCAACCATTTTGAAAGTTAGAAAAGGTGGTCAAGGAAAGCCGGGGAGTAAAGTTCCTGTTGTATTTCCAAAACTTATATTCCTCTTTGATTCAGACCTGCATGGTAAAGGTAAAGAGCTAGAGTGGTTATTTGATGAAGCGATTGAATGTACTAAGGTCGCCCAATATCCAGACTACTTAAGCCTTGATCAAACAGCTGAGGGTGAAACTCCAAACTATGTAGGTGATGTATATCATAAGTGGGGGAAAATTGTAAGTCCAATGGGTAAGCAAGAGTCTACAGCCCATTTAAAATCTTTTGAACCGTTTCTCGCGGGTGTAAGAGTAAAATCTTGCTAACGGTTAGGTCCTACTAGGATGAGACCGTGCTAAGCTAAGTTAAATTAGAAAGTGTATCGACTATCCCTGATGAGTGTAGGGGAGTAGGTCTAGAGATGAGAACTAGATCGAAGCGGAAGACTATTACATGGTTAATTGTAATAGATGATATAGTCAGTGCCTTAGGTAACTAGGGAATAAATGTGTAGAGCGTTCTTGAGTCCATGTTTTAAGAATTCAGGAACACCAACGCCTCAAGATGATAACGATGAGATGATGATATATAGGTGTAATCTCGGAGTAATATCATTAAACCTTCCAATGATCTATGAGAAATCAGTAGAGGAAGGAAAAGACTGGATAGAAACACTTGACTTCTATCTAGATATGGCAAAGAATATTAATGTAAGAACCTATAAATATTTGTCTAATCTTCGAGCATCTAGCAGCCCACTTGTATTCTGTGAAGGCGGTTTTGATGGTGGTAACTTAAAGCCAGATGAGAAGATTGAGCCAGTTCTTAAGTATTCAACAGTATCATTTGGTTATGGTGGTCTTCATGAATTATCTATGTTAGCAACTGGAAAATCACACCATGACGACGAAAGTGGTTTTGCATTGAAGACATTAGAGCATATATCAAAGAAGGCTGAAGAGTATAAGAGGAAGACAGGAATATTATTTGCAGTATACGGTAAAAGAGCGTGCCGTATTAAAACTATCAAACCTACTAAAGGGTGTGTTACAAGAATTAAGTAATGCTAACGGGGAAGGCTAAGTTACTATGTAACATGCTAATCCCGTGCCTAGTTTAACAATTAACTAGCGTGTAGAGATCATCGAAAAGGTATCAATAAATATTATAGCTGTTTTATTGAGAGTAACTGAGTAGAGTAGGGAACGAGATTAGTACGTTTCCGAAGTGGATAGAACTTATTAGCAGTAAGTTAAGATATGATCCGGTACTAGTAGAAATATTAGTAGTGTCACGACGCCAGGTGAATCCCTTCTCCCATTGTTTAACGAGAAATTCATTAACAAGTATGGTGAGAAGAATGGTATAATTACGAAGGGTGGATACTTGACAAATAGTTTCCACTTGAATGTTAGAGAAGACATTGGTCCTATTGATAAGATGGATGCTGAGTCTAAGTTCTGGAATTACTCAAATGGTGGCAAGATTTCACACATTAAGATCAACTCTTTAGATAATACAGAGGGAATTAAGTCATTGATCTTGTATGGTATGTCTAAGGGTCTGTACTTAGGTGTAAATCATCAAGCAGATTATTGTGTAAGTTGTGGTCATCATTTTATTGGTAATGACAGTACTGATGAATGTAAGTGTCCTGTTTGTGGAAGTTCTGATATAGTAAAAGTAAGACGCATAAGATCGTTTGTGCCTTTGATTGACTTAGGTTGATCATAGAAAACACTTTTAATTGCTGGAACTAGTAGGAGGAATCTTACTAAACCAGCAGTCAGTATTGTAAAAACTGATTCAACGACTATAGTAAGTGGAGAATTATATAGTCTAAATTATATTGAAAAATATAAAACGCTGATTTAGAGGTAGTTAGGGAACGGTTATCTCTCGTTTACCAGAACTAGAACAGGTGATGTCAGATTTAATGAGGGTAAGATGAAAGAAATTGGTGATAGAGTAAATATGTAAGAAAGGATGAAAATAATAGAAACATATCATAACGACTTACTAAATGGAACTGGATTACGAGAGGTATTATTCTTCTCGGGTTGTACTCATCATTGTCCAGGCTGTTTCAATCAATTTACATGGGACCCAGATGTAGACCAAGCGCATGAATTTGAGGAAGAGGATTATCAGGAACTACTTGGTAACCTGAGAAAGCCTTATGTCAGTGGTGTTACATTGAGTGGTGGTGATCCTATGTCAGTCTGGAATAAGAAGGGAGTACTAGATTTGGTAGTGAGATTAAAAAAAGATCTCCCTGACAAAACAATCTGGCTCTATACTGGTTATACACTTGAACAAATACAAGCAGAGGGTGATGAAAAACTTGAGATCTTAGGTTACATTGATGTTCTTTGTGACGGTAGATTTATTGAGTCAAAGAAATCACCTCTTAAGCCTTGGGTGGGAAGTGAGAATCAGAGAGTAATAGATATGAAGAAAACATTAGAACAAGGAAGTATTTCAATTTTTGCATAAGAAGAGTTTTTAACGATTTATTAACATTTTTCGGAGTAGGGTAGTTGTGAAACTGCCTTGCTCTCTTTTTTATTTTCCCTTAGTTTCCTTAATAGTATGAGAAAGAAAAATATGTTATTGCGTGTTAGAATCAAGCGCATGAGTGTAATTAAAAATATTAGTAGAGTATGAAAAGGATATTATTCGCGCTCTATATTTACACGCCAGATTTTGATGATGGTGTGGATGATGATATTAGAAGAGTGTATGAAAGAAAAGAGGATGCCGAGGAGTTAGTAAGAAGGTTAGAGAGTAGATATAATAAGGCCCTGCTTGATGATACTGAACTGACTTATGAATACTATGACTTGACTAATAAGTACTACGAAGAAGATCCGGAGTATTGTGAGGTTGAGGATAGAATCAATGAAGTATATCAGAAGTATTCTAGTATTGACAAGAATTTTTCATGGCGAGAAGACCTAAGTAATAAGTACGATGAAGAAGTAAGGGAAGACCAAGAAAGATTAAGTCAGCTAGAAAAAACAGGACCCTTTGAGTATGCGGTTAAGAATGCAAGTGACCCAGAGAAGATGAGACAGTATATTAATGTTAGTAGGTCAATATATAGGGGTGCTAGGATTGAACAGATTAAATTATTCTAAAGAGGTATGAAGATATTTGCAGTCTACACAGAGAGGTCTAAATCAACCGACCTTGTTAAGTTATTTCAGAAAGAGGAAGATGCGGTCAGATATGTAAGGTTATCAGACAGGGTAGATAAGTTATTTTCTAGTGAGTTTGATAAGATTAGATCACTCTGCGTTTCACAAGTAAGAAGTGCAGAAGGTGTAATACAGAAACCAGACTTAACTAGGATGCCACTAGATAAGTTGTATGAATTATATCTAGGCAAGTATGGTAGTGAGGAGGCAAAGAGAAGGTATGCAGAAAGGGTAAGCGAGGGTGAAATCTTCTCTAGTATAACAGAAGATAATTTTGACGATTACATACCAGACTTAATAAGAATATACCTTAGAAGAAATAGTAGGTGTATTGAGGATTACTACATCAGTTCTTTTGTTAAGGAGCTAGTAGTTGAGTAAGATTAGGTAGGAGAGTTAAGACTTTCCTACTTATTTTTTTTGCCCTTGATTCCTTATAGGTAGATAATATATTAACAATTTAAAAATATGGAAGAAAAATTAGTAACAACAAGAGAATTAAAAGTAGGAGAATTTTATACCTACAAAGGTGATGATGAGAAAGAGAAGAACCTATCAAGAGTTGGGAACTTCACTAACTCTACTAGTGGACCTGTTAATATGATTTATGTAGTGAGAGAGGTAGATTATGGTAAAGCGTCAAGAAGATTAGAGGTAATAAGTTTGGATAGTAGGTACTCTCTATCTGACGAACACGCTAAGAAAACAGTGGGGACTAAGTACATATCACTGGAAAAGGGTGAGCGAGACTTAGATAAACCAGTTTGGTATCCGTGGAATAACTCAACTAATATAGACCTGTGGTTTTCTGAAGCAGGTTGTGTATTAGATCGTAAACTTAAGAGAGCTTTCCCTGAGTATAAGATGTGTGCACCTAATATGATGTTCGGCGATATTGTAGTCGAGGTTAGAACAGGTATTATACTATCAATCGACAAAGTAATCGGTAACTATGTAATATCGAGACTTTATTACGACAAAGAGAATTCACTGGGTAGTCATGAAAAATATGTAATACTCAGTAAGGCAGGTTCTAGGTTCAGACAAGCAATTAAACATGAGATTTCTTTGCTTAGTAATAACCTCCCAGTCGTAGAGGGAAGTACTGAAGAAGATAGTATGTACCTAGACTACCTACGAACAGTTCTAGATAATAAGCTGAACAATAGAGTAATGCAGAGGCTTGAAGCTGGTTGCACGTTTAAGGTTGGGTATAAAACTTTTATTGGTCCTGGTATGTATCTATTTAGTGGAGAACATATACCAACATTACTATCTGGCACTAAGATTAAATTCGAAGAAGTTACAACGAGTATGTATCCAATATGTTCAGTTGAGATTGATAATAATGCGGCATCACTCTTACAAGTTCTAGATGGAAGAGAGGGGTACTTCGATCCGAAATATATGAAGTTTATAAGAAATTTCAAACTAGAGGACTATTTTGCGGCATTTAATAGGAAAGAGTCCCATGGATACTTAGTAAATATATTATTAGGTGATATCATAAGATTTGAATGTGAGAAAGCTGTTAGCAATTATCTACAGACTAATTCTCACGACAATCCAGTTGTAGAACGAATAGTGTATAAGGATAAAGACTTTATAGAGTTTACGTTGAAGTCTAGTAACTTTGGAAACGAAGTACTATGTAATTGCAAAAGTTCTTGGAGACTTGTAAGTGAGAGAGAAGTACCAATGCTAGATGAGATCTTTGAACAGCTAGAGAAGAGCAGTCGTAAGAAGGTTGTTGAGAGGCCTATTACTGTTATGGTCAATGGTAAAGAAGTTAAGGTCAGTGAGAAGTTGAAGAAAGAACTAAAGAAACTAGTTAAAGAATAATGAAAAGAAAAGAAAAGGATAGAACGTAAAAGTCTATCCTAATCTTTTTTTTTGCTTACCTCGCTTTAATTACATCTACTACCTGTTTTCCTGTAATTCCTGGGTAGTCTTTCTGTAATTCCGCGAGTAATATCTTAGTATCAGCAAGGGTAACTTTTCTCCCAAGACTATCACAGGCAGTTTCTATTATCCTCCTAATTTCTTCCTCACTCATTTTAGGCGGCATTAGTTTCTCCAGTACTTCAAGCTCTGCCTCTTCACTGTCTACTAAGTCTTGTCTCCCAGCTTTTTTATATTCGCTGATTGACACTGTGTAATCCTTGTAGAGTTTCTGTAAGATCTTCGCCTGTCCTACTTCATCAACTTGCCCAACAGAATGTACATACTTATCCTGCTCTGCCTTGATTCTTTGATACACACTGAGATCGAGCTTACTATTATTCTTTCTCGCCTCCATAATAAGTTTTTCAATACAATACATAATATCACTGCTTAATACTACATAATTAAGGTATTTCCGGGGTGATTTTAGCGGGGTTGGGTGATGGCAGGGGGATTTAATATTAGAAATGGGCCAATATTATAGTACCTGCCACGAATTTCCCCCCAATTTTCACCCCGATTTTTAGTAGTTCCCTTATATGTAGAAAGAGCTAGGTATTTTTACTTGGTAATTGAGACGGATTAATATGCTCGGTGAGTTATTTTTTCTGTCTTTCTTTTTGTAATTGACTTTATACAAATATAGATTTTCAGAGGGAGCGTCCAGTATAGTTTAAACTTGTTGGTGAATAAAATATTTAGGTGGGTACATAATATGGTTTCTCAGCAAGCTATATTGGCCTCTTTCGATCTATTATTTTGCGGTTAAAAATATGAGAAAAATAAATAGAACATACAGATTTAGATTATATCCAAATAAGGTACAAATCGATTTGCTGTCAAAGCATTTCGGATGTGCTAGATTTGTGTACAATTACTTTCTCAATCAACGTATAGAACAGTATAAGCTTACAGGTAAAAGTGATAATTATTACACACAAGCTAAGTTCCTTACTGAACTAAAGAAACAAGAAACAACTACGTGGCTCAAAGAGGTAAATTCTCAAACCCTGCAATTTGCTATCCGATGCCTTGAAGTAGCTTATACTAATTTCTTTCAAAGGTGCACAAAATTTCCTAAGTTTAAATCCAAACGCTCTAAGAACAGTTTTACAGTTCCTCAATTTGCCTCTATCATTAATAACAGACTCTTTATACCTAAGTTCAGAGAAGGTATTAAATGTCGTGTGCATAGGGAAATAAAAGGAAAAATAGGAAAGGTAACTGTTAGTAAAACTCCAAGTGGAAAGTATTTTGTTTCTGTGTTTACAGAAGAGGAATATACAACTCCACTTAAAAAGACTGATAAGTCGGTTGGTTTGGATTTAGGATTGAAGGACTTAGTTGTTACTTCTGATGGAGAAACTTTTAATAATAATAGATATACAAGAAAATACGAGCATAAACTTGCAATAGCACAACGTCATCTTTCTCGTAAGAAGAAAGGCAGTATTGGGTTTGAAAACCAAAGACTCAAAGTTACTAGACTATACGAAAAGATTTCCAATAGCCGTGCTGACTATCTGCACAAGTGCTCTATTTCTCTTGTGCGTAGATATGATACAATATGTATCGAAGACCTAAATATTAAGGGTATGTTGAAAAATCATCGCCTTGCTAAATCTATCTCTGATGCAAGTTGGGGTAGCTTTGTTGCTATGTTAACTTATAAAGCTGAATGGAATGACAAGAAGGTTGTGAAGGTAGATAGATACTTCCCATCCTCACAGACTTGTAGTGCCTGTGGATATATCAGTAAACAGATAAAAAATTTATCTGTTCGGAATTGGGAATGTCCTATGTGCCATACTCATCATAATCGTGATATAAATGCAGCAATTAATATCCTTAATTTTGGTTTAAATGACATATCGGCAGGGACTGTCGATTACACGGATGGAGAGGGAGTAAGAGTTTATCATTTGAAAGACCATTCTTCTATGAAATCCGAAGCTCATGAATCTTTAGATCATGAGTAGTTCATTTTTATTACATTGTTCTGTATTATACAGAATACATAAGTAAACAAAAAAAAATAAAAGTCATGAAAGAATTTTTACAAAGTTTAAAGCAGGGTTTGACATTCAAGAACCCTATTATTGCAATGGGCACTTTTATTGGTGTTTGTTTGTTGGTTAGTGCTATTTTCTTCTGGGCAGCTCCTATGAAGTTAAGCAATAAAACAGACTACAATGCAGTGATCAGCGCAATTAAGGAGAACTGTAAGGATAGCATTAATGGCCTTACACTGAGTGATGTTGAGGTACGTCAGGATTCAACTGGTAAGTATTTCGATTGTCAGGTGGCTAGATATAATGTTGTCAAGGATGATTCAACTACCTTGCATGGTGTAACAGTTATCAAGATTAAGAAGAATTTCTGGAAGTATCGTTTTGATGGTGTATACAGTAAGTAAGAAAAGTTAATTTGTTTTCCATAATTTTTAATTCCTATAGTGAATAGCAGCGGCAGGTTCTACTCTTCGATGAGGCTATAGGAACTTATGAATGCAACAGTAAAGAAAGTAAAACTAGTAGTGCGTTATTTAGCAAAACCAATCATCTGGTATATTAACGTACATGCTAGGAACTGTGAAAAATTATTTAATGGGGCAACTAATATCCCTTATTTTCTCTAGTGAATAATAGTAACTAGTTCACAGTAGATGTTTTCCGAGCTTATGATGGAGTGCCAGGATGTAAGATGAAACCTGGATAACACACTCCACCTAAGTATTGGATGTGCTGTTGTAGTTTAAAAGATAGATACTATGAAAAATGAAGATAAAGATCTAGTTAAGCTTGCAGGTGCTGGAGGTTTACTGGCAGCAGTTGGTTCTGGTTCTAAACTTAATGAAGATGCGGCTAAATACTACCTCCAAAAAGGAAAAAGTAATTCTAAGAAGTTTGCGGAAGAGAGTAAATCCATTTCTGGTAAACTGAAAGACCTTGCTAATAAACAGAAAACGGCTGTTATTAGGGGAAAGGGAGGTGAAGGGTCTTTCCATATGTCTGAAATAAGTGATACTACAAAAGAAAGTATTAGGAAACAGTTTAAACCGGCAAAAGATGCGATTAAGAAGCTCAGGGAGTATAGAAAAGAAGTAGAGTTGCAAACTGGCAAGAAGGGACTTAGGGGGACTCCACATGAAGGTTCTAAGAGAAAGATAAAAACAAATCTTAAGGAATTCAAGAAAGTACTTAACTCTAGAGACCTAATTGCCATCGATCACTCTCTGTCTGACCCGACTGCAGACCTTGCTCATGAGTTAGGACACTCTATGCACGTAAGTGGCAGGAATGGTAGTAAGGTAGGTAAGATTGCACATAAGTTAAAGCATAGGATAGACGAACTTGATAGAAAGACGATGAAATCCTTAGGTACTAACAATAGTTATAAGGTTGGTGCTGGTATTGGAACAGGTCTTGGCGTAACTGGCGGTCTACTTAGCGGTATTAAAGCTGGGCGTGACGAAAAGAAAGGTAAAAAAGAGAGTGTCTTAAATAAACTCGCTCCTTATGCAGCACCCCTTGCTTACAAGACACCAGAATTAGTATCAGAATTTGAAGCATCTCGTCAGGGTCTGAAACTATTAAAGAAGGTAGGAGCAAGTAAGGAATATAGGAAGGCAGCAAGGAAGACAATGGGAGCTGCTTTTGGTACTTACGCCTCTGCACTAGCCGCACCTCTATTAGCTGGTTACGGTGCTAGACAAGCAGGTAAAGTAATTGGTAGAAGAACTGTAAAGACTGATGATAATAATAAGAAATAAAAGATTTGCAGTGAGTGATGAAGAGTTTAAGACCTTAGCAGATTCAACGGCAGAAAATGATGCTAGTGAGTTAAGGTCTTACGACCCATCCTCCGCAACTCAAGCTACGCCAGGTAAGTAGGTTATATAATAAAGGAAAAGGTTATGGGAGGAAATTTTAACCCTATTAATCCTTTCAGTGATCCAGAATTTAAGAAGGCGATTATTGATAAGGAAAGAGGAAGTAGTACAGGGAGTGATGATTATGAACTACTTGATGAGGATTCTGAAGGTGGTGATGTAAGTCAGGATCTCAAAAGTATTATATCAGGTGCCCCAAGCCTTCCTAAGACTGCGAAGAACTTAATACTAGATGCTAGTGCTCTCGCCAAGAATGAAAAAGAGGCGAAAGCAAAAGAAATGTCACTAGCACTTAATAATGTATTCACGCAGTATAACAAAGAATATGGAACAGACTTGCAGATAAATTTTGACTCTCTAACACAGACACTAGTGAATGTTAGTGATCCAAAGAGTAGGAGAGTACTTGAATTATATCTGTCAGAAATCTACTCAAGCATTAAGCCAATCTTGATAATGCATTTAATTCAGAAACTGGCTATTGCAATTGAGTATATCACAGACCCAGCTAGAATGTTTGGACAAGACTTAACAACTGCCGATATCTTCCTAATAGTAGATCACTTAATGGGATATATAAATCAGCTAGAGGAACTTAAGTCAGACATCAAAATAGAGGGTGCTAACTTAGAGCTTCAGAAAATTGCACAAGAAGGTAATGGACTAGACTTACAATCAGACCAGTCAAAAGAGGCAATCGATAATTTCATGAAGCTCCTAAATAAAGAAACAATAAAGTAACTATGGAACAGAAGGAATTTGCAGAAAACTTGCCAATGGAAACACCAAAGGTAAGTAAGGAGAAGGCAAGCAAGCTACGTGATATGTTTAATCGTACCAAGGATAGTATTAAGAACTCTAAGGTTGGTAAGAATGCAGCTGATTTCTACGCAAAGCATGAGAAGGGCGTTAAGATCGGTGGTGGTGTAGCTGCTGGTACCGCACTCGCAGCAGGTCTTGCAGTAGGCGCTAAGAAACTGGCTGACAAAAAAAAGAACAGCAGAAGGAATTCGCCGCTAGAGATTACGTAGGTCTTGATGAAATTGGCAAGAAGAGACTAAGAGAGTATAGAAATAAATTAGCAAGAGATTTAAACAAGGAAAGAAATCAGATAAATAGTAAACTTGCTGATGATACTAAAAGACTGTCTAAAGATTGGGGAGTAGTTGCACCTCCATATATTAGTGCGGCCAAAGAAATAGCAGACGGAAATAAAGAGACTCTACGAAAAAAAGCACAGGGAGCGGCAGATATGATGAGAGAAAAAGAGCGAAGAAGAGTTAGAGAAGTTACAGATTCTATATATGAACATTCTAAACTCGCAGACAAACTTCGTGCTAAGAAGGTATTAGGTAAGGATCTTAAGAAGGCTGGTTATGCAGGTCTCGGTGTAGCAGGCGCAGCTGGCTTAGCGTATGGTGGTAAGAAACTGTATGATAGGTATAAGAAGAATAATGAATCTGAGAATAAAGATTAATTAATACTTCCTTCCCTTAATAGATTTGAAACAAGAATCTTACTCTTCGATGAGGTTAAGGGAGCAATAAATTTAAAATGAAAGATTATGGACGGACAAAAATTTATAGTACAATCCGACCCAACATCTTCAATCGGGGACTTAGCGTTACCATCTGACATTGAGCTACAGTATTCAAAGCTTAGCAGGGATGAGAAGATAATAGTGGGTTCCAAGCTATTAGGTATGAATCATGTACCGGTATCTTTTGATCAATTTGTACATGATGATTATTTCTTAGGTAATCCAGGAATAACAAATCACGGTAGGTCTATATTCGATATCTGGAAAAATGCTGGATCTGAGATTTATCCAACACCTATCAATACTAAAACGCCTTATGTATCATTTGGTGGTTGTATTGGTTCTGGTAAGTCAACTATGTCTAAACTGATGGGACTCTATATGTATCATCGCCTTGACTGTTGTACAAATATGAATCTTAGTTTAGGTCTAGCCGGTGGTGTTAAGATTGCATTTGGTTTCTTCCACGCCAACGAAGATACAGCGTATAAAGATTTCGTAGTCTATTTTAAAACTGTTTTTGCGCTGAGTCCTTATTTTAAGAATCAGTACAATAAGCCACAGATTCGACTTATCTCATCAGGCCCTAAGTCAAATGCAGTCTTAGGTACTCAGCTTGTATTTAGTGTGCTCTCTGAGATTGGATTCTGGAGGCCACAAGATGCAATGAACAAGCTTAGTGAGGTCCTGACGCGTTATCAATCTCGTTTCGTCAGTAAGAGGCATAATTTTGGACATGTAATTGTTGATAGTAGTGCTAAAGATGCAGATCACTCAGTGGCAGATAAGTTCGAAGAGACAGTACCAGAGGATGAACTCTACCTAGCTAAATATTCACATTGGGTAGCGAGACCTGAATTATATAGAGAAAGTGAAGGTAAGACGTTTGAATTCTATAGGGGTGATTCAGTACATACACCTTTTGTACTAGAAGAAACAACAGATAGAAGTAAACTAGATGTGGATAGAATCATAGAGTGTCCGATACAGGTTAAGCGAAATTTTATATTAGACCCTATCAGATCTCTACAAGACTTAGCTGGATTTGGTTATTCTAGTAAGGAGTTATTTTTTCAAGGTAATATATCAAGTGTAATTGAGTGTTCTAGTATACCAAACTTAGGTGACGATGTAATTGATGATATTGATTTCTTCAACTTAGAGGATACAATCTATGATAGAGTCTCACCTATGCTTACTAAGATACCTAGACACACTACATTATTCATACACCTAGATATTGGACTTAGGAATGACGTATGTGGTATAGCAGTTTCTTATTTTGACGGTGAGATAACTGATACAGATGGATTTGATACAACTCCTTATCCTACATTCAAAGTACCATTATTATTTGGACTTAGTAGGAAGAAGGGGCAATCTACTTCACTTGACCATATATTCCAGTTTATACAGAGATTAAATGTTGACTATAATGTAAATGTTAGCGCCGACTCTTTTGCTAGCGCTGGTCTATTCCAATCTTGTGAGCGTGTTGGTATCCCTTATGAAGAATTGTCAGTAGATAGAACAACAGAACCTTACTTTATGTTCAAAAATATCATCCTATCTAAGAGGGTTAAGATGGTATACAATGAAAGAATGTTGCGTGAGTGTTCAGAGCTTAGAATAGTAACAAATGGTAAAAATGGTGGTCATGTTAAGATAGATCACCCAGATATCTCTAATTGTTTTGAGTTTGATTATAGAGGAAAAACAGGAGATCAACCAGGTACTAAGGATATTGCTGATGCTTGTGTTGGTTCTATCTGGGCATGCTATAAGAAATACTCACAATACCTAGAAGATGGTGGTAGCTCTGCAAATAAACAGCTTAGAATTGTTGAGCAGATGACAAGAAATGCTAGGGAAGATAGTAGCATACAGTTACAGAACATGCTAGAAGATATATTTTAATACTATGATAATACAGAGGACTAAATACTTTGCTGATAAAAAAGATAAGTCTGAAAAGCTAAAAGGAGCTGCATTGATCGGTGGAGGTGCAATTTTAGCCGGTAGTAAGGATTCCATTGGTGATAGAATTATTGCAAATGGTCAGAAACACTATCAAGACTTAATCACAGAAGGTAAAGAGATAAAAGATAATAAGAAGATCTACGATAAACTAACTAAACTAGCAAAAGATAGTGGAACTAAAATAGAAGTAAACCCTTATGAAGTTACAGGGTCAAGATACGAAAGAAGTCCTAATGCTAGGGGAATTAGAAAAGCAATGGCATTCCTTAAGAAAAAGACAAAAAATCTTAAGAATAGTCAAAAGATTCATGATCGACTTGATAGTTCCACACTAGGACAGTATGCAAAGGCTGTTTCTGGAAAAGATAAGGTAGTATTAGATTACATGGGTGATGAATCTGCAACATTATTATCCCATGAGTTGGGTCATTCTCAATATCTTCAACCAAAAAGATCAAAGTCTATACTAGGTAAGGCAGCACACAGATTACATGAAATATCTCAGGTCGCAAGTAATAGCAAGTTTGGTACAATTGGATCAGCTATTAACGGTGTACACTCAGGACTTAAGGAAGAGCGTAATAAGTCTGAGGGTAAAAAGACATCTGCTTGGACAAAGGCTAAGGCCAGTTTGGTACCAGCAGCCCTTGCAGCACCTATGTTAATTGCAGAAGGTAAGGCAAGTCTTAATGGTCTCAAGAATATGAAAAAGCTTGGGGCTAGTAAAGAGCTTTTGAAGAACAGTAAAAAGACACTTGGTTCAACTTGGAGTACTTATGCTGGCCTAGGAATGAAGAATGTAATAACAGGTGAAGGTTCTAGATGGGTTGGTAAGGGCTTAGGAAAGGTTCTATATAATAAAGATAACAAGAAAGATGATAATACCAAGAATTAAATACTTCGCTGAATCCTATGAAGAGCAGACTAAGAAGAATAGAACTGCAAACTTAGTAGGTGCAGGTGGAGTAGTTGGTTCTATTGGTGCAGCGGTTGGTTATAATAGGGTAGCAAATAAACTTGGTACTAAGAAAATCGATAATCAAGCACAGAAGCACCTAGAGAAAGGAACCAACTTAATAAATGCCGAGTCTGAAAAACTAGTAAGGGATGCAAGACTACGCAGAAATATTGCTGGGACTGCATTGAAAGATAAGGCACGAAGAGATATATCAGGTAAAGGTCCATTTGGTGCTGGGAAGATTAGAAGAGAGTTCGCAAAGGACCTAAGAGCAGAGAATCAGAAACTAGCTGAGACAGAAAAAAGCATTTCTAACTTTATGAATGCGAGGAGAGCAGACTTAAGCAGAAGAGTTAGTGGTGCAGTAGAGAGGTCAAAGGCAGTGATGAAAAGAAAGAATAATAATAGGGCACTTGCAATAGGAGCGGTTGGTACTGGAATGGCACTGGCTGCTAGAAAACTAATTAAATCTAGAAGGAAGCAAGAAGATCCAGTAATGATCGACGCAAGTAACCTATACAATATACCAGGTGAAAATGATACTACCAAGGGTTAAACTTTTTGCAGAAGATGGCAAGAAGGATCATACAGCTAAAGATACAGGCCTTATTGGAGTGGGAGTAGGTATTGCCTCAAGCTTTGGTAGTGTAGGAAATTTAATTTCAGAAGAGGGTAATAATTATCTAAGAAATTCTTCATTGAAAGCTAAAGACGCTAAATTAATTGAAGAGAAATTACTAGACCAAGCTAAAAAAAAATGGAGGCCCTAAGATCATAAAAGATCTTAATTTTAATAACTCAGCCTATACTGGAGGAAACTCTGGCAAGATGGCCAGAAATTTAATAGCAGGTCTAAGAAAAAAGGCTAGGGCCACGGGTAATGTAAGGTTTGAGAAAGCTGCAGAAAAGCTAGAGAGTAAAATTAGAAAAAAAGTAGGTGGAGATACTAAGGTTTTTAAGAACTTAGGGAAAGATACAGTCATACTAGGTAATAATGGAGGGGTGGATGCATTGGCACATGAACTCGGATACTCTAACTATCTAAGATCTGGTAGGTCTAAGTCTATTGTTGGAAAAGTTGCGCACAAACTAATGCCTATTTCGTCTTCAACTACAAATAAATTAGGTCGAGTAGCTATTGCAGCAAATGGTTTTCAATCTGGATTAGAATCTGAAAAGCTTAAGTCAGAAGGTAAAAAAGAGTCAACTTGGAATAAAGTTAAGGCAGCCGCAGTACCAGCAGCCATTGCAGCCCCATTATTGGTAGCAGAGGGTAAGGCTAGTCTTAATGGCCTCAAGAATATGAAGAAACTTGGAGCTAGTAAGGAGTTAATGAAGGAGAGTAGAAAACGTCTTGGTGCTGCCTGGGGAACTTATGCAGGTAAGATGGCTGTAAAAAGTATTGCACTAGGCGAAGGCTCTAGGTTTGTTGGTAGGGGTGTAGGCTCTATAATATATAAAGATAAGAAAGATGATAATACCAAGAATTAAATATTTTGCAGACCGTGATTTTGCTGGGCTAGGTGAAGATGCACAAACCTATCTTAAGTCTGCTAGAAGGAATTACGCAAGAGATCTAATAAGTGCTAGAAGAACCGAGAATTCTGCCTGGACTAATCAATTAATACAGGATAAATCCAAATTAAGGAGTAATGCAAGTAGAGTAGATAGAATGCTAAAGGATCCAGAGAAAGTTTCTGAAGCTAGAAAGATGATAAAGAAAGAGGTTGGGTTTGATAGGTACTCAAATAACTTAGAATCTGGAAAAGTGGCAGAAGCTAGAATCTCTAGAGCAGGTAACTACAAGAATGACCCACTACTTAAGAATAAAGAAACCAGAGCAGCTCGTGCAGAAGCATTAAAGGCAGAAAGATTATCTAAGCAACCAGCTAAAGCATCTTACGTTAAGCCAGAATCTGTGGTTAAACCTGCACAAAAAGCTACCTACGTTAAACCCGAGGCCGTTGTTAAACAGCCTGTTGTACAACCAAAGGCCTCTTACGTTAAACCTGAGTCTGTAGTTAAACCAAAGGTTGTTAAGGAAGTACAGAATAAAGGTCGTGAGGAACTAGTTAAGACTCTCCGTGCTAAGAAAGCATTAGGTAAGAATCTTAAGAAGGCTGGTTATGTAGGTCTTGGTGTAGCGGGAGCGGCAGGTCTTGCGGTCGGTGCTAAGAAACTATATGATCGCAATAAGCAGGCACAGCAATAGTGTGTCTTACTATATTCCAGAGTGATAATTTATGTTATCTACTATTCGATTAGGCTCTGGGAACAAATCAAAGATTATTTAGAGTATGAAGAAACACGAAAACTTTTTTGAGAAGATGTTTGGTAGTTTCTCAGTAGGTTCATCAAGAGTTCCATTGAGATCTAACATCTTCAATAGTGGTTCTGGTTATAGTAAAATTGGATCAACTGGTGGTGGAAGGTTTGGTGGTAGTCAGAGAAAATCACCTCTCCTTGGAAATGCATCACCTAGTAATTTAATGTCTGGTTACTACGAAAGATCAGACGAGCTCAAGAGTTATCAGTTATTAGATGTTGTAAAATTAGCTACTAACTTTTTTGCTGACTACATAATTAACTTCTTAGGTGAGGGTAGAAATGCCGTTACTATTATGGATGAAAACAATGAGGCAGCAGATGAGTTTAAGACAGAGAAGATAAATGAAATACTAATCAATGACTTAAAGATCTACGATTACATAAGGAGTCATGTTAAGGATGTTGTATTTCATGGGTCCTATACTAGTATGTTGATGAATACTAAGGATGAACTTGGTCACCTTAAGTTTAGATTTGAGGAGATTAATGATCCAGTTAGTGTAGTGCTCAAGAAGAAGAAAGACAAGACAGGTGATACAGTGGATTCTTATATTACTAGAGGTTCTGATAATAAGCTCTATGAAATTCCATCAGAGAGTGCATTTATGTTAGGCTCAATTAACTTACGCCTTGAAAATGACCTTGATGAATCTTGGGAAAATAAAAATCACACAATAAAGCCTAGTTTTGGAAAGACAAGCGGAAAAGATAATATAGAAAAGGTACTTAAGACTTGTTCATACTTAGCAGGGGAGCCATTATTCTATTCATCAATCTTAAAGGTGAAAGAATTGGTAATCAAAGAGCTCTTAGTATCACTTATATCGTTGAGGGATATATCAAGTATTCAGATTTTCTTACTGCAATTTGATAAGCAGACTCCACTTGAGACAGCCAATGAGATTTGTGCAAGAACTACTAAGCTAGCTAATAATACAAATGAACTAGCATCATTCTTAACAAGTCAATTTGATGCAGTGTCTTTCTTGGAAAACACACTCAGTCAATCAGCTAAGTTTGTACCTGACTATAACTCAACAATTGGTAATAAGAATAGTATGTTGCCACTAGATAAACTCAGTGATAAACTACTAGATCTTATGCAGAACCTTGATAACTGTAGGAGTAATGTACTTAGTCCTCTCGGTATCCCAGCAACAATCTTGGATAGTACGAGTGGTAGTAAGTGGCAGATCCTACAACAGAGTGAACGAGCTAATAGTAGGGTGACAGGTTTTATGACTGGTATTAAAGAATCAGTTACTAGATTAGCTGCTAAGATATATGAAACTGTATATCATGAGGAAATTGACCCAAGTAGAATTCAGCTTCATATTAGCGAAAAGACTAGCGTTGAGTATAATAACCAAATAAATCAGAGTGAAAGTATTGGTGGACTTGTGAATGGTATTACAGGTATTGTCACTAACGCACTCCAAACACTAGAAGGATCAGCACCTCTTATTGATACAAAGGCTTATCTCAGTTACATACAGGGACTCATTAAGGATATCGACCCAAATACAGAGCCTCTCATAACAGAAGATACAATCAATAAGTACACAGCATATTCACAGGCAAAACTATCTAATATGTTGGAACAGCAAGGTATGGATCCAAGTATCTTAGAAACACCAACGGAAGAAGGAACATGATAATACTAAGAAAACAATATTCTACTACAGACGAAAGTGATGTAGCTAAGAAGGAAGAGACTGATAAGAAGAAAACGAAACTTGCTAAGGCGGCAGGTATTAGTTTAATGGGTATGGGTGGTACTACTGCTGGACTCGCTACATTAATCGGAGGTGCTAAGAAGAAGTACGGTAAGATGACAGTAGAAGAAATAAAGAAGCTTCACCCAAAACTTAGCGATAAGTCCATTAAGAGATACCTAGAAAGATTGCCGACTGATAAGCAAGTAGGTAGTGCAAAAAAGACGGGTAGCTTGGCGGCGGTAGCAGGAGCACTTACACTTGGCGCTGCACTATATAATCAGAAAAAGTCAGGGAAAGATGATTCTACTAAGGAGTAAGTACTATGCAGCTCCAGAACCAGGTGATATTGTTGATCCAGAAAAAAATAAGACTGGACAAGAATTACCAGAGCAAGGGGCAGAGGCAAAGAGTCAAGAAGTGTCAGCCAGAGATATGCAGATTGAAAGGATGAGACTACAGAGACAACAGCTCCAAATGAATCATCAAAGACAACAGATGCGTATTAAAGAACAGATGCAGAAGAATAGGCAGCTTACGCAATTACAAAGGTCTGAGAATGAAAAAGAAATCTCAGATAATAAAGATCGTATTAGGATTAGGCAGCAGGAAAACACAAACCAGAAGCCAGATAATACAAGTCTCTATAAAAATAAAGCGAAAACTGCACCTCCTGTATCAATGCCTAAAAAGTAAGACACATGGACGAATTAAAAGAGAAAAGGTTTACTAGTAAGGTCGAGAATCAAGAAGACATGCTAGGAAATCAAGACAGGTATAATCCTCTCAAAGAAACTGATTAAAACTTAACTATACTATACTATGATCATACGAAGGAGGAAGAATTTTTCAGGCTACATACCAACTAGCGGTATTGATTATAGTAGTGTCATAGTTGGTGCAGTAGATCCAATCGAGCAGGTGGATGAAAAGATTGGGAAAATACCAATCGTCAATGAAGCTAGTAGAAAAGCTAGATCTAGGATTACAAGCATTACAGGTCCCCTAAGAATTCTACTAGGCAAGAGAAGAAAAGAAAGACAAAGACAAGAGCTACTAGATGCAATTAAGAATAGTAGCATAGATTAATAAATTTAACAATTAATACATAAATAATATGATCGTAAAGAGAATTAGATTCTACTCTGATAGAGATGTAGAGAGAACACCTCTTTCTAAAGTAAAGAATCCTACTTTTGGAGCACAAGGTACTTACTTTGGTAGACGTGCGGCACATAAAGCAGATGAAGAGGGTGCAAGTGATGAGGAAATTCTAAGAAGAGCTAAGAAAGCAAGTACAATATCAGGCGCAATTGAAGGTTCTATAGTTGGTACAGCTTTGGGCAAATCAGTAAAAGACTCACTTAGTGATAAGAGAAACTTAGCAAAACTTCAGAAATTAGCAGATGAGAAGCTTAAGAAAGAAGGGCTTAATAAGTTTGCAAAGAAGGTAATTAGAAACAAGAACGCTGGTACTGCAGCTGGTGTTGGTGCAGGTTTAGTAACAGCCGGAACTATGGTAGGCCTAAATAGACTTGCTAGTCACATGAATACTAAGTCTCGTCTCAAGAAGCGTAACGAAATGGATTCTAAGAAGTAATAAGTTATGATTATTTCCCAGTGAGTTTGTAATATGAACTCTACTATTCGATTAGGCTGGGAAAACAATGAAAGGGAAATATATAGTATGAGTAGATTTAGAACAGATGGAATTCACATTACTAGTCCTGCAGGGGTGTGGGGTTATGATGACTTAATTGGCGCTACTGTCAGGGTTAAGTCTCGTAGTATAGGTAGTGGATTATTTAGCGTTGATAGTTCTAGTGAGTATAAGGTTAAGTCTATTAGTTTTAGGCTTGACATAGATACAGGTAAGCTAGTGACTATTATTAGGCTTGATGGTCTTGATGGTGAGTACGTTTGGAAGGACTTAGAACTACTCAAGCTAGACCTGTGTAAGTGTAGCAGGAAGAAAAATCCAACTCCTGAAACACCTCGCAAAGAAGAAGATGAGAAGAAGGTTGCTGTTGTATATAATGTTTGCAACGAGGAAGGTGTCTTAGTGTACAGCGAGGAAAGATTACAGTTGGTTGGAGATCCTGCTAAATTAACACAGGAACGACCCTTCACAGAATATACATATAATACAGACATAATCAAGGAGTCTACTAAGAAGGTAGTTGTGAATATTAAAAACGCCAACACAACTATCCCTCAAGGTCAATTTCAATTCGTGGAACTACTAGGGCAAGACATGACGGTAAATAATGAAACGTTTGATAGGTTCTTGGGTGGTTCGTATGGGGTTAGGTTTATGATGGGTGATCAAAACTTAGCAGTATTAGATGATGGTACTGTTGGATTGACCGAGAAAATTTTTGAGTGGGAAATCTTAGAAAATCCATTAGACTCAGACCATCTACTTGTGAAAGCAAAGGGACTAAACAAGTACTTAACATGCTATTTGGATGAAATTACACCTACGTTTAAAGTAATTGATCCAGATAAGAATGGCGTTGTTAAGTCTATTATTGGGTTCTATTCTTTCAGTCAAGGTAACACCCCAATAGGTTCAGATTAAAATTAAATAAATTATAATAATGCAGATTAAAGTTAAATTATTTTCAGTGGGCGGTATACCAGCAAGTGATTCTAGTATAATTCCGCGCCGTGTGGTTGAAGAGTATTTAGCTAGTGATAAGTACAAGGAGGATATTGCAAAGAAGAGGATGTTAGGTTCTCTCACTCACCTAGTACGTAATTGGGCAGCACAGAATAAGTATAATCCAAGTGTTGCAAGTAAGACGGCAGGTAAAGATGACCAGCTTATGTTAGTTGGTGTTGCATCTCCTACTCACTATATTGATCGTATCTGGATTGAGGACAGCGATCAGTGGGTATATTGTACAGCTACTATCCTATCAGAGGAGGGAATGGATGATCAAGCAATTCAGAACATTAGGCGTTTGAAGGGTATGATCTCTAATTCAATATTACCAGGTGTGTCAGCGGTAATTCTTGGTTATTGGGATAATCAGAACTCCCATGATACACTTAAGAAATTAGTATCTCTGAAGGGTTTTGATGTAACTATGAATCCAAGTTGGGCGGATGCATCAGTAGTAGAAGTAGTAGATCATTCAGACACTAGTACAAAGACATTTTCAGATACTAGTGAGGGTAGTACTAAGTTATTTGTTAAGGAGTTTTCAGATCTTTCAGTATTTGGAGACACTAAGCTACCTAAGAGTTCAAAAATTAGCAATCACTTCACTACGCTTAAGGCAAAACAGTTCAGCTCTGGTAATGTAGCTGTAGAGATTAGTAATGATTCTCCTTATTCTGGTGTATTCAAGGAAGAGCAGAAGGAATTTTCAATTAGTACTCTCAAGGAGCGTGTTAGATATGCGAAGTTTAGTCCCCGTATGAGATTTAGGAGATTATTCTTAGAGTACAAACAACTAGTAAGGCAGTCAGGTGGTCTAGAGAAAATTGACCCGGAGACACTTAAGATCATGAAGTCTCTATTTATGTCTGATGTGCTTGATATTTTTAAGAACATTACACCAGAAGTAGTATCAGGAAAACAGGTATCTACATTAATCGGTGCAAGCTCTCTCGGCAAGTCTGTAAGAGTAGCAGCACAGAAATTACAGATGCCATATAGGTTAGCAATGCAGGAAATGAGCAAGACAGGTAAAGTTAGTCCAATGCGTCTGAAGAAGATACAAGAGGCTTACACAGAATTTGCTAAGTCTATGATTGATGAGGTATTCGGTTCTAATCCAGTACCTGCAGAGCTAGAAAATGAAGAAGAAGGAGGAGAAGAGTAATGGCTAGAATGAAGTTATTTTCTCAGAGACGTAAGTTGTTCAGTGAGGAATATAATGAAGGTGGTATGACTCTCCGCCAGGTAGTATGTAGAGATTGTGGTCATGTAATGGAGACTGCTGAGAACGTAAGTCAGATCCTTTGTCCTAATTGTGGCGGACGTAGATTTAACTTAAAGCTGTTCAAGGAGAAGTTGAACCCAGAAACAGAGAAGCATGAGGACAGTCTTAATGAGTTTGAAACTAAGCTGAAAGAGTTTAGTGGAAAGACAGTTACTAAGGATATTTTCGAAAAGACCTTCAGTAATAGGGCAGATGATATGCTTGAGAAGGGCTTTGCTAGTATTGTTGATAATGATGTAGTAATTAGTCCTACTGCATTTGAACAGGAGAGGTTGTTTAGTAAGTTGATTATTCAGGTTACTAAGGTTCTAGATCTTGATGAGGATGTAGTCGGTGGTGATAGAGAGTTTAAGTCTGACCTAATTGATAGACTTGACGATCGTAGAATGTTGCCAGAGAAAGGTATTATGATTCTTAAAAAGGCACATGACATTACACCAAGAGAGTTACATTTCAGTGAGGATTGCTGTTCAGATTGGGTAAGCGATTCTAGTATTGTCCCAGACTTGAAATTAGAGTATGCTAATCAGAGTATGGGTATTAAGCAGTTTATGGATATCTTAAGGAATAGATACCCAGATGCACCAGAGGACATTATTGATCAGCTTATTTCTAGGGATGTTATTTTCTTAGATGGCAGTCAGGTTACGATTAAGAAATAATTAAAAAATACATAAATGAAGAAGACTAGATTTATGGAAGTCATGTTCTCAAATACAGATGAGGAATTGGCTAAGCAGGTAGATAACGATATCAAGTCCGCAAAGGAGAATGGTGTTGTTGATACTGAAGAAGTAGAGTATAGAAATGTAGGTGATGGTAACGTTGCTATCACTGACAAAGAGAATGGTGAGGTTACTTTAGCACAGGAGGCTGCTGACGAAGCTGATACTTATGATCTCGTCGCTGTTCCGGATGGTCAGTTGGAAAAATTTGTCCACCCGTCTGCAGATGGAGTTCACCCAGGTAATCAGGTTGGCGCACCAGATGAGAAAGTAGAGAATCACGTAAATGGGGGTGTCATTAACCCAGAAGCAGAGGATGGCGGTTTAAATCCTGAGGCTGGTAATGAGCGTCTTGTTGAGGATCTTGCAAAGCAGGGCCCTTGTATGGATGGCGACTGTGATGAGAAGGAATTTTCAGTATTCACAGACAATCAGGCAGTTCTTCGTATTTTCAGCGATCAAGAGTACTGTGAGCGTCTTTTCTCAGAGGTTATTGAGAGTGAGGAGACAGCTAAGGTAGGTGATCTTAAGATTGAGAAGTTGCCAGATGAGGATAATACAGTTGTTGTTACTAATGAGACAACAGGTGACCAGGCAAAGGTAACTATGGACGACGATGAGATGGAAGTAGAGGAGCTTGATAGAAACGTTGAGACTCGTAACTACAGCGATTTCATGCCACTCTTTGTAGTAGGTGTTCAGCCATTTGATCATATCATTGTAGATGCACAGGAGTATTCAGAGGAGAGTGCTGAGGAATTGAAGGCACAGCTCGAGGAGGATGGTGTACAGTCAGTAGAGATTTTCGATAATCAGGAAGACGCACGTACCTATGCAATTCAGCTCCTTAATAGTCTTGGTGCAAATCCAGCATGTGGTCAAGGTGAGGTTGAAGAGCCAGTAGAGGAAAGAGAGTACAGCGAGTATGTAGGTGCACCAGTATTTACAACTAGGTACTACTCAGATGACAATGAAATGATGTGCCGTATGTTCTCAGAGGCATCAGCAGGTATCGCACACACTCAGGATCTTGTAGAGGAGGCAATCCATTCAGGTGATCCAGTAGAGTTTGATGGTGGCGTTATTACTCCTATTGATGCACAGAACGCAATCATCTCTGACGTTAATGGTGATCATACTCTTGCATCAGTACAGGGTGTAGATATGCAGCTTGAGAAGATGGATGCAGAGGATGCACAGGCAGTTCTTGGTGGTGAGGATCTTATCGAGGTAGAGTCTGATAATGACGACGACTTTGAAGGTGAAGAGGAAAGAGAGTATTCTGACATCTATTCAAATGAGGCAGAAACTAAGTTCTTCTCTGATTCAGAACCAATGACAGCTTACATGGAGAGACTATTCTCAGAGGAAGCAGACCAGGATGATGTAGAGAAGGCACTAGAGTCAGACGATGTAGTTGAGACAGAGAATGAGATTATTACTCCAATTAGTGACGATGTTGCAGTAATTGAGGATAAGACAAATGGCGAGTTCTCTAAGGCTATTATCGATGATGAAGAGGATACTATGGATGTAACTCCACTCACAGAGGATGAAGCAGAGGCCCTTATGGATGAGGCTGATGATGACGATGATGATGAGGAGCAGAAGGAGTATTCTGATATCTATTCTGACGAAGCAGAAACAAAGTTCTTCTCAGAGGATGAGCCAATGACTGAGTTCATGGTACGTTTATTCTCAGAGGAAGATGGTGAGAGCCAGTGTCCAGTTGAGGCAGCTATTGAATCAGGTGAGCAGATCGAGACTGAGGGTGAGATTATCACTCCAATCAGCGATGACACAGCAGTAGTTGAGGATAAGGGTAATGGCGAGTTTACTAAGGTAGTTGCAGTAGATGATGAGACTATGAATGTTCACCCATTGTCAGACGATGAGGCAGAGAATCTTATCGGTGATGAGGATGAAAAGCAGTTCTCAGATGTTTACACTAATGAGGCAGAGACAAAGTTCTTCTCAGAGCATGAGCCTATGACTTCTTATATGGAGAGATTGTTCTCAGAGGAGGCTGATCAGGATGACGTAGAGAAAGCACTTGAGTCTGGTGATACAGTAGAAACTGACAATGAGGTTATTACTCCAATCAGTGATACAGTTGCAGTTGTTGAGGATAAGAATGAGGATGGTGAGTTCACTAAGGCTATCATCAATGAGGATGGTGAGACAATGGATGTTACACCACTTACAGAGGATGAGGCTGAGACATTGATTGAGGAAGCAGAGAAGGCAGATGAGCATGAGAAGAAGTTCTCTACTCTTGACAAGTTCTTTGCAGAGGCAGTAGTTCCAGCAACAGCACCAGTAGCAGCACCAGTACAGGCTCCAGTTGCAGTAGATCCAAATGCGGTCGCAGCAGATCCAAACGCACAAGTAGTTGATCCAAATGCACAGGTAGCAGATCCAAATGCAGTTCCAACAGTAGAGAACATTGAGGATAAGGCACTTGCAGCAGTTGAGTCTATTAAGGCAGCAGCAGCAGAGGCATCAGCTCAGATTATGGAGGCTAAGGCAGCACCTGCACCAGACGCAGAACCTGAGATCGTAGAGGCACAGTTCTCAGAGAAGACATTTAGCGAGAATGATACACTTGTATCTTGGCTCAGCAATAAATAATATACAAACAAGTAATATAAATTAATTTATAACATATGAATAACTATTCACAGATTTTGGGCAATTCTGCAATGATGGATGCCCTTCGCGCAAGTTCAGTTTCAGCAGAGGACGCTCGTCTTCGTGGTAATGAGTATGCAAAGATGTTTTCTCGTAACGAGGAAATGATGGACGTATTTGGTTTGGGTGGTAACAACGCAAACCTCCTTCAGAAGACCTTCTCTGGTTATTCTGAGACTCCACTCTTGTCAACACAGTATTTCAACGCATCAGTAGCTTCTTACGTAAGCTCTTTTGCAGGTTATATGTCAATCGAGCGTGACTTCGATCAGCCAAACGGCTTGTTCTATTGGTTTGATGTTCTGGGAGTTACAGACCTTCGTTCAGTTCTTCCTAACCTCGGTCCAGATCAGTATCAGGACGTACAGGTAATGGGTGGCTTCGAGCTTCCAGTTACTGTTAACGCAGGTACCGCTGCTTACTCTCCACTCGTAGGTCGTAAGTTGATTCCAGGTACTGTACGTGTTAAGGTTGAAGATGGCACAGGTAAGAAGTACGAGTTGATCGATAACGGTCAGGGTAGCTTCATGGCAGTTGCTGGTGTACTTAAGACTGGTACTGTTAACTACCTCAATGGTAAGATTGACTTCGAGTTGACTACTGCTGTTCCTACAAATGGTAGCATTACTATCGTAGGTAAGGAGGATACAACTGGTACTCCTAGCTGCACAAACGGCGCATCTAATGCACATGCAAATGACAAGCGTTTCATCGCTAAGATGCAGCAGATTGCTTTGAACACTGTACCTGATATGTTGGTTGCTGAGTATAACATCGCAGCTCTTGGTGCAATGAAGAAGGCAACTGGTTCAGACATGGCTACTTTCTTGTTCACAAAGCTTCGTGAGCTTTATACAAAGACTATCAACTTCAAGTTGGTTAGCACACTCGAGAAGGGTTATGCTGGTAACGTAATGGATGATCTTGATCTCTCTAACGCACCTGCATCTCTCGCATCTAAGTTCATGGACTATCGTTCACGTGTTGACTTGTTCGATGCATACTTGATCAATGTTGAGTCTGCACTCGCAACTAAGGCTGTTAAGGGTGTTACTACTACTGCTTATATCGCAGGTAACCAGGCAGCTAACCAGTTCCAGAAGGGTGGCGTTATCGGTAAGTTCGAGCGTAACACTAAGATGACATACATCAGTGACCTCCTTGGTTGGTATGATGGTGTGCCTGTACTTCGTTCTACTGATATTCAGGAGAAGGCTGGTGAGGGTACATTCTATGCTATCCACAAGACACAGGATGGTCAGATGGCTCCTCTTGCACGTGGTATCTACATGCCATTGACTGATACTCCAACTATCGGTAACTACAACAACCCAACTCAGATGGCTAGTGGTATTTACTATCAGGAGGGTGTACGTTACTTGGCACCTGAGCTCGTTCAGAAGGTAAGCTTCAAGTTTGGTTTCTAATCCTAGGAATATAATTTTCCCTTAAGTATAATAGGATTTAATTAGATATTAAGTGAAGGGGAATTCTCATGTACAGTAATGGCATGGTTTTCTCCTTCTACTTTTTACAACTTACAGTGCCGCTAGGATTAATCTCTTAGCTGGGGCTGTATTATTTTTAAACACAGTACAGGTTATATGGCAAAGTACAGATTAAGACGTAAAAGTTTTGGCCTTGGTAATGCAATAGGAACACTTGCTAAGAAGACCTGGGGTACAGGAATAGGTAAGACAGCTATCATTGGTGGCGGTATTGCAGCAGCAGGCGCAGCTTATGGTGGTGCTAAATACTTAGGAGCTTCAAAAGACGCACTGACCGGAGATATGGGAAGTGAAAACGGAGCTGGTTATTAGGAGGAATAATATCATGGCAATTTATAAGTTAACTAGGAAGACTTTTTCTGAAGAGCTGAAGAAAATGTATGAGCTCAAAAAGGCTGGTAAACTACAGGGATCACTTGCTGAAAACGTAGCTAAGGAAAAAGCAAAAAATGCAGCAGCATCTGCACAGAAGGTAGTGGATAGGGCAGCTAGAAAAGTTGCTGGAACTGCTTTACAAGGACAGGCAGGGCAGGTTGCAAAAGCTGTAGGTAAAGAAGGCTATCAGAAAGTTATCAATAGTACAGCTGAAGCAGTAAAAGCAGCTGGGCAACAAGGTTTCAATAAGGGTGCTCAGTCAGTAGGTCTCAAGCAGGGTATGATGAATACTTGGAATAATGCCGGTAAGATGGGCAAGGCTGGTATGGTAGGTGCTGGTGTTGCTGGTACTGCGCTTCTTGCAAAGGGTTTGTTTGGTGGTAAGAAACAACAGCAGGCAGCTAACTAAATTCTAGTAGGTAGACTATGAGAAATGAAATAATCTACAACGGTCTTCGCATTACAACAGATAAGTGTAGGTATTTTCAAGTAGTACAAGGCAAGTATGATACAGTCTTAGAAAATGAAAATACCTCAACGCTTACATTAACATACTCTCCAGGTAGCTCTGCGAAATCCTTATCTAACTCACTCGGCTTGCCCTTAGTTGGTAATGGAAACTTAGTAATGACACCAATGAGTAAGCCTAGTAGATTTTCTCACCCTACTATTACACTAAATGGGCTACGATTGGAGAGGCTTACGTATGACCCTCACATTATTAATATTGTGATTGCAGACGATACAGAGTCTAGGGTTGTACAAAATTATAAGAATACAGTTTTTGTAGTATCTAAGGCTGATTACAAGAACGAAGAGTTTATAAATTACCTATTCTATTCAGGTCAACTTCTTTACTTAAGACCTGTGGGACCTAAGGTTAAGAACTATAAGATATATAACTTCCCAAAACTATTAATAGGTGATGGAAACACTGAGGTAGAATCAACAAATAATACTATCTACACGCTGAGAAAGAGGTATAATGATTACTTGATACGTGAGATTGACTATCAAGATAAATTTCTGCTAGAGGTTAGGAGAATACTTGATGATTATGGGGTAGAGCTAGTAAGGTTGAATAAGGAGAAGACACTTACTAAATCTTCTTACATAACTTATCAATTTAATCAGACCCCTACTAACTATTCTCATCCTAAACGTGGAGACCTAGAAAGAAATATCATGAGTCATAAACAGCCAGTCGAATTTGTATTTCACACAACAGATATGGTACTGTATCATGATTTTAAAAATAAGTATAGTGATGTATTATTGCTTACTAATTTCGTTGAGTTCACTACCTTAGATAAATATGGAGATCCTTTTACAGCTGCCGTTAAGTGGAGCTCGATAACAGAGGATTTTAACCATATCTATCAACCAGACGATAACTCTAATTTTGCGTTTCAGTGTCAGTTTAGATGTGACCTGTCTTACTATGAAGTCTTAGATACTAGATTTGGTTTCTTAGAGGAGATCAATACAATACTAAGAACAGAAGATAAGGACAGAAATAAGAAGACGTCTGTAGAAGAAGAAAAAACAATAAAACAAGATGATAAAGTTCAGAAGTAAGTTCCTCGAATCGGATGCAGTTGATGAAGCAATCAATCATCTAGAGGAAAAGAATGTAGACTTCAACCTAATCTCTAAGAAAGATGCCGACAAGGTAAGTAAGGTTAATTCTAAGTCTATGGTATTGATGTCTTTTATAAAAACAGATAAAGGTTCTTATCAGATTACAGTAAAAGACAAGGAGTTTTACCCATATACTCGAAAACTAATTGGCGACCCGAATTACTTCAACATGAAAATAACAGATACAGATCCAAAAGAAAGGACAGTAACTGGAGAGACAAGTCACTTAGGTATTGCATTAGACATTATAGAAATATTGGGTGTTAAGTATAATTTATCAATAGTTAAGTAAGTAGGATGATAAATTTTAGACAGAAGAACTTCTCAGAATATGATGCAATGCGGACTCTTTATGTTGAATTAATGAAGAGAACAAATGGAGATCGTAATAAGTTTCCAACAATTAATTCGAGCGCATTAATTCCAATCCTGAGAGGTAATAATATAGTAATCGAACGTTTTGTAATTAGTACTTCATTCTTTAACAAGGATAAGTATCGTATGTACCTTAAGATTGGTGCAAAAGCTAAATTACCAGATGACGTTAGATTATCTCCAAAGGTATACGACAGACGACTTGGTAATATTAGTCTCTCCCTAAGTAAGAAGATTTTTTCCGACAACAATGATAGGGTGAAGCTATTTAGTAAGAATAAGAATCGTAACGGAGGTAATAAGCCACAACAGCAACAGGGAGGTGGTTTTAACAATTACGGGCAACCAAATAACAATAACGGACAACAGAACAATAACAATAATAACGGAGGAAACAAGGGCGGTGAGTTTATCAATAGCTCATTTAGTCCAGACTTCAACCTAAAATATCAAGTACAGGAATTATTAGGTGATGCAATCAAGTACGATAAACCTAGTAGAAGTCTTGTCCTAGAGTTCCCAAGTATTGATTCCGCTATTGATGCCCTTAATATACTACCTTTCGGATTAAACTATAAGATTTATCTATTAGACGCATGATGATAATAAAACGTTTCTCTAATATCATTAATACAAATGCGCCCTCTATCGGATTTAAACGAAACAGAAAATATGATATGGACCTCAACAGACTAGGTAGGATGAAAACTAGTCAGAGGGAACTTCATAGGACTGATGATATTAGGGCAGAGCTAAGAGAAATGCAGAGCGAACTAAATAGAGGGTTAGGATGGAATAATTTAAAGGACGACTAATTATGGCAACATATAAGATAAAAAGAAAAACATTTGGATGGGCAGAAGGCGCACAGAATACAGTAGGCGGTATTGCAGGTGGTGTTGGTAAGGCACTTGATTCAAAACCTGCTGCTATTGCCGGTGGATTAGCTGGTGGTGCAACATTAGGCTCAGCAATTGGTCAAGGTCTATCTAGCTTAGGTGGATTGGCAGGTGCAGCAAGTGGTCCTCTTGGTTGGTTAGTAGGAGCAGGTATTGGTGCCGCTGCTACAAGAGGTTTGGGTAAAGGTCTTAAATCTGCAAGTGATTCTATGCAGTCTTAATAATATTAGGAGGACTGTAAAATGATTCAATATAGGCAGAAAGAGTTTTGGGCTGGTGCTGCTCTTACTGTTGGTTCTACATTACTTGGTTTGAAACAGAGTAGTGATCAGAGTGAACAGATGAAAGAACAAGCAGAGGCACAAGCAGAACAAATGGAAAAGCACGACGAATTATTGAAAGAGCAGAATAGAAAGCTTGATCGTATTGCAGAACGTGCTAAGAGTAATCCAGAACAAGCAATGGCAGCAGCGAGTAGTCTTGATCAAAAACAGAAAGAGTTTGGATTCTCCGTTGGTACACTTAGAAATATTGCAAAAGCTAAAGGTGCTATTACTAGTTTCGGTAAAGAGGCAGCTGGACTTGCAAGTAATGTAGGTAAGGCTGGTGGTGTAACGTTTGGTAAGAGCATGGCAGGTAATGTTGCAACTGGTCTTACTATGGGAGTTGCAGGTTATGCGGGTGGTAAATTCATTCAGCATAATATGAAGAAAAATGGCCTTGATACAGACGAGAACGGAAACTTAGTACAGACTGGACAGCAACAGAAGGCATATTCAGCATTGAGTGGTATATCAACAATGGGAAAATCCTTTGGTAAGATGGTTGGTAATAACTTAAAGAAGAAATCAACTTGGGTTATGGCCGGAGGTTTTACAGCAGTTCCAGCAGTAATGGGTTATATGTCTGATAAGAAACAGATGAATGACCAGATATCGGCAACACAACAGGAACAATCACAGGCTCCACAACAGAAGGCGTATGCAGCAGTTAATCCAGGTTTCATTGGTAAAGTGACTAGTGCAGTTAAGAATTTCAAACCTAGTAGCTTAAAGCCTGGATGGTGGGATTTCAGTAAGTTCAAAGCACATCCGGCACAAACAATGTCAGGTTTTGCAGCTAATGTTGGTAGTTTTGGTATGATGGGTACTAAGCAGGTTCAGAAGTTTGGTAAGAGGCTTGAGGAACTTGGTAAGGGTGGTACATTAGGCAAGGGTATTACAGGTACTCAGAATAATGCAGCAGTCAAGGTAGGCCAGTTCATACAAAATCATAAGACAGCTGCTAATCTTGGTGCAATTGGTGTTGGTGTAGGTCTCACTAAGGCAACTTGGGATGGTAGTCAGGCACTTACTAAGAAGATAGGTAAGACACTCGACCCAGGTGCATATAAATATCAAGATGCACAAGATAGAAAAGCACAACTCGCACAACAACAGGCAGGTCAACTAGAACAACAGTAAGATGGCAGTATATAAGTTAAAAAGAAAAAATTATACGGTCTGGGATGATACTGATAATCTCAAACGTATGAAAGATGCTGATATTCTCGCTGAAAAGAAAAAGACCAATAGTTATGCGCCAATTGTAAAACAAGCTGCGACAGGTGCTGCGGCTGGTCTTGGTGCTGGTGCTGTCATAGGTGCAACAAAGGGACTATTCAAGCCTGGTGTTAATGCAGCTGGACGACAAGTATCTAGATTATCAGCAATGGGTCGAGGTGCAGCTAAGTTTGGTAAGGCTGGCGCAATGATTGGTGGTCTAACGGCAGGTGTGATGGCATATAACAAGGGAAGTAAGCAGGCAAAGGATAATGAATTCTATAACCAGCGACTTGAATATGCAAAGAGACAAGCACTTAGGAGAGAAAGAGCAGATTGGAAAACTAATATGACCCAAAGGGAGGGTTATTCTTATTAAACTATGATCAGATTTAGACAAGGACTCTACAGCAGTGTGACTGAGCTATCTGACAATGTTAAGAAGAAAGCTTCCGCATGGGCTGAGAAGAATCCAAATACGGTAAAGAATCTAAAAAGTCCATTCTTAGTACTTAGTGCGTCAGGTCTTGCATTAAATGTGGCCAATACGTACAACAATAAGAAGAAGAGTAAGAGTGACAGAGAGATTCGAGAGAGAGAATTAGATGCACTTAATAAACTAACTACCCAGCTCAATAGAACAAGTAATTCAGTGAGGACGTTAAATACTGGTATAAAGCAAGTACAACCAATACAAGCCCAACCAGTACAACAGCCTGCTCAGAAGGGTAGATATAGTAGAATAAAAAGTATCTTAGGATAAATAACTAACATATTAAAAATAAATTATTATGGCAGAGAAAGTAATTAATGATGAGTTGACATCAGCAGTTTTGGATGATGGTATGATGCCAGTTGCTATCAATGCATTGGGCGAGCGTTCAGCTGAATATAATGCAGAGGACTTAGTAGGTCTTCCTGATGAGACTACTGTTAAAGGTCAGGCAGCTAAGGCAAAGAAGGCAGCAGGTGCTAGTCCAGCAGGTCCTGCAGCAGTATCTCCAGGTATCGGCGGTTAAAAAAGTAATTAAACAATATGATTAAGTTTAGAGAGAAAGACTTTAGTAATTATATTGTTAATGATGCGATTAAGGGGGCAAGTATTGGTGCAACGGCTGGTGCATTAGCTAGTGGACGTATCAAGAAAGTCCCTTTCTTTAAAGAAGGTAAGATGCTTGCTGGGGCTGGTGCAATTATTGGTGCAGCACTTGGAGCCTTAGTTGGAACAGCTAGACAGTTAAATGAGCACTTCAACAGGAAGGGTGCAGATAATAGACTTATGGCACCAATACTAAGAGAGCTCAATAAGAAGTATTATCGAGAGGATCAAGATTATACCAGAGATCCAAAGAAGGCTAACTTACTTGGTACTAAGGTTTGTCTAGTAATTAGTTCTGATGGTTCTGATTTTAAGATGTTAGTTAATACAGCAGATGACCCTGAACTAAGAAACTTAAGTAGGAAATTAAGTAAGAATATTCCAGCAGCTCAGGTATCAACAAATTTCGCATCTAACAAATATAACGAAATACAGATATCAACTGTACGAGATGTTAGGAGTAATCTAAATGCAGTCCTGTCAGTAGTGGACGGATTTATACAAGCAGGTTACCCAGTATATCTAGTAGAGGTTGGTTAATTAATTAAATAAGAATAAATTTAATGGCACAGTGGAAAGAAACTCAGGAACCATACGTAAAAGTTCATGAGAAAATTAGAACTGCCTCAGTAAATCCAACGGCAGGTGAAAACTTGATTATTGGTGGTGTTATTGTATCAGACGCAGGACCATCAGTACCAACGTTGATAACTAGCCAGGCAGAGTTCATTGCTACATATTCATCACAGGACTTAACTAAGGGGTATGTAGAGTCACTTAATAAATTATATAAGGGAGACGATCATACAATGGCTGAGACAATGTGGTTGAATGCTTATCGTCTCGCTGGTTCAAATAACTTGCTCTTAGTTCGTGCAAGTAAGGCTAGTGATATCTTCTTCGCAAAACCACTCGTAAAAGATGACAATAGTGTTTATATTGTACGTGATGGTCAATTGCTCAAGAAGGTGCCAGAGTTTAAGTTGGTAGTAGATGTTGATAAGGATAGTGCAGATCATAATTCAGATGGTTGGGCAGTGTCTATCAATGGTGTAGGTTCACTTGGTAATAGAACAACCGATGAGGGACCACAATATGACTACTATGTACAGAATCTTAAGGAGCTTGTATCATACCTTAACGATACATCAATCTTCTTCAGCCCATCATACACACTTTATGAGGATGAGAAGGCAGAGGTAGTAGCAAGTGACCCTAAGGATGCAGTAAGTGTTGTATTCCATGAGGTTTATGTTGGTGTTGAGGTCCTAGATAAGTCCGATAAGCGTGGCGTGGATGGTCTCGCGTATGTAGTAATCTGCGAGAAGGATTGGACGCCAGAAAATCCCGGACAGAAGATTGTGGACCTGAATAGTGCAGCATTTTCGGGATTTAAGCCAGCTAAGAATTATGCAGTAAACAACTATAATTCAAGTACACCACTCAAGGTTCGTATTCGCAGGTTTAATCATGATGCAGTAATTACAAAGGAACTAAGTAAGAATGATGTAAATAGTGGTGGTAATTCCCCTTATACAGTACTTACAACCGTCTTAGACACTTTCACTAAGAACGGTACTATCTCACCAAAGGCAGATGTACTTGATCGTGACTTCTATGAGGTAGCAGTAATTGACCCTAGCGTAAGCAGTGAGCCAGTATATTTCAATGTCGGTAAGATTGCTGGTCGTGGTGATGTAACAGTAGATGAATTGAATAAGTCACTTAAGATGATTCAATTACAACTTCCTGATGACTTGAGCGATCTTGGACTTGACTACTTTGGCTACCTTCCTAAATCAAAGCAGACAGGTTGGATGCCAGTTAAGAAGGATGAGCTTGAGTCTGGTGATCTTACTAAGGTTAAGGCATATGACAGTAAGCTTGATATGAAGGCAGCTACTGCAAGTGTTGGTGATGTAGCGGTAGTTGGTAAGAAGTCTGTTGATTACTATGAATATAAGACAACTACTACAAGAGATTGGCAGTTGTATAGCCCAAGTGGTACAGAGGCTGACAATGCACAGGAGTATACAGATCTTACTACACTCAAGGCAGTAGAAGGTACAGATGGTCAGTATGCAAAGCTCAATGAAAGTGGTCAGGTAACATACTACAAGTGCACAGTTACTACATCAGAGCCAGGTTGGGTTAAGATGGATACAACAGGCACTGCTAACTATGACGAATCTTCACTTGCATCACTTAACGAGCACATAGTTAAGCCAAAGGTAGGTGATATCGCAAAGGTTGGTACTGAGTCTGAGGGTAAGTATTTCAAGTATCAGAAGGGTATTACTCTCGATAAGGCAGATCCAGAGGAGCTTCATGTAAATCTTGGCATTAACCCTGAGAAGTATTCTATTCTCAATGTTAGTGACTCTGACATTATGAAGGCATTTGATAGACTTGCACTTGATGAGGTTTATCAGACAGAGGGACTTGCAGATTTCGGTTGTACTTCACCAGCTGTTCAGTCATACATGGCTAACTTGGCAATCAATGAGAACTACTTCTATCCAGTAAGTACAGTGAATAGTACAAACTACCTCGCTATCGCTAATTCAGCAAATAAGTTGAGCAAGGATAGTTATAAGCTCTATGTTAGTGCACCTTGGGATGTAGACTCAGGTACTGTTGGCTTTAAGTATTATGCAGCACCTAGTACACTTTATTGGGAGGCAGTAGGTAGAAATAGAGGCCTTGATAGAGAGTTCGCACCAATTATCGGCCAGACAAATGGTGTAGTACAGTATCAAAAGCCAGTGACAGAGTTCAATAAGAAGACACGCCAGTTATTGTTGAGCAAGAAGATTAATACCGTTATGTGGAATAATCAGTCACAGGCTTGGAATATGAACGATAACTATACAAAGCAGTCAGAGGATAATATTATGTCTGATGAAGCAAATAGCCGTCTGTTCATCCGCCTCAGTAAGTCATTCCCTAAGATCTTGAGACAGTTTATTGGTAGACGAATTGGTGAGACACTTTATTCTGATATGGAGTCTGCACTTGATTTCTTCTTCCGTACTGAGATCTTGTCAATGTCTTATACTGTTGATGCATACCAGATCACAATCGCTAGCATTAATAACGATGAACTAGCAAGGCAGAATAAAGTTCGTGTCCTAGTAGAGGTTCGTTATCCAAGATCTCTCAAGTTTGTAGAGGTTTATAATGAGGCTTACGATATGGGTATGCCATTTGAAGGAAATATTTAAAATTACATAGGTAGTGAGGGTAGGTAGAGTTTTCCTGCTTACCCTCTACTATAAAATATCGTGTGGCCAAATAAAATAAGAAAGCATGGCAGATAAAACATTACTATCAGACTTAAAGAAGAAAGTATTTATTAGGTCTACACTTCTAGGAATACACAGTCTGGATGAACTACTTGGAATAAATGACTACGTTAGTGCAGATGAAGTATTGCTAGAGATATTTAAAAAAGCACTAAGGGAGTTTGAATTAACTACCCCTCTCATATGGGAAAGTACTGTCGATAGAGAGCAACTAGTACCATGTGATTCAATCGGTGATGGTTACTATGAGCTGAAATCTAATTTTACATCCTGGCTTAAGTGTATTATACCATTAAATAGAGTCATCCTTGTATTTAACTCTATGCCAATGTGGAGAGTTGGGGCAGGGAGTTCAGGTAATACATATGCAGGTTTTGGAGGTACTTCTAGTTATCCAGGTCCAGGCGCTTATCAATATGTAACGGACTATAGAAAACCGTATGTATTCTTAGATGACCTACCACAGACAACTATATGCCTAAAAGGACTCACTAGTTATCCAATTATTCCAGACTTCACACCAAAGAAATCGTTTAATGAGAAATCAGAAAACTCAGCGATATTCTTCTTAGATGTAGAAACTGGTGCAAGGGGTAACTTCTTTATGGACCTGTGTATGGTTCACTTACTAGATTATATTAGACAGCTTAAGGCATCTCTACAATTACCAAATATGTCAGTGGATGTATTAAGTAACGTAGATGCATCATACCAGGAACTTCGTAGTAGATGTGATAACTATTCACTACAGTCTGGTTGGTATGGAGAACTATTATTATAAAAGATACTATGATTATACTAAGAACTAAGCAGTATTCAAAGGCTACAAAACTTATGGCAGGTTTTAAGAAGGTAGCTAATGCAGGAATGACAAAGCTAGACAATGCAGGTCTTAAGGCAGGTAATGCAGTGAAGCAAGTTTTTACCGGTAAGGCTCCTAGCTATGGTGTAAAGCAAGGATTCGCCCCTAAGACAGCAATGCAGGTAAAGAGGGATGCAGTACAAGCAGTTAAGGATATTAAAGCAGCACCAAATAAGATTGCAACTACTCCAGTTGGTATGGCGACAAACAAGGCAGTTAAGGCTACCATCAAGAGACCTGATGTAGTAGGTATTGCAGCATTAAGTGAGGCATCTACTCCTATGGGTATTGCAATGGGAGGACCAGCTGGTGCAGCTATAGCAGCTCCTTGGGGAACACCAGTCCTTGCCTATGTTAAGGATCACCCATTGATTCCAAAGAAGGTAATACCAAAGTTGGAGAGAACTGCAGAAAAATATGGAAAGTCTAAGTTTGCACAGAGTCTTGATAGAAGTAAACTAACTTTCGGAGATCTAGCAGCAAATGCACATAATATTATTCCGCTCTAAGTAGTATATGATTAAATTTAGAAACAAGAAATTTTCAATCCAAGAGGGGCACTATACAGGACCTAAAACACTTGATAAATTACCAGGTGTCTTAGAAACTGTAGGTAAAGGTGCTGGTATTGGAGCTGGTATCGGTGCGGTAACTGGAGGATTGATGGATGATAATACAGTACTTGGTGGTGCCTTGACTGGTGCTAAGTGGGGAACTTTAGGAGGTATTGCAACAAAGCTCCTACTAAATTACTTCCACAAGCCAATGTCAAGTATCAAATACCAAGAAGTAGATAGAGGTATACGACGTCAGTTTGGTGTATATCAAGTGGCTGGTATTGTAGTCGGTGAGAACGTAGATAAGAGAGCTAAGATTGAGGAGAAATTTAGCTTCAATGATAGAAACGTAACTGCCTATAAGATTACATTTACTATCCACGACAACCAAGTAATTATGTATACCTTTGGTCTAAGTAAGGAAGATTTAGATAAGGTTAATAAGGTACTCGATTCATACTGTAGAAAATTCTTTGGTATGGAGTACGATGCGAAAGTAATTAACCTAAACGCAAACTCATACTCAGTTAATATCAAATTTACGAACTACATGTCAGTTTGTGATTTTATGATGGAACTGAGCAATACATTAGGTACTAAGATTAATCTCCTCGATAACAATGCAATAGTGACGGGAAGAATTACTGAGGCATGTGGAGACGAGGAAGATAGGAATTTCTCAGAGAATGCTAGTATTTCTAAGTATGATGCAGTTAAGGTGATTGGAGGTGGACTATCTAAGGCACTTACATACATTAAGAGCCCACTTAAGTCTATTCCTGATGTGATTATGTCTGGTATGGATTTAGCAATTAATGGGCTAGGAGCAGATACATTGGGAAAACTAGGTATTACACCAACTAGAGGAATGTTAAATAATAAGTTCCTCCTTAATGTATTGAAGAAGAATTATTACATTGAGGGACATCATTTCTCAGAGGGTGATAATAAAGCGCCCGTTCAAATGTCTATTGCATCTGGTATTTTCATGATATCAGCAGTACATAATAGTAAAGAGGATAAGGCGATTGGTGGCGTATATAATCACTGGAAGAATGTGATCAATAAGTCTAAGCTAAATAATGTATCACTCTATACATATGCAATCAGAAATGAAAATGAGTTTGCAACGATCCTAAAGAAGATTATGTCATTGGGATTAACTCCTAATGTATTTAATAATAAATTCTAACAGTTATGGTTAGTTTTAGGCTAAAGAATTTTTCAATCTTCAATAAAATGATAGAAGAAATTAAGAAAAAGCTTGAGTCTGATGGAGTAGAAGATTTTGAAGTAAGTCAGAAAATACCAAAAGACTCAATCAGTATAACAGGAGATATTAAGAACATAAAAATCTATATACCTATGGACTTGGAATATAGTCAGATTAAGATAGAAGACTTCATTAGAAAACTGTCTAAGTTCAATAGGTGCAGTACAAGTCTAGATAGAAATATTTTTGTTATGAAGCTATCAGACAACTTAACAATTCAGCAGTATATTAAACTAGTTGAGTATATTGTTGAAGAGGAAGGTTATTGTACTATTTTAGATAATATATTGTAAAAGTATGGCAGAGAATATGGCATCAAGGAGTGTAGAGAGGAGTAATAAATTCTACAAAGCTACACTAAAGACAATAAAAGCACAACTAGCAATGTTAGGTACAAAGTTCATAGTACTAAGACCTAAAGAAAATAGTAAGTGGAAGAATGTATTTGGTGGATCATATTCCTCTGATAGTACACTTGAGAATGATTATGATGAGTTTACAACAACACTCATTATTAATCAGAACGACATGAAAGACGTATGGAATAGAAATAGGGATAGTGTTGAAGCTATTACTAATGATGGATCTCTAGAAGTTGGTGATGAACTACAATACACCAGAGACAAGAGAACATATAGATTCAAGATAACATTAAAACAAGGTTATAGTGAAACAGGCGATACACTATTCTCCTATACGTTGATGAGTATTATTGAAACACTAGACATGTAGGACTATGGATGAGGAAATAAGAAAAGATAATAAAGTTCCTGGATCCTGTGAACAATTTACTAAGCCAGATGAAATATCAGCCCTAGGTAAGTATCTTAGAAAACTTAGGACAGAATATGAGGAGAATACTAGCTTAGAAAAAGATAAAATTGGTGTCATAGGTTTCAATGGACAATTAAAGAACGAAGTACCACTATCAGATAAGGTAGAGAAGATAGAGTCAAATGAGAATGTAGCCCTATCTAATTCAATCATAGAAGTTGGTGGTGGAGAAAAGAAGGTTGATCTCAGTAAGGAAGTAAGTAAGATAGAGGGTGTTGAGGAGAAAGAGCTTAGTAGGACTGTTGAGAAAATAGATGACTCAAGGGAAACGCCACTTAGTACTGAGATTGATACTATAAAAGATAATAGAGAGAATGAACTTAGCAGGGATGTTGAGAAGATTCAAGATACAAGAGAACAATCACTTAGTAAGGAAGTAGAGAAGCTAAACGACCTGAGAGAAAATGAACTAAGTAAGACAGTAGAGACAATTAGTGATGAGAGGGTTCAGACATTAAGTAGTCTAGTCGAGAAGATTGGCGATGGTAATAAAGAACCTGTATTAAGTCAGGAAGTAGAAAAGGTAATAAACTCGGGAACAACAGATAATGCACTTAGTAAGAATCTTGAGAGGATCTTAGGAGGAAAACGTAAGAGTGCAACCCTGAGTAAGCATGTTAGTAAGGTAGAAGTAAATAACCATAAAGACGCAGAGCTAAGTGAAGTTGTTAGTAAGATAGAAGGAGTAGAGGATGACTTACAACTTGGGAAAGAAGTAAGCATGATTAAAGATGATAATGAATACAAACTAAGTGAAGATATTAGTAGGATAGAAGGTATTCGTGATCAAGCTGAGTTAAGTAAGACGAGAGCAGAGATTAGTGATACAAGAGATGTACAGTTAGCAAAAAAGAAGAGCAATCTAGAGGGAGATAAGAAGAAAGAGAAACTCAGCAAGAAGGTAAGTAAGATAGAGAAAACAGTGACCGATCCAAGTCTTAGCAGGGATGTTAGTAGGATCGAAGGTAATAAGAAGGATCAAAAACTAAGTAAGAAAGTAAGTAGGGTAGAAGGAGAGAAGTCAATCCCAAACCTAAGCAGTGATGTTAGTAAGGTAGGAGGTAACAGTAAAGAGCCTAAACTAAGTAAGGAGGTTAGCAAGGTTAGTGATAATAATAGCGACCCTGGACTTAGTAAGGAAGTAAGTAAGATCAGTGATAATCGTACTAATAATCTGAGTAAGACAGTTAGTAAGATAGAGGGGGATAAGAAAGAAGCGCCTAACTTAAGCAGTGATGTTAGTAAGGTAGGCGGTAATAATAAAGAACCCGAACTGAGCAAAGAGGTAAGAAAGATTGAAAAAGGAGATCACGAATACCCACTTAGTAAGAAAATAAGTAAGATAGAAAATACTGAAAAGGATCCGCAACTAAGTAAGAAGGTCAGTAAGATAGATGACAAGCGAGATTATCCACTTAGTGATATAGTAAGTAAGATTAATGACACTAGGGATAATCAACTTAGTACGGAGATTAACAAGATAGAAGATACCAGGGAAGATCTAGAGCTTAGTAGGATAGTTGGTAAGGTAATTAGTGACGCAGCAACAGACCAGCATACACAGTTTAATCCTGAATCTGATGGACTATATGATTCAGTACTAGCAGTGAATGATAATCAAGGTGGAACTGCTGAAGAGCTTAGTACGAAAGTTGCGAAAGTTGAACGTACCAAGAAAGACCCAGACCTAAGCAATAAAAGATCTGACCTAAATATCGAAAACAAGGACTTAGAACTTAGTAGGGAAGTTAGTAAGGTAGAAGTAGGGGATAAAAAGATTGAGCTTAGTAAGGAAGTTAGTAAGCCAGGGAATGAAGATGTTGGGATTGATGTACTAGTTAACAAGATACGTGACTATAAAGATCTCAATAACTACTATCAAAATCTTCTGCACTTCCTACAAGATAAGTCAATAAATAAAGGTTGGGCTGCTAAGATATCTTCACTTATGTCTACGTATCTTAGTGGTAATAAGATTAGTCCTGAGGGTATAAAAAAGTTCGAAGCTGCACTGTACAGGGAAGCTATGATGAGCAGTCCTAGATTCAGACCACGTACAAAATTGCCTGGATTCGGAATAGACTCGATAAATGCAAATAATTATCTTAGATTTATTGCAGAAACTGTCTTAGGTCGTGGTTGGGGTAAAGGACTTGGTCAAAAGGCTAGGGCGGTACTACTTGATGAAACACTATCTCTCTTAGTATACGAAAGAACTGAGCAAGAGAAGAAGTATAAAGTAAACCGTGATAGACTCCCAGGTAAACCAAGTATAATAACGGATGCAGCTAGAAGTGGACTGAGAGGAGCAATCGAGGGAGGTTTTAAGAGAATCAAAGATGCATCAACTGGATTAATACACGGAGAAAGCATTGAGAAGAAATACCCAATAAACCGACCTTATGATAAGGAAGAACAAAAAGAGGCTGATGCAAGGGGCGAGTATCAATCATGGACTAAGGCAAACTCTAAAGGTGAATCCATTAAGGGTATGTCTATTAAGAATGTTGCAAAGAGACTAGTAGAGGCAGCAATAGGAAAGGTACCAACAAGTCCATCTGATTATCAATTCAATCAGAACTACTTAGGTAATGGTGCTTTTCAGGGAATGAATACGACACTGGAAGACTTGTGTAATGTATCTGATGTTGGTGAAATCAGAACAGTACAAGACCTGTTTGATACATTTGAGAAGAGCCCATACATAACAACAGCAGGAAAGGTAGTAGGTGGAAAAAATAATCCACTGAAAGTAATGACCCTAGATACTAATTCATACTGGGAGATTATATTTGAGCCATTCGTAGGTTTATCAGAGAACGGTGGAAAATCATTCTTACCACCAATCGAAGAAATTAACTTGTGGAATAAGCTAGATCATGGTGTAATGACTGCTTATAATAGATGGTTGCCGATTGTAGCGTTTGAAATGCAGAAATCAAAACTAACTACTAAGACGGCAGGATTATATGATGGTGAAATTAGCTTCCCAACATCCATAGAATTTAGTAATGAATTTAGGTTGACGATAGCAGATGATCAGTATAAATCGTTTAGAACATATTTTGAGAGGTGTATGGAAGTCTCAGTATTTAATAGTGAGGCTCATGATTTCTTAGATTATGGACAAGATGGATTTAATAACTTCGTTGGGTATCAAAAACCATATAATAAAATTACCTCTGTGGATAAGAAGTTTACATGTATTGCACCTTATAAGAATGTAACCTTTAAGTGCACTATTTACTGTATGACACCACAGAAAAGTACTATCAACAAGTATGAACTTCTCTTGACTCTTAAAGATTTCATAGAGGAGAGATCTGGTGAAATAGAATCTGGCGGTAATGACTTAACAGTTGCATTTAGTATTGTTGGCGAAAATCCTGATCACGGTGGCGCAATACAGGTAGATTCTGATAAAGTAACTAGTATTGCTGATAAGTTTGGTACAATATCTAGTAAGTTTAACAAGCCTATAAAGATCAGCCCAAAGAAAGTAAAAATAATTGGATAAGGAATGTACTTAGAATTAGGAAAAACTAAAATAAACTACCAATCACAAGGTAAGCGTGAAGACTCTATTATCTTAGCAGAGGTAGTTGATTCTGAGATGTCATTTGAGAAGCCTGTATTTGTAAGAACCGTCAGTGAATTAACATTATGGTTCGGAACAGATTTTAAAGACTTCGATTATCTCAGAGAATTAGTAGCATCTGGAAACACATTATACTTATTCAGGCCTATCCTAGACGAAGAGAGGACTAGTGGAAGGAATTATATAGATTACAGTACATTCCTAGACAATAAAGATGAGTTTTTTATAAATAATCTACCAGAAAAGGGTGTACCAGGTAAGATCTATAAGAACGTAAACATAGAAGGTAAAGGTAAGTATAAAGATATTCCTAGGGGTTATACATTTGATAAACTGATTTGGTTAGATAGTCTAGGTGGTTGGGTGAACATAGAAGACCTACCACAAAACTTAGAACTTCCAAAAACACTGTCACATAGTAATAGGGATACACTTAGGTTATGTCATCTAGAATCACATACTACATACTGTCATCCACTATTTGATGAAGATACTGATGGAGATGTTGAGGTTCTACAAGAAATACAGGATGAGTACGATGCAGGAAATATAGATGAAGATTCTATCATTAAAGGAACACACACACTTGCATTTAGAATCAACTATGAAAACCTAAAACTAAAAAGTGAAAGTTCCTACATAATACTTCCACAATACTATGACAAAGTAATGTTCTACTATGATAATGGTGGTGGGAATATACCTGAGGAACCTGATGGAAATTACTATCATTCTGCTAAGGGATTTTCTAGCATTGAGGACTTAATAGATAAACTTAGTGATTCTGGTTATGAACTAGTCGGGGATATCTTATATTGTCCTGTTAGTGTACATGTAACTGGTCTGTATAATATGGAAGGCCTCATCATTGAACCAGCAGTAGATATAAACAGAAAGATACTAGACAAGCTAAGTAAGGATGAATCTAGGATCGAATTTTGGTCTAGGACGATTGGTAACGGTGGTGTTAGTGGAAATATCACAGTTAAGATTGAACATACAGAGGAGGAGTACTATTATAAAGTAACCATCGAGAGGTATAATATAGTAGAAACCTTCTTTGGATATTCATGGACGACTGAACTAGATAAAAGAATAGACAGTATTATAAACAGAGACTCTAAGATAGTTTACTGTAGACTAATAGAAACTTATCAAGGGATCTGGAAGAATACTAGAAATAACCGTAAAGTAACCATAGAAACTGAATATAAGCCCTACAGTGTAGAAGATAAGGATAACTACTATATACAGCAAGATTGGAGAGATCCAGGACTTGTAGAAGGTAAGTGGGAACTCAGTGGATCTACTAAGGAGACAGGAAGATCATATAGGAAAGGCCTAGAGTCTCTCCTTAAGTACCAAGACACTACTTATATCGACTTTATCTTACTACCAGATCCAGATAATTACGTAGTAGATGGTAGTTATGAGATTATGTGGAAGTGGTTACTAGGTAAGGTAGTAGAGTCTGGGAGTCAAGTATTGATAGAGTGTAATGAAGGTAACTACAGGAATAACTATACAGACGATAAACTGAACTACTTGCTATACTTCTATGAGAGTATGATGAATAGTTCTGGTAAGTATAGACCAGCGTATTATACGTTCTTGAGAGGCCTACTAAGTGGTACATACTCTTTTACTGGAAATGATATTATCTACACTAGTCCAATTGAAAGAAGTGTATCATATAGTAAAGATGACCTGAAATCTAGTCTAGTTGAAAAGAAAGCCAACTATATGATCGATAATGGGCAGTATTACTACTACCCGACTTACTTTGATGGCCCTAACTATAAAACTTCTGGACTAATGAGATTCTGCCTTGGTAAGATACAGAGAGAACTAGAAAAGAACAAATGGGCTTACTTATCTCTACCAAATACCGGTGCTACTAAAAGAGTAATCGAAGGTATACTGGGTAAGATACAGACTAGATTTTCTATAGTGAGATCATTACTAGTTAAGGAGTTTAAGATAGACCAGAAAAAAGGAACTCTAAGTCTAAAAATTGAAACTAAGATAAGTGACCTAGTGAAAAACATAGTAGACTTAGATATAATAATAAACTATAACAAACCAATATAAAATTTAATAACATGGCAACAGTTACAGATCTTGTAAGAGGTAGTCAACTTAGAGCAAAGTTCATTGATTATACCTCAACCTATCGTGACAACAATAAGGAGTTCTTGCGTGGTGACATGTGGGAGTTTAAAGTACTCTCAGCTCCTAAGATTGTTTATTATCCAGGCGATGATATTATTAATGCACGCCTCAATAGTGTTCAGGTAGGTGTTGATACTAGTGTTACTGGTATTGAGAAGCGTATGCGTGGTGGTTATGCAATTTATCAGCAGACCAACCAGACGACCTCAGGTAACTTAACACTGTCATTTGTTGATAGAGAGGATCAGGCAATTACATACTTCCTTGATGACTGGAGACAAAAAATTTCTGATCGTGAGACAAAGTACTCATTCCGTAAGGATGATGTAGTAATGGATTGCAAACTCTTTATTACAAACGCACAGAGACTTGATGTTCGTGAGCTTACTTTCTACAATGTAATTATTCAGGACGCAGGTATTGATAATAATGGTCAGGCTGAGGCAGAAAGTGATCGTTCAGATGTTACACTCTCAGCTAAGTTTGAGCACTATTCATTAGAGTTTAAGAATCTCTAACATTACTAACTAGGAGAGGGAGAGGTAAGTGTTATTATCTTTCCCTTCCCTAAACTCTAACAATTAATAACTTAGAAATGATAGAGTATAGAGTAAAACAGTTTAGTGATAGTGACAGAGACATTTTTATATCTTACTTAAATAGAGTAGAGGCTTGGAAGATTAGATGCAAGAATCTACATTGGGCAGCAGAACATAAAGATATACATGAATACCTAGATGACCTATATGAAGATCTTATCAGCTATCAAGATAAGATTGCTGAAACATTCATGGGTGTCTTAGGTAGCATGGGACCTCTTGATATTAATCCAGAGTTTTGTGATAAGTCTGAGCCAATTGAACTACTAGAAGATATAATTAATAAAACTGCTGTCGAATTTTATCACGACATACCAGAAGACGTAGTATTTAAAGGAATTTCTAGTGAAGTAGAATCAATGCTTCAGAAACTAGAAAACTATAAGTACCTATTTAATCTTTGTAAATAATAAGAATAATATGATAATTGTAAGAAGAAATTTCTCAGAAGAGGCAGATAATAAAAATGCGGAAACCAGACAACAAGCAAGGGTACGTAAAGCAGGTGCGACATTGGGAGTGATCGGTGCCAGTTCATTAGGTGCAACTGTAGCAGGTGGACTTGCAAATAAGAAAGGCATAGAGAATCTGGCATCTAGGATAAAAAGAGCCGAGACGGGAGATGAAGTCCGTAATAGTGTACGAAGAGCTATGAGTGGTTTTACTGGCAGAAGTTCTGAAGAGCTAAGAAAGCTATTTGAACATGACTCTTATGCAACAGGAAGATTCGCGGACAGAGGCCTTAAGAAGGTTAAAAAAGCAGTAGGTAAGAATGCAGTAAAGGGAGCAGCCGTTGGTGGAGCTATCGCGGCAGGTTTATATGCACTTAGTAGGAAGGGTCTAATTAAGAGAAACGAAAAGAAGAATGAACAAGCTGCAGAGAGGGCTGCGAAAAGTCTTGAAAGAAAACTAAGCAAAGAAGGAAAATAATATGATAATCGTAAGAAGAAATTTTTCAGACGTAGAAACTCCAACTAATAAATACGCAGAGACTGAGAAGCAGGCTAAGAAACGTGAAACTGATGCAGCAAAGGGCGTACTTGCAACAGGTGGACTTGGCGCAGCCTTAGCAGCAAGACATACACTTAGTAAGGGTGGTGCCAAGCTAGAAAAGAAGGTGGCAAATGCTGCAGCTAAAGATGCAATCACTTTGGGTAAAATACAGGAGATTGTAGATAAGATAAATACGAGAGGTGTAAGGCCGGAGGACACAGATAAGGTTACTAGGTTCTTGAACGAGAGTGTAAAAAATAGATTTGATCATAACGTTTCTGCAACTAAAAAACTAGCAAAAAACGGACTTAAAAAGCTCGTAAAAGCATCAGGTAAGAGTGCTGTCAAGGGTGCTGCAATAGGTGGTGTCATTAGTGCAGGGCTCTATGGACTTAGTAGGAAGAACCTAATTAAGCAAAACGAAGAGAAGAATAGACGTCTTGCTATGAGAAGAGAACGATTAGCAGGAAAGCAGAAAGAGAATTAGGAATATGTTAACAGAAGATAAAGTAACAGTTCTTAGTAAGTTAGCGGATGTTTGGGATAAATTCTTAGGTACAATAAGTAAGGTAAGTTGGTTGGCTATTCTAAAGTTAATAGTCTTCATTATCTTACTTATGGCAGTAGTTAGTTTCTTTGTAACAATAAATGACGAGAATACTAGGAAAATCGTCTCAAAAACTATTACAGAGGACAGGAATAACCTAAAGGAGAAAGATAACTACATATACGACTTAACGGATGATGTTGAGAATAGTGTAAACAATGAAATAGAAAAGCTTAGACTATCTCTTAACGCAGACAGAGTAGTAGTTAGTATTTTTCACGACAACCTAAAGACAACGACTGGATTACACTTTAGATTCTTTAGTGAGTGTTACGAGAAGGTTTGCTATGATCGTGGTATACCTGAAATCGCACAGAACTATCAAGGTGTAAGAACTAGTCTTCATCCAATGGTTACTTATCTCAGTAGGCATAAGATGGTAATCGCGAATGTAGATGAAATGGAGAAAATAGATAAAAGATATGCTCACTCTATGATGGTTGAGGATAGTTATTTATCTGGTCTCTATTTCTTACGTAGCGAGAGTGGTAAGGAAATTGGTATTCTCGTTGTTAGTTGGACAGTTGACAATAAGAAATTAGTTCCAAGTAAAAACGCAATTGAACAGAATCTTACTAAGTATGGTGTTAAACTAGAATCTCTCTTAGACCTAGGCTACTACAAGGAAAAAGGTGAACTAGGAGGTGAAGAGCTAGAGGGGAAACCTAAGGTGGAAGACTTGGATGAGTAAGCCCTTAGATTCCTTATACATGAAAGAGTGTGATTATTGACTTATTACGGTTGGATTGTAAAACACCCTCAACTCATAATATTAATATAATTTCAACGTAAATTATAACTGGCGAGGGTGAACGTGTAATAATAATAATATATATAATATAGACAAGTTAGGTCCGTAAAAAGTAGGCCCCTGATTGGTTAAATAATCACCTCTTTACTTTTAATAAACACAACAGCTATGAAAACAGTTCATAGTTGTTTTTCTTTTCATAATTAAATCCTAAAAAGTATGGAAATAAATGTATCCCTCTTACCAAGTGGAGGTTATGGTTATAGCTTCCCATGTGTTAGAATTAAACCTTACAATTTCTTAGAAATCTGTAATTATATTGGGGAGGTACCGAGTGATGATCCACTGGGTAAGTATTATTTTGATGTTCATGAATTAATTAAAGATGATCCAAATATCAGGGATTGTTATATCATGGACATTGATTTTTTGATATTCTATAAGAAGCTTTGTACAGTTAGTGAAAATCTCAGTTACCATGTAGATATTAAGTGTCCTGACTGTGGAAAGACAATTAGTAAGAGTATTGATTTTAACAAGGACATCCATTTCAAGCAGATCGATGAAAAAGTAATGAATGGCGCTAAGATTGAATTAGGTGGTCATGAATACGAAACTATTGTACCAACTTGGAATGATTTTATGAAGGTGTTTAAACTCTATCTTAAGTTTAGAAAAATAACAGACCTTAAGATGATTAAAACTATTGCCCTCATAAAAGACTTCGACTTGCAAGGTAATCAGGTTGAGCAGGATGTACTTGGCGCAAAACACTCAGATATTACAATGTTGATGGCACTGAGAGAGCTTTACTATGATAGATTAGAGCCCGTCCAGGTATTTTGTCCAGACTGTAATAAAGGTAAGAAGCCTGAGGAAAGGAGGAGTGTGGCAGTAAGTGTTGATTCGCTTATTGTCGATTTCTTTCGAGACATCTATGTCAATTGCCCGATTGATGGAACTAAAATTTTATTTAAATAAGTTTCTCAAGGTTGATAATATTGAGCACTATGGACTTGGTGCCCTATTTAAACTTAGAGATACGTACGATAAATTTATAGAAACATCAAAAGGAACTGACCCTGACTTTCCACTTATTGATTTTGGTGATAAGGGGCAGACAATACAAGGTGTCAACAAAGTACAAGCAGAAAATAAACAGGGTGAGGATGATGAAAGTAGTGAAGGTGAACAACTAGGTACTACAGAAATTCTCAACCTGTCTAGATAATGGAAATAATGGCAGCAAGTGATAAAGATTTAGAGAAAAGAACTAGAGAACTTGCAGGAAGACGGGGAGGAGACCTTGCAGATTATCAAGCAATAGGTAATCAGATTCAGGCAATACAGGATCAGAGAAAACAGAACCTTGCCCTTGAACGAGCTGCAATGGATCAAGATGAACAATCTAACTCTATGATGCTGCAAGCGGGTGAAATAGCTAGTATGGCAGGATCTCAAGACATGCAAGTAAATCCACAAACGCAACAGATACTGGGAAAATATGGACTAGGACAACCAAAAGTACAGAGGACCCAAGGTAGAAGTGTAAAGGTAGTACCAAATAATATAGTAATTAACAATAACTATAACACAACTACTACTAATAATGTTGCAGGTGGTTCTATGGGTTCTGCACCAAGACAAGCAGATCCCGGACAAAGTAAATTTAAAACATGGGTAAGTAATGCATTCGCTGCCCAAAAAGAACAAAGCTTACGTAGGAGTAGAGATTTCGATAGACGTGAGTGGAGTCTTACTAAGAGTGCAAATAAGATGCTAAGAAAAATGGAGAGTGTCGGAAAAGAAATGATGACGACATTTAATCCAAAAGAAATAGGTAACTCAGTAGGTGGGCAGTTTAAAACACTTCTCATGCTATTTGGTGTTACCTTCTTAGCAAAACACTGGACCAAGGTACTAAAGGCTATTACTTGGGTCGGTGAAAAAATAAAGGGCGGACTAGATTATTTTGGTGTTGGTGTTGATGGTAACTCACTGGCACGAATGGGTAAAGGATTTAGAGCCGACTTTATTAGTTTCTTTGGTGGTGATGTAAGAAAGGGTGATACAGTAGGAACGGCACTTATGAGAGTAGGTAAAGATCTTATTGACTACCTTAAGATGAAATTAGACCATGGATTTGAGGAACGAGGTGCTGCAATGAAGGCAATTAAGTTCCCAGATATTGACTTAAGTAATATTGGTCTAACCCTGTCTAGTATGGCCGGGTATCTTGGTAATATACTCACTGCAATGGTTGACCCGAAAAAGGGAATACAGAACGCACTAAAGACAAATATTAGCACACAAGGTATTAAAAGTTCCAATGCAGCGATGCAGAGGGATATGTACAATGAATATACTACCTTAGCTAAAAATACAGATGCTGGTGATCTTGCTGCTGTCGTCGCAAATAGAAATGGACAGAAAAAATATAGCTTGATGAAAGGGGCCCTAGATAGCAGTGGAAACCTTACCAGTTCTGTATCCGGCCAAATATCACAGGGTAGAGATATCATGGGTGCCTATAGAGATGCAGCATCGACAGGTAAAATAGATACAGCCAGAGTCGCAGCAGGTTTTTCAAGAATGGAAGACTATGCGACTAAAAATGGAGGTGTTACTGTAGATAGGGACTTCGTTCAGCAAATGTTCGGTAGTGATGCAGGGAAGCTCATCAGGTCCGGTATGATCTCTACTGTCAGAATGAAGGCGATCCGAGTACCCAAGACAGAAGAAGACTATGCGGGAGAAAACGCTAAGAGTTTCGGAGGTGCTACAACTCAGATGGGTATTACTGATGGTATATCTGATGCATTAGGACTCAAAGGTCTTACCGGATACGGTGCTAAATCAATTGCAAACTCTGGAAACACTAGAGTAAATAATAGACTTCTTGATGCTGCAGGTGCCGGAAGTGCTTTGTGGTTAGGTAGAAAGTTACTTGGAAATACAGGTATCCCAGGTTATATAAACGGAGAAATAACCAATGCAATAAATAGAGCCTCTGCAAATGGCTATAAGTACAAGCTAGTTCCTTATGATGACCCACACCCAGGAGAAGGTTTCTATGATTTCTATAGCTTATCACCTGAGGCAATTAGATATCTAGCTAGTAGAATTTATAGAGTTAAGTCTTTCAAGGAACAGAGTATTGCCGCACTAGGTCAGATACAAAATTCACTTCTTCGTAGAGCAGGTGGTGTGCAGGCGGCTAGTGCAAAATGGTCAAGGGCTGGTAAAGATCCTAAGACTATGTTCGATGTTAATATCAACGAATATAGTAAAGATTTTCAGGAATTTGAAAACCTGCACAACTCAAACTTAGCAGAAGAAAATGCATTCTGGGCTAATTCATCTATGGGTGCAATTGTAAATAACTCTAAGAGACTTGGCAATGGCATTGTAGACGGAATTAATGCTGGTATAGGCTACGCTAACAGAGGCTTTAATATGATAGGTGGGTTTGTTGGTAGCTTATCCACAAATCAACATGATAGTGCTGGTGCTAGATGGGGAACAATGCCAGGCAGGGTAGATACTAGATATGGAAAAGCCAGACCATTCTTCGTAGCTGATGCATGTAGAACACTCGAAAGAAACGTTAGGCCTAGATCCGCAGCTAGTTGCGCAATGTACGTAAGACTTGCAGTAGAGGCAGGACTACACTTACCTGCTAATAGCTTACAAGGTGTACTAGGTAATGCAAGGGACTTCGCTAGAACCTTAGGTAAAGTAGGATTTGCACCAGTCGATTGGCAGAATTGGAGACCACAACCAGGTGATATCTTAGCACAACAAGAAATGCCTGGTCATGCGTATGGTCATGTTAGTATGTTCTCTGGTAGACTTTGGATGTCTGACTACCTACAGAAAAACATGTGGGGTGGTATTAATACTGGCTATCATAGGAGAAAGCAAGGAGTTATTCTCAGACATATTAATAGAGTGGGTGCAAACGGAGAACCACTAGGGGATACAGACTCTGGAAACTACGGTACAGGTGGAACACCTTATCTCGGCAGTAATTACAACGATACACCTAATACTTTCGGAGGCTTTGGTAGTGGTGGTTATAATGATCACATCGGCGGAGTCTATGGAGGCGGCGGTGGATATGCTGGCGGAGGAATGGCAAGTGCTCCATCATACGGATTTAGTTCGCCAGTTACTGTATCCGCCGGAAATCTAAAAGCCGATAGAGCTAGTTTCTGGAGAGAACACAGGGCTAAGTGGTATAGCGTCTTGAAACAGAGAGGTATGAGCGAAGAAGATGCGGGGAGACTTAGTAGCTTCTTTACTGCACAAGATGGCTATGAATCTGCAGGTGGTACTAGTCCTGCTGCAAGAAATCAGAATAACTTTGGTGGAATGCAGAGGGGTGGTAAGAATATTACCTATGGATCTGTACAAGACTACATGAATGCCAAGCTAAATATGTTCCTCAGTAAATTTAGAGGTTCACTTGCAGCTAGAGATTTTGGAACGTTCATTATGAGTCTTGGTAGAACACCTCTTAACCAACAGCTCAATAATAACGGGGGACAGATCTATTATGAAGCTGACCCATACACATACTTAAAAGGTGCTGCTAGTTATCTTGGTGATTCTAATTCAGTATCTTTCGACCCAAATGCAGCAGGTAGTGCAGCAGGAGGTGGATTTGATGTTGGCGGTATTGCAGGATCTATTGGAGCTGCGTGGGATAGTGCATCAACAAGCGGGCCACTACCTACAATTGGTCAACCATTCGATGCTAAGTCAGACGCAGAACTAGCAAAAGAGAAAAAACTACTAAGCCTTAAAGGTGAAGCAGGTAAACTTTGGAAACAGAACAGACAGTACTTGAAAGAAAGAGGTATTAACAACTATAATGCATTTGAAAAGTACTGGGTAGGTCTTGATGATAAAGGTAGAAAAGCATCTTACGAAAGAGTAGGCATGTGGAATGAAGCTAATACATACAAACTCCAACACAAAAGAGAATTAAATAATCTTACATTAGAGGACTTAAGAGGTAGTATGTATGTAGACGGAAAAATGCTAGGTAGCAGTAGAGATGGAATTATAAGGTCTGTTACTAAGGGACTACTAAGTGATAGTGGTAATAAAGATCTAAGAGACCTATATTCTGCAGCTAGACAGGGTAACTTTAAAGATATAAAATCATACTTTACCGAAAAAGCGGGAAGAGATCTAGACGGTGGTGAAGTGGATGATATTAAGACTTGGTTCAATAGTGTATATTTCAAGAATACCTATAACAAAGCTGATCAAAAAGTTAAAGAACTAAGAGATAAGATTAATAAGGAAACTGATCCAAATAAGAGAGCAGCGCTTCAGAAACAATTAGAAATCGAATCTGCAAAACTTAGAACTCTTTTAAGGACTAATGTAAGTAATATGTCAGATAATACCAAAGCCGGTGATTCTGCACATAGGGGACTTGCGTATAGATCAAGACTGGATAAATCGTTAGAGGCCTATGTTAATTTTGATATGGAGATGCAAGGTATAAAAACTCAGAAGGACCAGGCAACTGCAAAATATAAAAAATTAATTAAAGAGGCGACGGATAGCGGACAGTATACACTTGCTAAAAAGCTTGGACAAGAGCTACAAAATAATCTTGAGAAACTAGATAAGAACTTTAAGGCAATAGAGGACAAGAAGAACAAGTATATGAAGACTGCCAATGAGGATGTGAGAAAAGCTGTGGCAAACTATGAGAAAAACAAGGGAGTCATGGATAAAGTCTCTGCAGATTCAGATAAGAACTTCAAGGCTTTTTCTAACAAGTCCATGTCATTAGGTGAGAAACTAGTAAATTGGTGGAAAGGCTTATTCAACGATGCAGAAAATGCTGGGAATAAGATCAAGAATATGAAAGTTAATCCTAATATTCAGAGCCCTTTCACTAACATGATAGATCAGATAATGGCCAAGCAAAAACAGGCAGGTGAAGATATGATGTATAACATGGGTCTTAAGGGTAACGTTGAAGGAATACCTATGAGACCTACTACAACAATCTTAACGGCAGAGCAAAGAAAGGAGTTTATAAAGACTGGTAAACTCCCACAAAATGCAAGAGATGCAAAGAAGAACACAGGTGCAGGTTTATTAGCTCGTATAAATACTAAATACAATTTCACTACTGGTAGTTGGGGTCAGCCTAGTTATCATGCAACTGGTGGATTTACTAGGGTAGGTGATACAGGACAGGCAGTTGGTTATGTACATGAAGGTGAATGGATCGCCCCTAAAAAGATGGTTGATTCTAATAAAGATCTTTTCCGTGTACTTGATCAGGAGAGAATATCAACACTCGCCGGTAGAACTAGTAGGGCAAATATCAATAAAGATGCAGTATCTAGTAGGGCAGCTAGTAAGTATGAAAAGATTTCTGCTGCTGCTAATCAGGTATCCTCTGCTTATATGTCAGAACTAGTAGGAAAGCAGGATCTAACTAATCAACTACTTTCTAAGATTGTTGGTAATACAGCACCTAAGAAAGAAACAGTAAAAACTCAAGGATGGACTAAGTAATGAAACATAATAATAACAAGACTGGAGAACTTAGTGGATTCTATTATGATCTCCAACTTAGAAACCCTATGTTATCTGTTGGTCTATACCCTAATACCTGGGAAGATCCTAATAAACCTAAGGATGATGAAGGTGTTAAGAATTGGGTTGAGTTTCCAGCAGACCTACAAGAGGAAGATTCTAAGACTATTATACTAGATGAGAAGAACAGTGCGGTGAAATATCCGTACTGTAAACTTCCACTATGTAGATCTATTATTAACCAAGACTTTCAAGTAACTGTTACTAACGAATGGACTGGTTTTGGTGGGGATGAAATTGGATCTATGTGGAATTCAATGAGACCTAAGGCGCCGTATGCTAAAATTCTGGCAGAGGCACTACAAGATATGGTAGGTAAGTCAGCACAGTTTGAAAATGCAGGACAGGCAGCTGGGGATAATGTAGCAGCGACAGTGGGTAGAATTTCTAAGATCTTTACTGAGGCTGCAGCAGGTGGTTATTCAGCACAGGCAAAATATCTAGCTAGGGCACTTGATGTAAAGGGTACTAGATTTACTTACTATACAGGTACTGGTACAGACTTTGGTAGTAACTTTGGTATGAAATTTACTATCTTTCCAACTATTAACAGGTATGACACACTTATTGATAGGCATGGGGTAAATAAAGATAAACAATACCTAACAGTAACCGATCAATTAATAGGACTCTTACCTTATGCAGTTGGTGATTATGTACCTGTCAAGTTTAAAGCACTAGGACAAGATGTAGAGGATTTTGTCAGTACTGTTATGGCTTGGCAAACTCCTCCCGCCGGTTTTGAGGCCGATATTAAAGATGTGGACCTAATTCAGAAAGGTACATTGAAACTTAGAATTGGACCTTACTATGCGATCGAAAACTTAGTAATCAGTAATATCAGTATCAATGAAAGCAAGGAAATGGTAAAAGATCCTTTCGGTAGTGGTAAGATCTCTCCATTATTTGCTGAAGTTAACATCATGCTACGTCCGGCCTCTAAATATTCGGCGGTATCACTAGAAAGATTTATCAGTGGTAGAGCTAGCGCAGGATATATGAGTCAGTCTGCAGAAGGTAGAGATGGTGGTATACTGAATGAAATGAAACGATCACTAGAAAAGGTAAAGGCATCAAATCAAAATAGACTACCAAATGTATAAGAAATCAAGTAGAATTGAAAGTACTAAGCAGGATCTGAAAAATTATATCGAGGGGTATGATGTATTTAACTCTGTACTCCTCGATAAACTTAAAGAGTTCGAAGCAGAGAAGGAACCATACATTATTAAGACATACGAATTTAGACCAGACCTAATTGCAAAAGATATATACGGAGATACTAAATATACAGGTCTTCTTATCTTAACTTGTGCAGTGGGTCTTGAATCATACACAAAAGGTACTGTCTTGAATGTATACCCTAAGTCTGTGATCGATAACCTGCTTAATGGAATGTAGGATATGAAATACAAGAACTCATATAAGACTAGTGTTGATTTTCAGCCCTGGTTTGATTCAGGTTACCGTTTTCAATCACTCCACTTATATGAAGAACTTGGTGGAGAGCTAGCGAGAGGTGAAATGAGACTTGAGGTTGCGGGGAAGTCTGAATCATTGAAACTAATAACAGAACAACATACAGGAACTATCACACTAGAACAAGAAGGAGGTCTGATCTACAATATTCCCGTGTTCATTACTAACAGATGGCATGAGAAGAATTACCTGGATATCGAATTTGTATGTGTTGGGAATCAAAAATTCTTCGACGAAAAACATACCTCTGTCTGGGATAGTATTGAAGATTCTATAAGAGGTGTGTACTCTGGAAAAGTTGACCTGAGGTGTGATACTGACCTACAAGCAAAAAACTTAAAGCTCTATCAAAATCATGAAACAGATCAAGATTTCCTGAGGAGAGTATGTCTGGGGTATAAGAGGAATAGTATCTTCACGTTTGGACTAGAAGGACTCATGATAAAAGAAACTATGGGACTTTCTGACTCATACGGAAACCGAGAACCTAAACTCATAATACACGCAGACTCAGACTTCACACAAGAAACACCGTTCAGTAAGAAATATCAACCAACACTCTATAGTAAGGTTAAAAATATCTGGGAAGAAAAATATAAGGATGTAATTCCAGTCAATCCCAGAGTCTTACAGAAAGGTGGAGCATTAAGTATAGTACATAAAGATTACTACCAGATGAGTGAAAACTTGAACTATAACACAGCTTACATCTACTCTGACATGTTCCAAGAGATAATCATAACACATCGACAAGTACCTAAGTTTAAAATAGGTGATGTGGTGGAATATACAAGAGACTCAAAGACAACAGTAGATTCTAAGATGTGGCCTTTCAAGTATTACCTAGTTAAGTCCAATGAATTTTTTATAGCCATTGATGATTCAGATAATGTGGCTGAGGATGGATACCATACAAAGTGGACAACAAAACTAGTAGGACTTGAAGAGAATGGTAAGATCGCATTAGGTAGTGAACAAAATCCAACTAAGAATGATAATACTAAGAAATAAAGACTATTCATCTGTCTGGGAAGTTGCTAAGTCGCTATTCACAAAAGATAAACCAATTCAAGTCGATAATAGTGTTGATATCAGATTAGGAGAAGAGAGGAGGGGTAAGCTAAAACAAAATCCTACATCCTTCTTTGATAACAGCTTTGGACTTAAAAATGGAGAACAGGTACTAAAAAGCTCAGGAACAGTGTTAGGACCGGGCGTAGTTCAAGAGATTAGGAAGTATATAAATCTAGTAAGGGGATTTGCAAGAACTTACTGTAAGTGGGCGCTTGATAACCCAGAAGCAGAAAACCTACTAGTCGAAATACAAGATAATGAAAGTAGTAAGCTAATGCTAATAAATGGGCTAGATATTGACCTAGATGAGGATAGTACACAAGTATTAGACCTAGGATTTGATAACTATATTTACTACTTCCCAGGTGATAAGGATTGGGGATTTGATACTGCCACTAAGAGTAACTATCGAACCCTAAAACAAATATTAGTTGATCAGAAAGAGTACGAAATCTCAAGAATAGAAGAAACTATAAAAGACGGGGATGAAGATCTAGTACCTATCCTAGACATATTCAAACAATGGATTGTACAAATTAAAACAAGACTATGATAGTATTAAGAAAGAAGATGTACAGCGGAGAGGGTGACCTAGTAAAAGCAGGTGCATTACTGACAGTACCTGTAGCAATAGGTGGGGCGGCTTGGTTGGCTAAGAAATTTAGGGAGAATCAACCTTCCAATCCTGATATATTAAGTAGTTATAACCTAGACAAAGAAGAGGCACACTATAGAAGCCTAGTCGGTGATACAGGCAAGCTACTACAGACTAATAATCCACAGTTATATAATAAGATTAAAAGTCAACTACCAGATAACTATGTCACAGGTACACGCTATAGATATCCAAGTTTTACCTATAGAAGATTAGGAAAAGAAGGCTATAATACATACGGAAACGGTAGACCAGCAGACTTCCATATCATAGGGGAAAATGAAAATGGTGCACTAATTGTTAATCCTAATGTAAAGAATGGTGGTCTGTATAACTATAATGCAGATTCTGGTAAACTAGAGAAGACAACATTAGAAAAGTGGAAAAGTAAGCTATGATAGTATTGAGAAATAAATCCTTTGCACTTCCAGACTCTAGAAAAGGTATTGGTTGGGTAAATGATAAAAACGGTAAACTTGATTCTGAAAAGTATTTTAAAGCTGCGAGAGATGCGGCTGATAAAGCAGAGGCGAGAGGTAAAAGCGATGAGGAAATCATAAAGAGTTCAAAGAGAGCAGCTGGTATGAGTGCACTGAAAGATAACTCTGGAAAGCCGCTTATTGACGCAGCTAAGTATGGTGGCCTTGCTTATCTCGGCGCAAAATTAGCACCTAGAGCAATCATAGACTTAAGTGCAACTACTGGCGCCGATAGATTAGGCCAAGTAGGAAAAATTCTGAGAGATACGAAGGCAGGTAGAAAAGTAGTGGCTAATGCAATGGAATATGCACCAACACTTAATAAACACGCAGGTAAAATCGGACTAGCGGCAGCAATGGTAGGGGCAGGAATACACTATCCAAGAGTCTCTAAGAAGGTAAAAAGTGCTGCCCTAGGTGCTGAGATAAATACAGTAGATAGAATCAAGAAAAGAAATAATAAGAAGAAGTAATGGAATATAGTATAGGAACAATTACAAAAATACTTGACCCAGACCTTTATACAGTAGAAGTAGATATCCCTGGACGTAATCAAGAACTACGTGCATTTCCAAAGAGAGGGGAAGTAGATGAGCCAAGAGTAGGTGATGTGGTAGTATTACTTGAATTGGATCCTACATACAAATCCTACTACCTCTATGAAAAACTAAAGGAGAATAATTTCATTGGTATAAGGTCAAGGGGGAAGATGATTAAGATGACAGAGTCTGAATTAACTATCGGAATCTTTGACCCTGCCAGTGAATATAATGATAAACAAGAAAAAGATACAACACCTGAACCAACAAGCTGGATAAAGATTGATAAGTCCGGAAATATCAACATTAAGACTGATGGAAAACTTGGACTAACAATTGAAGGCAGTGCAGAGGTAGAATGTAAAGGGAGTGCAGTAATTAAAGCGCCGAATGTAAAAATAACTGGCGGAAAATTAGAAACAAAGGGAACAGCAGGAACAGATATGAGTGGACCCTTTAACTGCATACCAACATGTCCATTCACCGGCGCACCACACTCAGGAAGTATCGTAAGTGGAACGTAAGGCATGATAATCTTAAGAACAAAACAATATGCCATGCTCGAGAAAAAACAGTACTATAAAAATAACTGGGATAGACTTAAGCATGGGTGGTTTGGGACGTCGAAGGAAAGTGTTGATAAGTATAATAACTACGTTAGCAAGCATAATGCAGAGGAGAAAAAACTAAGTGGCCTCCTAAAAAATAATCCTCGCCAGTACCTTATCGAACTATATAACCTTGACACAGTTACTAAAAGACTTGGGGAATTTGAAAAGATGTATGGTATAAGACTACCACAAGAAATCTATAAGTACGTAGATGCAATAAAAAGTTTCGCAGGACCACTTAAGAACTGGATGGTAGGTAAGGATGATCAGGAAGTGAATCATATACTGAGGACTGATAATATCATATATAGACTAGACTCAGGATTATCAGAAAAGTATGATAGCGTAGGGACTTATAAGAAAGACATGGAAAGTGATGGTGAAATAGTACTCATGTCAAATATAGAATATGATTACTACTTCATATACAATACCAGGAATAATACTTGGCACGTTACATACTCAAACAGTGATGTAAACAATCTCAAAGACCTCATCTTACCTTTCTTAAAACATGAGATTGAGGATAATGAAAACTACCACGACGAAAATGCAGTGGGTAATAGTGAAGAATACTCAAAAGAACTTAGAAAACTTTGGTATAATCACGTAAAAAGTAAGCTATGATAATCTTAAGAAGTAAAAATTTTGCGCTCCTTGATAGAAAACCATACAGAAAGAATATATGGGATAGATTAATTCATGGTTGGTTTGGAACGTCGAAGAAGAGTATTGATGAGTATAATGAAAAGGTAGACTCACACAATGCAAGACAGAACAGACTATACCAACTAAAGAAAACTAATCCTAAGAAATACTGGGAAGAACTAACACACCTAGATACCGCAATCCAGAACCTAAAAACAATGGAGGAAAAGTTCAAGAAAAAACTACCCCAAGAATTATATAGGTACGTAGATGTAGTAAGAAGTTTCTACAAGGACTTTGAAAGGTGGAGTAATAAATACCCAGACATAGACACAAATGAGGTCAATACTGAAATTTTTGTCCCTATTCTTCCAATCTTAGGTATTGTTAACTTGTACAATGAAAAGTTCGAGGCATCCATAGAAGAAGCTGGAAAGATAGAAGGCGTTAATTTCTTTGTGGACTATAAGAGTCAGATTGATTATGACTTCCCTCATGAATTCTGGACAATCAGTAGTACGATCTGTGGGACATTTACTAGAAAAACTCTGAAAGAAGCACTAGTTGATTACCAAAAGAAAAAGGTCGACATAGAACAACAACTACTAAGACTCAATGAAAACAGCGATATTAAAAACAAATATGAACTGTTGGAACTAGTGATTCTCTGGCTAAGTCACTTGAAAAATAGTAGATTCTAAAAGAAAATTAGGGGCTGAGGAACAAAAAACACCTCGGCCTCTGATATTATTACTTTCCGTGCTATTTTAGGAAAGCTAAGCTCCGCACCCAATTCGCGAGAGGCCGCCTGCCCAAAAGTCTATGCCACCAATATCGTCTCGCTTCGCTCCCCAATATTGTCACCCTAGCCTCTCGCTCTTTGCTCAAACCTTCACACTCCTCCTAAAGTCGTCGGTTCGGTATTGAGGGCTTCGCCT